ATTCCTACACCACTTCTTACCCAACGAACATCTTGTCTTGGAACTGTACTATCGACAAATGATGCACTTCCCGTTACACCATTAAAGTGCAGTAAAATCTTATCATTTCCATCAGAATTAAATTGAGATGTTTCTGGAGTGAAGTTTCCAGTATATCTTGCATTACTGGACAATCTGAATTCATCAATATATCCATTAAAAGTACTGGCACCACTTGTATCTGCACCAATTGTTAATTGTCCAGTATTGCCAATGGTGGATGAATTTGTTTCAGTAGTTCCAAGTGCTGTGCCGTTAACATAAGCAGTAATTGTGGATCCAGAACGAACTAATGCGATCTTTGTCCAATTGTTTGCAACGATTGATCCACCAAAGGTTGTTGATGCACCTCCGTAGAAATTGCCAGTTACAACTCCACTTGCCAAATAAAGGTTATATCTGCCAGTTGTCTCAGTTCCGAGTGAGAATAAGTACTGAGTGCCAGTTACCGTTGTTGGATAAATCCAAAGTTCTGCTGTAAAATCAGTTACAAATAAGAAATCAGATCCACCTTCACATCTAATATAATCACCTGTTCCATCCAAACTTAACGAAGCAGTGCCAAACTTCTTAGGTGATGTTGTCAGTTGAGCATTTCCAAATGCAGTAACTGTCTTACCTAATCTTGATGAAGGTAATTCAAATAAACCTTCACCCTTTGCAGTAATAGAAGAAAGTCCAGAGCTTGTATCGTAACTTCTAACTGTACCAAATCCAAGTGCTTCCTTATAAGATACATTTCCACTTGTGGTTGCAGAACCACCCATCGTAACCGCAAACGTATTAATTCCAACGTATTCGGATACACTATAAAATCCATCAGATGCTGTTCCAGAAGTAAAGTCAGCAAAAACTCTATCTCCAACAGTTAATCCATGACCAACTCTTGTGATTGTAAGTGCAGTTCCTACTTGATCATAAGTTCCAGATTGTGAGTTTGCTTCAAGATAGTAAAGTTCATCATTTGCTCCAGGAGTTGATCCAGTCAGTCCAGAAGTTTTAACTCTTACATAACCAGTGCTTGCAAGACCAACAGTTCCGTCATGTGCATAAATGGCAGTATCTGCAAAATATGTAAAGCAGTTTACCCATTCAGTTCTTGCACCATTGGTCATTTCCAGTGCAATGTTGTCTGGGCAAATGAATGTACATTCATTAAACAATATTGCTGGTTCTAATGTTGTTGGTTGAACAACACTACCGTCAATTAAGGCACCACGGCCTGCTTTATATGATGTCGGTGGAGCATGTGCGGTATCAAATCCATAAGGATCTGTTGCAGAAGTTACAGATCCCTTGTTTAAAACTGTAACTCTTTGAATATATGGAGAACGAGTGGTTGTTTTTGCATTATTAGCAAACTTAAATCCAACTCCAGGTTCAAAGAAGTTTCCGATACTCAGATCTTCAATCGAAACTTCACCATTCAATAAGAAACCATCATTCTGCTTTGTTCCATTTGTCGGCTGAATGAATGTCGCACGAATTCCAGCACCTCTAACTGTAACTGCCGAAGGAACTGTAAGTGGGAATACTTCGGTATATGTTCCAGATTCCAGAGAAATTATATCTCCAGTAGAAGCAACACCTAAGGCATGGGATAATGTTGCAAATGGTTCATTGATGTTTGTTCCACTATTGGAATCACTTCCATTTGTGGAGACATAATAAGTTTTACCAAGTGCATTTAAGTTACCATCAAATCTTGAAGCAGTTACTACTCCACTGATACTTACATCTCCACCAACTGTTAATTTTGCTTGAGGTAATGTTGATCCAATTCCAACATTTTCTGTAGAAGCAATATAAACAAAGTCAGTAGCACCAGCAGAAACATTATTTTGATTGAAGATTATTTGACTATTTGATCCTGCAACTGGTCCAATTGTTCCCTGAACACCTTGATTTCCTTGAAGTCCTTGATTTCCTTGGAGACCTTGAACACCCTGAAGTCCTTGATTTCCTTGGAGACCTTGGAGACCTTGATCTCCCTGGAGACCTTGATTTCCTTGTACTCCTTGATTGCCTTGAAGACCTTGATTTCCTTGAACTCCCTGGTTTCCTTGAAGACCTTGATTTCCTTGAACTCCCTGGTTTCCTTGAAGACCTTGATTTCCTTGAACTCCTTGGTTGCCTTGAAGGCCTTGTACTCCTTGATCTCCCTGAAGACCTTGATTTCCTTGAACTCCTTGGTTGCCTTGAAGGCCTTGTACTCCTTGATCTCCCTGAAGACCTTGATTTCCTTGAAGTCCCTGAACTCCCTGATTACCTTGTAAACCTTGTACACCTTGATTTGCTTGAAGACCTTGAACTCCTTGATTACCTTGATTGCCTTGAAGACCTTGAACTCCTTGATTTCCTTGGTTGCCCTGCAACCCTTGAACTCCCTGATTTCCTTGGAGACCTTGAACACCCTGATTTGCTTGAAGACCTTGGACACCTTGATTACCTTGTAGTCCCTGAACTCCTTGATTTCCTTGTAGACCTTGTAGACCTTGGAGACCTTGATTTCCTTGGAGACCTGCGGCATAAGGTTCTGTCCAACTAATACCAACTCCAGTTGATACTAATATTGAACCACCTATTCCTATTTGATTAGAACTGTCATAAATTCCACCGTCGATTTTGACGGCTCCATATATTCTTGTCCCACCTTTAAGTTTTGCCATCTCTTATGCCTGTGCCTCCGTCCAAGAAATTCTTGCGTTAATCGTTGCCTGTGCGCCACCAATATTTCTTGCTGTGATAGTAATTGTATCTGGACCGTCAGGGTATATATTATTTACTGTTGTTGGTGCAGTTAACGAGTTACCACCACCAAGAATTGAATTGCCCAAATCACGAACGAGAGTCAAATCTTTACCCACAGTTCCAGATCCTGTAAGGAATGAATAAATTATTTCTCCGCCAGTAACTGTGGTATTTGAAGTATGGAGGCAAACTTGAGCAAGAGAAGATCCTCCAGCAGCAGCATAAGTTCCAGCACTTACTCTTCCGTTCAAAACAATATTAACTAAGAAAGTTCCTCCAGAAAGAACACCAATTTCACGAAGAGTCAATTGCATTCGATTAATCAAATCTCTTGCTCCTAACAGTCCGGTTAACCCAGAATCTACACTCGGAGCAAGACGAAGAGAAATCAAGGCATTAGTTTGTCCATTGGTAATATTAAGAGAACTGCTCATGCCAGAGGTAAATAGGAAAGATTTATCATCATCATATCTTCCATCCATCATCACTGAAGAACCCCAGTGAGCTATAGTTGAGGATGTTTGTGGTGAATGAAGTTCAACTGAAATTGGTGCTGTTGCACTAAAGGTAAATGTAGTTGCAGATGCAGTTCCACCACCACCAGTTAATCCACCAGGACCAGTCAAGTTAGTTATATTTCTTGTTAATCCTGTAAATGAAGATGCAGTTTTTCCAGTATAATTTATATATTCGATTGCCGCACCAGTTCCCCCAGCAGCTCTTACCACTAAAGTTCCTGATGATGGAAACTCTGATGTATCATTCACAGAAACCGATGCAGTAACACCAGAGGTAAGCGTTGCTGTGAGATATGTACTAGGTGGAATTGTATTACATTCATATCTTGCCGGAAGGTTTCCAGAACGCATATATGCTTCTGTTCTATAGTTAGCATTTGCAGTTCGATGAGCATAAATGACTTCACCTCTTTGGTTCTTGAATCCATAACGAATTGCTCCGGCACCATACCAAGAATAATCAATATAAAGCATCTGCATTTTATTCAAATCAAGATTAAATCCAGATGGTCCATTACCATCACATTTATCGAGATTGAATTGAGATTGAGGAACTTTCGTATCAGTTCTTTTTGTTACAATTACTGAACCACTTGTAATGGTTGTTCCTCTATATTCCGGAGAAATGAACATAGAAGTATCACTTGCAATTGAAAGAATCATATAAGACATTCCACGAATTGTTACATAATCTCCAGGCTTTAATTGAGAAGAAAATTTAGTATTTGTTCCAGTTACGGTTGCCGATCCAGCAGTAACTGATACTCCCCCAGATAATTGTTCTGTACTTGAACGTCTTACCGCATATAAATTTTGTCCGTCGTACTCATAAAAGAATCCGTTTTGTTCATCAAACATCCCAACACGTATTTTTGCACCATACCAACTATATGGTGCAACGGAAATTGGGAATCCTGTTGCGGGAGATGCGGAAGGTGTTGACAGTGCAGTATAAGTAAATGTTAAATCTGTTGGCACTGTTGCAACCGTAAATATTCCGTTATATGCACTTTGAATTGCACCAGAAACAATAACAACTGCTCCAGGACCTAAATTATGAGGAAACTTACAAGTTACAGTAACAGTTGTTCCTGATGAAGTAACATTATCAACTGAAAATGTTGCCTTAAGATTTGATCCAGTACTGAACTGAACACCTTTACCGGATTGATAACGGAAATATCTTCTTGTTTGACGAATTAATTGATTGCCATTATATGGAGTACCAGTGCTAAAACTTACACCACCATCAAAGGGTCTATGAACAGATGATGTATAAGGTCTTGTGTAAAGATTTTGTGTTCCACCCGTTGCGGTAATTGTTCCTGTAGGTGCTAGGTCAACATCAAAAGTAAATGTATTTGATGTTGGAGTTGTCTTTACAAAAAATGCTCCGTTTGGTGGGTTGGTTGATGCTGTTGTGTTTCTTACAAAAATTCCATCACCAACAGAGAGACCGTGAGGACCAGTGGTTGTGCAAGTGACTAAAGTTGATACATTAGTGAATGCTGCTCCACCAGTAGAACTTACAGTAATTGGAGCACCAGTAAAGAAACTTCCACCAAAAACATAAGTTCTTGACGCATCATATATTTGTCCATTAAATACGTTTGCTCTTGCAACATAAGTAAAGCTACTTACAGAACTCGTTTCCGTAAGTTGCCATCCATTTGCAATAGGATCTTCAGTATCTTGAACAAAAATAGGAACTCCAACACCGGGATTAGCAGTTGATGTTACAGTGACAGTTCTTGTGCCATTTCCAGTAACGTTAGTAATCGTATATGGTGTTGTTGCATCATAAAATGTGGAGGGTCTATTGTTTAAAAGTGTTGTAGTTTCCCATTTAGTTGGTTGAGTTCCATATTCAAAGTCAGTATCAATTAGTGCCTGTGGTGTAGAAACTCGCATCTTACCCACGGGGTCCATCAAAGTTTCTGATGGAGTTATATATTGTTCGTGATCATCTACAACGAATTGAAGTTTATCAGCACTACTCATTCCAGTAGTATCATAATTTAAGACAACCGTAGTTGTATCTGCAATTCCATTTACAGTATAAGTGCCTGCTGTTAAATTGACATCCGAAAAATTATAAATTACTTGATTTGTGGTTACATTTGTAATTAATATTAATCTTTCTCTTGGTACGGCACGAGGAATTACTACCGTTTTGGTTGAAGGTGTAAATGTGTAATTTGTTTCAAGCAGTACCTGTCTAGCCATTATTAGTTGATACCTTTTTTATATTTATTCATTATAAAATGGGAGTAACTTCATCAATTTCATTATAAACAATAACTGTTTTATCCGTATATTGCCTCATGTATCTTCCTTGTCCAGATCCAAATAAAGTTCCGCCAAATTCATCATATACGGAGTCATAAGGTGGAAAAACATTTGCAGTAAGTGTGGTTTCAATTCCAACATTTTCGGAAAATTCTGATGCATAATAAGTCCCAAATCCAGTAATACCTACATTATTTTCTGTTGTTTCATCAAACTCTCCAGCAAGCATAGATGCATATTGATCTAACCTTCCTACAATTGCCATAGTATTAACCCGATATGAAATCTAAACTATTTGTAGATGAGTTATATTGTATATAGAAATTGGTGGATGAAGAAGTTCCACCAAATCTCAATTTATTTGAATCGGTAATACGAAGATCTCCAGCAATATCAGCACGGAATTGTGGTGATGATGTTCCAATACCAACTCTCACATTTACATCGTCATAGTTGAGACCTGATGCACCACCAGAAACTCCATTATCATTGTAAATGACTTGACCATCAGTACCAGCAATTGGTCCGATTAGACCTTGTAGACCTTGAACTCCTTGATTTCCTTGTAATCCTTGTACTCCTTGATTTCCTTGGAGACCTTGTACACCTTGATTTGCTTGAAGACCTTGTACTCCTTGGTTGCCCTGAAGACCCTGTAATCCCTGGACTCCTTGATTTGCTTGAAGACCTTGGACTCCCTGATTGCCTTGGAGACCTTGTACACCTTGGACTCCCTGATTGCCTTGTAGACCTTGTACACCTTGATTTGCCTGAAGACCTTGTACTCCTTGATTACCTTGTAAACCTTGAAGACCTTGATTAGCCTGAAGACCTTGTACTCCTTGGTTGCCCTGGTTGCCTTGAAGACCTTGTACTCCCTGATCACCTTGAAGACCTTGTAATCCTTGGTTTCCCTGATTGCCTTGAAGACCTTGAACCCCCTGAACTCCCTGATCACCTTGAAGACCTTGAACTCCTTGATTGCCTTGGAGACCTTGTAATCCCTGAACACCTTGATCACCCTGGAGACCTTGGAGACCTTGATTTGCCTGAAGACCTTGTACTCCTTGATTACCTTGTAAACCTTGAAGACCTTGATTGGCCTGAAGACCTTGTACTCCTTGGTTGCCCTGGTTGCCTTGAAGACCTTGTACTCCCTGATCACCTTGAAGACCTTGATTACCCTGAAGACCTTGGACTCCTTGGTTGCCTTGAAGACCTTGCAATCCTTGTACTCCTTGATCTCCCTGGAGACCTTGAAGACCTTGATTTGCCTGAAGACCTTGGACTCCTTGATCACCTTGGAGACCTTGCAATCCTTGTACTCCTTGATCTCCCTGGAGACCTTGATTTCCTTGAACTCCTTGATTGCCTTGATTGCCTTGAACACCTTGAGTTGCTTGAAGACCTTGAACTCCTTGGTTTCCTTGATTACCTTGAAGACCCTGAACTCCCTGATCACCTTGGAGACCTTGGAGACCTTGATTTGCCTGAAGACCTTGGACTCCCTGATCCCCTTGAAGACCCTGTAATCCCTGGACTCCTTGATTTGCTTGGAGTCCTTGAACTCCTTGGAGACCTTGCAATCCTTGGACTCCCTGATCCCCTTGAAGACCTTGATTTCCTTGAACTCCTTGATTTCCCTGGAGACCTTGCAATCCTTGGACTCCTTGATCACCTTGGAGACCTTGAAGACCTTGATTTGCCTGAAGACCTTGGACTCCTTGATCACCTTGGAGACCTTGCAAACCTTGATTTGCTTGGAGTCCTTGAACTCCCTGATTTCCTTGGAGACCTTGTAGACCTTGAACACCCTGAACTCCTTGATCTCCTTGAAGACCTTGAACCCCCTGGAGACCTTGATTACCTTGTAATCCTTGAACTCCTTGGACTCCTTGATCGCCTTGGAGACCTTGAACTCCTTGATTGCCTTGAAGACCTTGTACACCTTGATTAGCTTGAAGACCTTGGACTCCTTGAACTCCTTGATCACCTTGGAGACCTTGAAGACCCTGAACTCCTTGATCGCCTTGAAGACCTTGCAAACCTTGATTTGCTTGGAGTCCTTGGACTCCTTGAACTCCTTGATCACCTTGGAGACCTTGGAGACCTTGATTTGCCTGAAGACCTTGAACTCCCTGATTTCCTTGAAGACCTTGTAATCCTTGGACTCCTTGATCACCTTGAAGTCCTTGAACTCCTTGATCGCCTTGAAGTCCTTGAAGTCCTTGAACTCCTTGGTTTCCTTGATTGCCCTGAAGACCTTGGACTCCTTGGACTCCCTGATCACCTTGAAGACCTTGGACTCCTTGATTGCCCTGCAGACCTTGAACTCCTTGATTGCCCTGCAGACCTTGGACTCCTTGAACTCCCTGATCACCCTGAAGACCCTGATTGCCCTGCAGACCTTGGACTCCTTGGACTCCCTGATCACCCTGAAGACCTTGAACTCCTTGGTTACCCTGGAGACCTTGTAATCCCTGAACTCCTTGGACTCCCTGATCACCCTGAAGACCTTGAACTCCTTGGTTACCCTGGAGACCTTGTAATCCCTGAACTCCTTGATCTCCTTGAAGACCTTGATTACCTTGTAGTCCTTGATTGCCTTGGAGACCTTGTAATCCCTGAACTCCTTGATCTCCTTGAAGACCTTGATTACCTTGATTACCTTGTAAACCCTGAACTCCCTGAACTCCCTGATCACCTTGAAGACCTTGGACACCTTGCAGACCTTGCCATCCCTGAACACCTTGATTTCCTTGATTTCCTTGGAGACCTTGTATGCCCTGAAGAGCTGCTTCTAAGATTGTTGATTTTTTTAATTGACCATCGGCAGAGTCATAATATAAAATATAATCATTTGGAGTTGCAGAGACGTTATCTCTATCCGATATCAATCCGGGATGTACATTTCTTATGCTGGAATTTGTAACTCCAGATCCCAACGTGGTCGAAGAAAGAACCTCAATTTCATTAATTTTATATACTTTATTATTATTTAAATCTATATTTTCACTAGATTTTAAAGAATCACTTGATGGATTATAAACAAAAGTTTTACGAATATTTTCAGAACCAATTCCAATTCCAGCTCCATCTAGAAGTATATTGCTTGATACTGACGTTGCAATTCCTACCTGCTTGTCAGCGATATCAACTACGGTTGAATTAATGGTAGTAGTTGTACCATCAACGTATAAATCTCCCCTTACTCTTATAATTCCAGTTTCATCTCCTACAGTCGCTGGATCAATTATTATCTCAGAAGGTCCAGTAATTGTATTGGAATTAATTGTTATTCCAGATGATCCACCAACTTCTATAGTTGATGATTTTATAGATCCAGCAACATCTAAATCGGCAGTTGCTTGATCAGTTCCAATGCCAACTTTTCCAGTAACCTCTAATACTGTTTGATTTTCAGTATAAGAATTAATGCCAATTTTTAGGTCTTTTTGACGGTTACTGATATATTTGGCCATCTCTTAGTATTAATTGAGTGTTTCTAAAATACTTGCAATAAATTTCAAATCTGTTGGGTTACTTCCCGACAATACAATTCTATCTCCACTTTGTAGAACCAATTTTCCTGCAAGAAGATTTGCAGTATCGTTTCCAGAAATTGGATAATTTTGTAATAATTCAGTATCAACCGCACTTCTGCGGTGAATAAAAGTGACATCTTGAGAATTTAATCCAATGTTTGCAACTTGTGCCAAAAGAATAACGCCGGTATAACCAACTGGTGCCGTATAAATTACTGTTGGTGTCGTGCTTACTACTGCTGTAACAGTTTTAAATACATTAAGTGCTAAAGCCATTTTTTATTAATCTCCTCCTAGTGCAAGCATAAATGGTGTTAGTGTAGAAAATAAACTTTTAGAATAAAATGTCCCACTAATTGTTCCTTCTTGTTGATTAACAACAACACCGTCACCAATTCTAAAATTTCCAGCTTGGTCAGTCGAAGTATATACAACTAAACCACCATTCTTTTTATCAGTTTCTTGTTCTTGAATTGGAACTCCACCAGCAGATGGCAACGCAGTTGCAATATCTGTTCCAGAACCAATATATTCAAGTGAATGTCCAGTTGCTAATACTCTACTTTGTTTAAAAAATGGAACTTGCGTTCCAGCACTAACATCATATGGAACATTATCGTTGATTGTAATCGTGCAAATTCCAGAAGAAATTGGAGTAGAACTCTTAATTGCATAGTAAGTTGGAATCAAATTTGCAGATCCTACTGCAGTATTTAGTCCAATATCAGGAGCACTAAAAATTACATTTGGTTGTGAAGTATATCCTCTTCCATTTGAAATCATTTCTACGGAAATTACGGTTCCATTTTTAACTTCTGCAACTGCCGTTGCTGGAATTCCCCAATCTGTAGAAGGTGAGTCAATAGTAATATCTACGTTTCCAGTATATCCGGTTCCACCAGCACCAATAGTAATGCCACCAATAGTGTAATATAAATTTCCAAAATAAACTACTTGACCATCAAATGGTCTTATTACATTTATATTTACAGTTCCACCTGAAGAATATGTATGCGGAAGAGTAGAAGTTCCCACATAAGTTTCAAAAGAACTTGGTGAGGTAATTGTAGAAACTTCAAAAATATATCCTTTGTTGCCCGATGGAAAGGTTACAGTTCCTGGTCCCGATGGGCAGGTAAATCCAAGTCCAGAAATTGAAACTCCCATTCCAATATTAAAGTTATGGTTGGAATCTAAAGTAATTGTAGTAAGTCCAGTGACATTATCGTAAACTGCACCAGTTACATTTAAAGTGGGAACGTTTAAATCTAAAATAAATGTATCCGAATTTGGTGATTCTGAACTTGTAATTATTCCAGTATATTTTAATGGACCTACTCCATCAGCAACTAATGCATAATTTCCAAAAGAAGAATTTGAGTTGGTTAAATCGCAAGCACCACCAGATCCACAGAATACTGAAATATCATTGCAGATAGTAAAAAGAGAAACTAATTGTGCATAACCTTCGTTGGTAATAGAACAACCTATTCCTGCTTGATTGTATTGAGTAAATGAATCTAAGACCATAGATTTTAATGGTCCGATTGCTTTTGACCCATCAATTTTTAATCCGATGCTATTTGGAATAAAATTGGTACAATTTTGAATATATGGAGATTGATTGAAATATCCTACTTCATCTGGGTTAAATGCAAAAATTGCCTTACCTGGATTCAAAGATCCTGTATAAGACATTTCCGCAATATAATTTCCATTTGAAACATAAAATAAATCTTTATTAGAATTTTGTGGAGATAAAGATACTTCTCTCAAACTATCTCCAACAATTGATACCTGTTCTGGTATAATTAAAGGATTATTTTCTATATAAGATCCAGCACTAATCTTAATAACTGTTCCTGTTGTTGCTTCTGAGAGTGCTGCTCCGACTGTTCGTTTTGCATCTCCAAGTTTTCTTCCTGTATTGGTGTCGCTTCCATCTTCTGTGACATATAAAATATTTGTAACTGTTGAACCAGAACCTAATCTTACTACGTCTGGAGAAAACCCTATACGTTCTCTTCTTGTATATAACTCGGCGTCAGAAATGTTTAAAGCTATTTCACCAGCCTGAAGTTGATTTACATCAGGCTTTCTTCCAGCCGTAGATGATCTTTTGATTCTGATTATCGGTCTTGCCATTCAAAACCTCTTAAGGCTATGTTCTCTTTAAAATTGCTTTATTTTAAAGAGTTTTTATTATTTATCAAAAATCATCGGTGGTAGTTTCTAATTTTTTAGTAAGCTCTTCTACTTTTGATTTTAATTGTGCAATTTGCGTTTCCAACATTACATTGTTGTTAAATAACTCAAAAGATCTTTGTTGATATACTGCAATGATTGACTTATAATCTTCTTCAGACATAGTAATATAAAATAAAATACACGTTATTTATTCAATAAAAACCACCATCAATTGAAATATTTTCTAAAGTTCTTTCTGAACCAGAACAAGAAATAACTTCAGATTGACCTGCACAGTCATTAATCCATAATGATCTTATTTCTAATGGTGCCCATGTTAATGTAGTAGTGTCAATAATGGGGGAATCGGATGTTAATCCAACTTCATTAAAAATATTTGAAATATGAGACGCTAATCCTATTCTTCCAGTACTATCATCCCAGAATATACCAGATCTATATCTTGTTCCAGATTTGAAGTAATTAAAAATTACTCCAGAATCCCAAGTTGTTGTTGAAGGTGGGTTTGTGGGAATTCCAACGTTTAATAATCTTGCCCCACTTTCAAATTCTTGTGTATCAAAAGTTATATAACTTCCTGTTACAATTCCAGATACTTGAAAATTATTATTTACTGTAAGATTTCCATCAATATTAACATTACCTTGGTTTTGAATTGTTCCGGTTACGATTAAATTTTCAATCTCATTCGACCAAGATAAAGTTCCAGTACTATTGGTCTTTAAAAAATAACCATTAATTGGTTCTGATGGAAGAGTATAATTTAAATTTGCAGGAACATTTAATGGTGCCCTAAGACCAATATAGTTTGAACCATTGACTGTAGATTCATATAAATTTACTCCACCACCAGCTCCACTACTTTCTCTTCTCCAATATCTTGAAGCACTTATAAATTTATTGCCTGCTAGTGTTCCATCTAAACCAATATAAAATTCACTTGTATCGGTGGTAAATCCAGGTTCTCCTGCAGCTAATGCAGGGAGGTTGTTTATAGACCCCCTTTTAATCTGAATAACTGGAGTTGTCATAATTAGAATCCTCCAGCATCTACATCGATCTTATCATCAAGATCCTGATCCATGCGATCAATAAAGGAAGTTGCATAACCAACAAATCCTGGTTGCGTTGGTTCCGTTTCTGCAGCTGCGGTAAATACTTTATCTGGATTTACTGCTGTCCATTTTCCTGTTGCTCCATTATACATCATAACGTATTGGTCATTAGTATCCTGACCATCGAAATCAATTAAATCTGAAAATCTTGCGGGCACACCAACACCTCCAGTTTTTACGGTAACTTTAAACTTATTATTTCTATTAAGTTTTATGTTAAAATCTGTCATATCGAGATACTATCCGAAACAATAATAGACCCTTCTATAACTTTAATAGTACTTCCGTTCGATGAATCTTGAAGAAATACATCAAAATAATTTCTTCCAGATGATAAATCGAGTGTGTCAGTTCTTCCCATACTGATTTTTACTGATTTGTCGGCAGTAATAATTTCAACATCAAATGACTTCGATTTTACAGAAGTTGGATGCTTTCTTATTTTTGAAATTCCATCATAATTATTAAGAGAAACTGGACCATTATCTGGACCAAAAATATTAAAAGTTGCTTCAAAGTCAGTTCCCTTTTCAAGATTAAGATTTACAACAGCAACTGACATGAGTTTAAATAGATTTTAATTATTTATTCTATTAATATGCTCTTGAAGTATCTTGTGCAAGTGGAGTTAAAGATCCAACTAAATTTGGACTATTATACATTGACGGTCCGCCTGCGGCAAATGGACTTGTAGGAAATCCCCAATTACTCAACGGATTAGACAAATTATTAGGTGACGGATAATTTCTTTGTATTGTAGATCTTCCAGAGTATATAATTCTTACAACTCCACAAGCACCAGCTCCAGATTGTGGTGTTCCCTGTCCAGTAATATCTGCTCCACCTCCTCCACCACCATAATAACCACCAGAACCTTGCCTTGGAGGAAAAACTCCCGCTCCACTGTCATCTCCAATATTATTATTAAATCCTCTTACTCCATTTCCACGACTGAGATTATTATAATTCCAGGGGTTGGCAGGAGGGTTTGTATAAGTACCTGTTATCGTTGTCCAGTTTGCCGTTGTAAATGTCTCGGTTCCAACCGCAAATCCATCTGGTCCATAAGATCCTCCTTGCCCTCCCCAACTAAGAAATTCTGTTGTAGTGAGAGGAACATTATTTTGTGCTCCGTTTCCACTTGGTCCTTGTCCCCAAATAACGCCAGTTCCACCTCCTCCACCAGCTCCATTTCCACCACCACCAGCAGTGTACATACCTCCTCCTCCACCACCAGCCGCTCCATTAGTAGGTGGATCATTTGGGTTTCCTTGTGCTAACGAAAAGAAAGCTCCATTTCCGCCAGTAGTTCCATTCGACCATCCAGCTGCACCACCACCACCACCATCGGTAGCACCACCACCTTTGTTTGATTGGGGACCGCCATATCCACCATTTCCACCTCCAATTGTTCCCCAAGCATAATTTCCTGGTGTAGTTCCACCACCCCCACCACCAGCAGTAGTTCTCACTTCACCACCACTAGTAGACGTAAAAGTAACACTTTGAGTGCTTCCTGCTCCAGCAAATACTATAATAGTACCACCAATTCCTGTTCTTCCAGGTACTGAAGAATTGTTTAATGATGAAATGTAAGTTATTCCTCCAGGACCAGGACCTTTTTCTGAAAGTCCATTAGCAATCAAATACGCATCTGTCCATGCAGTTCCACCAAGACCTACGCATATTCTTAATTGTTCTCCTGGAGTAACTGGCATTCCGTTAATATATCTTAATCCGCCTCCACCACCACCATCTTGCTCCCTCTGATTTTCACCTAAACCACCAGAACCTCCACCTCCAATCAAAACAGCAGAAATGCTGGTAACACCTATAGGAACTGACCAACGTTGCTCTTCACCCCAAATTTCAGTGCAATAAAAATCTATTTCCCCATAAACTGGAAATTTAAAAGTATCAAGTAAATATTGAAATCCACCTTGAGCAGAACTATTATATGGAAATGCCGTCATAAAAATTCTCCCAAATTATAATATTATGGTATTCTTGAATAGTATATAGTTGCCTTTAATCCCTTTCCTGCAGTTCCTATTCCAGTAATGTCGAATCTGATCTTATCATTTCTATTGATTATGTTTCCGGGGAATGTGGCATCTCCGGTTGATTTAAGAGCAGGAGTTACAGCTGGACTATCAAAACTATCATATTGTCCTACTGCAATGTTAGCTACTTGCGTATTAGATTGAAATACACTTGTCCAGATTCCAGAAACTGGATTTGAAAGTCGTGCTTGATACCAAATATTAACACTTGTAATTCCAACTGTTGCTGCTTGAGAAAGTGAAATCGTAGGTGGTTCAGTCATTCTAAATCTAAATGGTGCTCTGAATATTACGACACTTGTTCCAATTCCGATATTTGTAAATTCATCACCAAGAGCAACAATGATTGATGTCTCAGAATTTCCACCCTGAAGACCTTGATTTGCTTGAACTCCTTGAACTCCTTGAACTCCTTGAACTCCTTGAACTCCTTGAATTCCTTGAGCACCAACCAGTGAAACTGTAAGTGTATATTGATTTCCACTTGTAAATACATTGGGACTTGCACTGGAAGCTACTTCACTTACAGTAAACGTTCTATAATTTGAAGTTAATACGCTATCTGGTGCAACAACTAAGAAACTTGTAAATATTGCAGTATTTCCTTTTTCGGATATTGTTACAACTGCTCTTTGTGGATTATCTACGGCATCAATTACACTAAAAATACCAGCTAAAGATTGGCCAAGAGCATCTGTAATATTAACTAACCATCTATCATATGCACCAAGATCTGATGGAGCAGATGGATCTGCTGCAACTGAAGCAACTCTTGTAAATTTAAATTGTCCTTGAGTTGTTGGAACTGAACCAGTTGTTCCAGGTGCATAAATTAAATCTCCACCAAGTTGTTTTGCTGCCGCAAGTCCTTGATTTCCTTGAAGACCTTGAGTTCCCTGTCTTCCCTGAAGACCTTGAACTGCCTGTGTTCCCTGAATTCCTTGTACAGAAAGATCCCCAACATTAGTCCAATCACCACCACCTTGATATATCCAAATATTTCTATTTGATGAATCAACAATTCCATTTCCAACCTGAGCAAATGGGGCTTGATTGACATAAGTAGTTGTTAGATAAGAATCTACGTTGCCTAATCCACCAGCATTTGTAACAACATCCGAATCTGCCGCTACAAGTTTAATGCTGCTACCAATTATACCTTGAACACCTTGTACTCCTTGATTTCCCTGTAAACCTTGAGTTGCTTGAAGACCTTGGAATCCTTGAACACCTTGTCTTCCTTGAAGACCCTGAACACCTTGAGTTCCTTGTCTTCCTTGAAGACCCTGAACACCTTGAAGGCCTTGAACTCCTTGATCTCCCTGAAGTCCTTGTGATGCTCCGGCATATCCTTGTAAACCTTGATTTCCTTGTGTTCCTTGGAAATTACTTAAAAATCCTTGTACTCCTTGATGTCCCTGAACACCTTGAGTTCCTTGTCTTCCTTGAAGACCCTGAACACCTTGAAGGCCTTGAACTCCTTGATCTCCCTGAAGTCCTTGTGATGCTCCGGCATATCCTTGTAAACCTTGATTTCCTTGTGTTCCTTGGAAATTACTTAATGGTCCTTGTATTCCTTGAAGTCCTTGAAGTCCTTGTTCTCCTTGTGCTGAACCAGCAAATCCTTGCATTCCCTGGAGACCTTGATTTCCTTGGGCATTTTGAGTTCCTTGAATACCCTGATTACCCTGAGCAAATCCAGAGACCCCTTGATTTCCTTGTGTTCCTTGGAAATTACTTAATGGTCCTTGAACTCCTTGATTTCCTTGAAGTCCTTGTTCTCCTTGTGCTGAACCAGCAAACCCTTGCATTCCTTGGAGACCTTGTGTACCCTGAGGTCCTTGAAGACCTTGATTTGATCTTCCTTGAACTCCTTGGTTTCCTTGCATTCCCTGAACGCCCTGCGTTCCTTGGAAATTACTTAATGGTCCTTGAACACCTTGAAGACCTTGATCTCCTTGTGCTGAACCAGGGAATCCTTGACAACCTTGTAATCCTTGAACACCTTGATTTCCCTGAACTCCCTGATTTGCTTGAGTTCCTTGATCACCTTGAAGTCCTTGAGTTCCTTGGAAATTACTTAACGGACCTTGAACACCTTGAAGACCTTGAGTTCCTTGATCTCCTTTAAATACTGCTTGCCCAGAAACACCCTGAACTCCCTGATTACTTAATCCTTGAACACCTTGAGTTCCCTGAACTCCCTGATTTGCTTGAGTTCCCTGGAAATTGCTTAAAGCACCTTGAAGTCCTTGTTGACCACTAATACCTTGGTTAGATAGTCCTTGATTTCCTTGCCTTCCTTGAGTTCCGGTTGTTCCTTGGGTTCCTTGAGATGCTTGAAGTCCTTGGTTTCCTTGACTACCTTGGACACCTTGAAGACCTTGTGTTCCTTGTGTTGCTGCGGAACCCTGAACACCTTGAAAGTTACTTAATGGACCCTGAATGCCCTGAAGACCCTGAAGACCCTGAACACCCTGAGGTCCTTGCTGACCTTGAACGCCCTGAGTTCCTTGGAAATTACTTAAAGCACCTTGAGTTCCCTGAGCATTTTGAACACCTTGAGTTCCCTGAGTTCCTTGAACACCTTGAGTTCCCTGAGTTCCTTGAATACCGTCAGTATCTAATTGGAAAGGATCGAGCCAATATCGTTTTGGATCACCTGCTTTTGTGACTAAGACATAGGTTCCACTGCTACTTATGCCAGTAGATACTCCCGAGGGATTATATAAAATGGAAGAAATTCCAACCAAAGGATCACCAAGAGATGGTTCAGTTTGATCTAAACCAATATACTGGTATCTATCACTGGAAATTCCAGTTGGTTCTTTTCTAAGTGATCTTCCGGTGTTATATCTGTTACGTGTCATTTATCTTACTGTTTAGCAGTTTCCAATACGCTTAAAATTGACTCAAGTTTCCAATTTTCTGATGCAGAAATGAAAAGGACATCATTGGTTTCTAATGCAAGTCGTCCATCGCCAACGATATTATATCCATCATTTGGAGGTATAATTATTTGGTTGGCCATTTTAAAACTTACAATTCCAGTAATTGGATCTGGATCTCTTGCATGTATTGCAGTTATACTTGCAATTCCTACTGAACTACCTGTAGAAACGTTAGTAATTTGCCAATTAATAATAATACTAGCAACACCAATAGGACAAGTATAAATGCCAACATTATTAGATGTGATTCTTGTTCTAATTGTTCTAAATTTATTAAGTGCAATTGCTGCCATTTTACTTACCTAATGCGATGATGAGTGGAGTTACTGTTTGTAATAAACTTTGACTAAATGCTCGACCAGTGATTGTTCCAGTCAACTGATTAATAGTTAAATCAGTTCCAATTCTAAAGTTACCTGCTTGGTTTGTACTTGTAAATACAACCTGACCACCATTCAATTTAACAACTTCATTTTCGGCAATTGTTACGCCTCCAAGTGCAGGCTTTGCTTTGTTGATGTTTGTTCCTGCACCAACCCATTCAAATGAAATAGTTGTTGCAATTTGCAAACTTAATCTAGAAAAATATACTGTAGTATCTCTTTCTATTGTATTATTTAGATTCTGAGTTAGGACAACTGTTGAAATTCCTGTGATACCATTATTATAAGGAATTGTGGCACTTTCAATATAATAATATATTGGCTCCATTTCTGCTTGTGCAGTAGCTTGAGTTCCTCCAGGTGGTGGAGGATCAATGGTAACTATTGGGACACCTCTATACTGACTACCTTCACTAATTACGTCAATTGAAGTTATCGCTCCAGTAGATGGATCGACGTTGACACTACCTTCAGCTTTAATACCTCTTGCATCTGCTGGTGGTTCTTCAACAGTTACATTTGGTGGAACTAAAGCACTATATCCACTTCCTCCATTCAATACCGTTAATTTTTTAACACTCTTAAATAATTCACCAAAGTATAAAGCTTGTCCATCATAAGGTCTATATGTTCCTACACCGGCAATAATTATTCTATCTTGCTCAACTAAAGCTTGTTCAGCAACAAATCCCGTTGTATGATAAATTGATTTACTTCTAGCATCACCAACTCCATTTGAATACAATCCATAGTTACCAAAAGAAGCATTTGAGTTTGTAAGGTCACATTGTCCACCAGATCCAGTATAAATTGCAATGTCATCGCAAATGGTAAAGATAGAAACCAACTGAGCGTATCCACCGTTAGTAATTGAAACTCCAATACCACCTTGATTATACTGAGTATATGAGTCAACACTCATTGTACCAGTTACACCAATGTCATCTTCATTTCCTGGTTCAGCATCAAAACCGTCAACTTTCATTCCAATACTATTAGCAACAAAGTTAGTACAGTTTCTAATATATGGACCTTGAGTAATGGGACCAACACCTGGAGAATATGGGGGAATTATATATCCAGAAGGACCAACATAAGTATGAGGTATTGTTGAAATTCCAACATCCAAAGTAAATGTACTGCTCTTTCTTTGAGTGACATTTCTTACCGTTCCACCTTGGACATAAGTGTGGGGGAATGGACCTTCACCTGTATAAATTTCAAAGTCGTCTCCAGAAACAGCATAAACTTTAAATACAAATCCACCACTATTTCCTGTTGGATAGATTGTAGTTGTTGCTGCTCCACTTGTACAATCAAATTCAAAATTTCTTATCTCTACAAGATCTCCTTCAGATACTGAGAAATTTGGATTAATAACAGTTATTGTTGTTAATCCTGTCGTATGTGTATATTGACAATCAACTGCGTCATAAACACGATCCGAAACGATATCAACTACAGTGAAATTGTTTCCATAGAATTTGCCACCATATTCCGTCTGAACTGCCTCATTTGGGAAAGTTACCGCAGAGGGTCCTCCACAATTGTATAATAAATCTCTGATCGTAACAATATCCCCCCTGGATACATAAGCTCCTGGTGCAGTTATTGTGACAATGCCTGTTGTATGATTATAAGGAGCAGTTGCTATATCAAAAGTTCTATCAATTACATATCCACCACCTTCATAAGTATGGGGCAACGTTGACGTTCCAACGTTTAATGTATAGTTATCTCCAATCTTTTTGTCAATATAAAAACTGTATCCATAAGTTCCTGATGGGAATTTTTGAGAACTTGTTGGACCACCTGAGTTACATGAGAATGTCAGATCGCGAAGTTCTATTCTATCACCTTTTACCGCATTTAATCCTGGAACAGTAACAATTACTTTTCCTTTAATATTATCATATGCAGCAGTGCTTACATACTTTAAGTTAGATGATGGAATTCCTTCCCCTCTATTTCCAGGATATGAAGTAGAGATTCCACTCGTTGCCCCATATCCTAAAATTGAAGTCACGACTCCTACTAATGAAGTTAATGATGAAATAACATTTTTACATCCAGCAACAGATTCATTAAATCCTTGTGGATAAAATTCTTCACATCCAATTGTCGGATCTTTTTGTATTGCAAGATCTTTTATTTGTGTATATTCTTTCTGGAAATTGGTCTTTCTTTCAACAATTCCAGAATTATATCCATGATTAATTGTTTGAGTGCTATCCCAATCACTAATTACCGATGGTGGGGTAGTTGTAGTGTCATTTGAATAATAATGACTGATTGTTGAAGGTCCTACAAGAACTTGGAATGTATTACTTCCAAATTGATCTTGAATGTCAGGATCTACAGTCCATACGCAGAAAGTATTGCCATAATAATTTCCACCATATTCTGTTTGTGCTTCTTTTGATGGGAATACTGCTGTGCTAAATGCGTTTGGTCCTACTGTTCCACTACCGCAACCAAATACCAAATCTTTAAAATAAACAGGGTCTCCAGGTAATAATCCAGCTTCTTGCATCGGAACTGGAGTTCCATCAGAATCACCTACAAAAACAGTCATAAGACCGCAATGATTATCATACCATGCATCTAAAACATATAGTTTTGGATATGTAGTAATTCCTGCAAAATATGCTCCAAATTGACCAAAACAATTATTATTAACAACTGATTTTGCTATCTCAAGTGAATGTTCTAATGTTACTATTGTTTGTTCTACTTCACTTGGATTTTTTAATAAAGGTTTTAAATCCCATGTAGATGTTCCATTATCATCAAAATAAATTTTTCCTGCTTCTACTACTTTGCTATTTCCACCTCGGGTTAAATCAAATACAATTTGCTTCCAAACATTTTTAACATCATCAACACAATCTTCTTTTACTTCAAGGTTTACTCCATAAACAGTTGTTATTCCTGTAACATTAAATGCAGAATTTGGACCATCTTGAAGTATTGTAAGTAAAGTATCTCTTTCATTTTCAATTATTGAAATTGTTCCAGCACAATTTCCCGGAAGTGGACTATAAGAAAAATCTTGATATATTTCTCTAGATGCAGCATAAGTTGTTACTCCAGATTGAAGTGCCCAATCTCTATCTCTAACAATAGTTGTAACAATACCTACTGCATAATTTATTGCCTCTACAGTTGCATTTAATATTGAATTTCCATTTGGATCATCTCCAGTGATATGCAATAGAGTTTCATCACTATAATAAGATAAACCTGCTCCTATTATTTTTTTATTGCTTCCTGCTTTTAAATCATTAGATAAAGATCTAAGAATATCTTTAATATCATCTTCACAATTAATTGGATGAGTTGCAACACCTATGGCATTTGTAATTATAAATGGTGGATTTAAATATGCAGTGCTGGTTAAAAATCCAATCGTTTCTGCGGCAATAAAATTGATATTCGCATCTATTTTTTTAGCAGCATCTTGTGCGAGGTGATCTCCAGCAAATCCACTATACCCACTAGTCAAAAATCCAACCGATTCTCTTGCAATATAATCCAAATTAAATCGGATCATTCGTGCAGCATCAAAATATCTATCTTCCTTTACTCCACGAAGTTGTTCTAAAGCAACCATTGCTGCTCCATCTCTTGCTGGAACACCAATAAAACTCATGTCTGTTACGTGACATCCATTATTCACATAGAACATATCTCGTTCTGGGAATCTTGGAGTTATAACTACGTTTCTTAATTCACCACCCTCCATTGAAACAAGTTCATTTAAGATGATAGGATTATCTTCTACATAAACACCAGGATAAACTTTAATAGTATCTCTTGTTAATGCAGTTGCTGCAGCTGCCTTAATTGTTTTTTTAGCATCATCTAAACTCAATCCTGTATTATTATCGTTTCCATTTTGGGTTACAAATACTGTTTTCCCTACAGGAGAAAATGCATCAATTGTTACAATGCCTTTTCCTGGTTCTTGAGTTGCTGTAATCGAAATTCCAGCACCAGCAACAATTTGAGTAACAATTCCACTTAATGTGTCACCATTTCCATAATATTGATCTACAAATAATCTTCCCCCTACCGTAAGATCCTGCCCTACTTCAGCATTAAATGCTACATCTAAATTTCCTACAGTTAAATTGTTTATTATACCACTAGTAGGAACAATCAGATCTTGAATTGTTCCAGTTCCACCTACAACTAATCCACTGGAAGTTACAATTCCTAAAACTTCAAGGCCAGGATCAAAATATGCACCACCCTTTACGTGCAACCTTCTAATAGGAGTTGTTATACCAATACCAACTCTTCTATTAGTTATTTCAGCATAAATTAAACTGTTATTTACCTCAAGACCATTTCTTACAACAAAATTCTTATTGATTGAGGCCATGGGTTTCCCTATCCACCCTTTTTATCTTCTTATTAGTTATTTATGAATTTATTATTTTGAGATTATATAGTTTCTACTATAAAATCCGAAATTGCTTTTGCTAATCCTATTCTATTATCAACTGGAGTAACTCCTGTTCCTACGACAGACGCTCTTCCTCCTTTTGCTAAGATGATTTGAGCAAAAGGAGCCCTGTTTCCATCGTTAGTGTTACTACCAACAACTCCTTGAACCTCGCCATTTAATCCAGTTTCTGTTCCTCTAATAAAATCATACCAATAATTAACCAAAGGAGTTGTAGAACCATTCAAAAGTGATTCAGCGTTAATTATTCCAGAATCATTGTAAACTTGAAATGTATTTGTGTTTGCATTTGTTATACTATAAGTTGTATTTCCCAATCCAGTACTTGTTCCGTATGGGAGACCGAATCTATCTGTAGTAATTCCAATGATAACTCTTTCATCATTTGAAAATCCATGATTGGGTGCATGTACTATTAATGGATTATTTGTTTTTATGATTTTTAAATTAATTGGAGATCCTCCAGCCCCTACTCCATCGTCATCACTTGCTGTTGCATTATAATTTTTCGTATTTATTACAATGAAATCTCTAGTTCCGGTTGCATTGCCACCAACACTATTTACCTGAATTATAGTATGTGCATACCCGACCAATGGATAATCTAAATATGGACTTCCCGAATCATATATAAAAACTCTATCAAGTACAGACATATTTCTAAAGGGAAGACCATCATCATTATCATCATCTAGATATATTGTACAAATTCCCGTATTTGTTACTTTATCAAAATTATACTCAACAGCATCAGCATTATTACTATGCCACATATTTCCATAAACAAATAATGATGTAATAGAAGCAGATTTTTCAGGATTTCCAACACTATAAACTTTACCAATTTTTATAACTCCACCAAAATTTTCTCTAGCCAAAGACAACATATCTTGTCTTTGTTCCAAATATGCACCTTGAGTTGGAGGTAAAGAAGGACTTGTAGGTGATCCAAAATCTCCAGTTCTTTCTAATCCATATGGTCTTGATACGTTGGTGGTTCCATCATAATAAATTGTGCTAAATCCAGACACTGCATAAGAATCTGAGGCAATGCCAGTAATTGCAATACCATTAATTGTTCCACTAGCGTTCACACTTAAAATTTTCACATAAAGATCATTAAGTGGAGTAAGTCCATCAAGAAGATCTCCACGAATTCTAATAGTACTACTTTGAGTATAATTATTTCCACCATTATCGATAGTTACACTTGAATATGTTGGTATTCCGGCAGGAGTTCTTGTCCCACTTCTGACAATATTAAACCGAGCACCAATTCCACCACCAGTAAAATCATTAGATTCTATCGCAATGAGAGATCCATTTAATGAATAGTCGAGGGTATTATCAGCATCCCCCTGATACGTTGGCAATGTGCCAAGACCTGCAGTATCTCCATTAATATACACAAGTTCGCCTAAATTACTTACAGATCCTATAGTAACTATCAAATTATTATTGGGATTAGACCCTCCCAACAATCCACCACTAACTAAAAATCTTTGACCAGTTCTATAATTGTTGCCAGAAACAGATACAAAATCAGTAGATGATGTTGTTCCTGGAAGTAAATACTGTCCGGCACCAGTTGATGTATTAAGAACTCTATTTACTTTAATTTTTGCGGTAGTTGATCCAGTTGGTCTCTTTGGAGTTATATTTCCATTTGTCGATGACTGTTTGAAATTGAATGTATTTTCATTTGAAGTGGGATACGTATTAGTTAAACTAACAATTGTTGGTGAATATACTGCAGACACAGTATAATCTTGACTTAGGAAAACTGACTGATTATCTAAAAGAGTCACCGTATCAGAATTTCTTAGCAAATGAGTTGAAGTTGTAGTTACTCTTGCACCACTGTTAACTCCAACGTAATATGCATTTGTGTCTACTATAGCATAATCTCCTGGATTTTGTGTTGCAGTACTGCTTGTAGTTTGATCAATTGTAAATCTATTACCATCCAAAATTTCTCTAATTGTAAACCTTCCATCATAAGATATTGGGTTGTTTGTAGTTGGTATGGAAGATCTCATATAAATCAATCCTCCAATGCTTTGATTGCCAGGAGATCCTAAATTGTGTCCAGTGGGAACAGTAACAACTCTAAATGCATTTGCCAATCCAACCACACCAGTAGTATCAATGTTAGATAAATTATATGGAATATATGAAATTTGTGTGTGCGGATTAGTTCTATTAATTAACTCTAAAATACTTGATGAAGAAATCCTTGCATCTTGTGTTCCATTAAAGAAATTGTTCATTCCAGAAACATTTACTCTCACAATTGATCCAACTGTACCAAAAACTGAAGTGTCCGTAACAGCCAATCTTACTGGAGAATCTGCTAATCCAGCATATAAAGTTGGGCTATTTTCAACACGGGTGATATCTGTGGGATATATACTCCCTATAACAGATTCGGCCAATCCAACTCTAGTATTATCATATCGATTTATTGTATAGAGTCGATTTGTATTAAATCCTACAGTAGATCCTTCTATTTTAACTTGAGATCCAGTAATAAATGAATCCGGCAAAGAACTAGTAAATGTTGCTATAGCAGGATATCCATGCGGACCCAATCTTGCAAGAGAGGAACTTCCCTCAGTTTTAGTAAAATCAGTGGTGCTATCACTAGAATTATTAGTTAAATCAATATTATTGGAATCAAAAACAGTATAGGTAGCATTTCCATCAAATTGATTAGATTGTGTTCCTTGGATTCTTACTGTTCCAGTAGCACTTAAATTGTGACCAACAGATCTAATTCTTAATCTTGATCCTATTAATCCACCAATAGCGGATCCAGTGAAAGAGGTGAAATTGGGTTGAGATAAACTTGTAAAAGAATTTTCAATATTATTACCAGATATTCCAAACGTTCCATTTGGATCTCCATTTGCAATTAAAGTTGCTGTAAATACTATATTGTCAAATTGAGATAATCCAGTTGATTGAATTTTTATACTATCATTAGTTTTTATTTTTAAATCTGTGTTTATATTTCCGAAATGATTAGTAACATAAGTTACAACAGGTCTTGCATTCATTAATCCAATTAGTCCAGATGTATCCTTAGATGATATATCAGTAGCACTGTCTGCATTAACGTCTAAGGTAAATCTTGAATTGTCAATTCTGGTTATTGTATATCTTCCGTTTGAAGTTCCATATGTTTTTGTAGTATTTGCGATTGAAACTTTGTCATTAGTATTAAAAACATATGATGAACTATATTGCACTGTAGCTGGATAGTTTAAAAGACCCACTATTCCATTAAGTGCCCCAGCAGTTGTAAAGTCATCAGTATAAGGATCAGCAGAAGTTGATTGTAAAGTAAATTTAGTCGAATCTATAATTTGAACGAAATATGTCTTATTATCAAAGTCCGAGTTTCCTGTACTTTGAATTTTGACTTCATTGCCATTAATAAATGGATGACTTGCTAAGGTTGTAACTACAGCATTGGCACGTAATCCAACCAGTCCAGAAGTTCCTGCACGGTCATAAGTAGTGCTAGGAGTCCAAGTTGTAGATGGTGTTGTATCAACCTCAAAAGTATTGGAATTTACAATTCTATCTACAATATAAGTTCCGTTATATATTGGTTGATCTGCAATGTTCTGTAACCTTACAGAATTTCCCACGACAAATCCATGATTAGTGGAAGTTATAACCCTCAATTTTGCGCCAGAAAGACCAACTGTTCCTCCAGATCCTACTACGTTATAATTATCATTTCGTTCAAGAGGATTTGCAGCTGCTGGAGAAGTCACTAAAATTTGATCGGATGAGATTATTCTTCCATTGTAAGTGATCAAATCTGAATTTAAATTTTGTTTTAACGAATTTTTAATTGCAAATTGAATATTTTGTCCAACAGATCCAAAGACAGTTGATAATCCGCTTACTGTAGACGTTGTGACAATTGGAGGTAATCCTCTGACACCTATTTTGCCACTTAGTCCAACTGAAGAGAATATTGTGCTTGCTGTCGAAACCTTAGTTAAAGTCAGAACTGATTGACCAAAGATACTATCAATTGAACTGATAGTATAATAAGATATTGGAATACTATTTGGAACCGTATTATATGATGGTTCGGAGCAATTATATACATCTATTGTATCATTAACCTTAAATGTATATCCTGCTGTTAAATTATTGTATATAATTTGTAAAGGTGATCCTACTCTACCAGAAAGAGTGGAGGGATTAGTATTGATGCTTGCATATTCTTGTGGATTTGGTGTTGTTGAATTTCTATAGCTATCAGGTCCCAGAAGGATTCTTGATGAATCGAGAATAACAGCACCATCAAATACTTGATTGAAGAAAGAACTTGGAGAATTTTCTATTTTTAAGTTAATTAAATCTCCAGGAATTCCAAATACAGATGTAGATGTTACCGTTGCAATTCCAGAGATTGTATGAATTCCTACTCTTCCAGTGCTTCCTGATAATGCAAGTTGTGTTGGAGTTTGATCTTGAAGAAGATCAAACTTATATGGACCGCTTCCATCAGACGCTAAAATAGATCTGACTACATAACCATTATTATAAATTGCCGATTCTCCCGTAACACCAAAAACAGTTATTCCCATTCCAACTTCAAGTTGATATGGAACTGGTCTTTCTATTTCTAATTGCAATTCTGACTGGTCATATCCAACGGTAAGACCTACTCCAACTTCTTGCCCAAGAGTTGTTGCAGTAAATAATCCCACCGTTCCTGTATTTTGCAGCCAAACTGAAGTTGGACTGTCTACTCCTTCAATAACAAAGGTAGAATTCCAACTCGTATACTGTGGGTTTTGAACTCCTCTTACAATAATAGAGTCGCCAACATTAAAAGTATGATTAGTTGTTGTTGTTAATAATGCTGTTGATCCATATCCTACTGGATTTCCTGCAATATTATCATCTTCAACTATTAATTTTGCAAATAAAGGAGATATTAATAATGTTGAAGTTATTGGAGTTTGTGGTATAATTTCAAGTGTATTGGCATTAACAATAGATGCTACCTCTCTTCTTCCGTCAATTCTTGAATCTCCTGTTCCGGAAATAATCACAAATCCGTTAGGGGATACGATTGGATTTACTTGCAAATCTGGAGCACCAGTTAAAGTAATTTCAACATTTGTATTTCCAGGATTTCCACCCGTATCAACTATAGATGATATAGTAATAGATTCTGGATATGAAATATTATCAACTCCAAATGCGGTATATCCAATACTCACAACCTGGGGAGAGGTGTATCCTATGGCAGTTACAGAAGCAGAACTATATCCTATTGAAACAATATCGGCATTTGTATAAGCAATTCCAGTTATACTGACGGCAGAATATCCAATACTTGTGATACTTCTTGATGTATATGCAATACTAACTATGTCTGCAGTAGAATATCCAATACTTACAATACTTCCAGTAGTATATGCAATCCCAGTTATTGAAAATGAACTATAAGCAGCACCAGTTACTGGAAGAGTTGTATAAGAAATTCCTGTTATGGATGCAGTTGAATATGCAGCTCCAGATATATTATTAAATCTATATCCAATTGTACATGGATTGTAACTGAATGAAACTGATGAATATCCTATTGGATTGAATTCATTTAAATCGACAGTGTATCCAATTCTGTTTGTGGGACTTCCATAATTTGTTGCTCCCAAAATAGGTGTTATGGCAATGATTGTTCCACCAGCACCAACTTGATCAACTCTTATGTTAATATCATTAACACTGCTACCATCAAGAAGATTTCCAGATATAATTAATCTATCTCCAACAGAATAACCAGATCCTGCGTCTGCTGTATTAACTTTTACAGTATAATCTGCAACATTGTTGCCATCTTCATTTTTAAATACAAAAAATGAAGGTAAATCGGTTCTTGTACTACCTTCAAGATTTCCTGTTTCTGTATATGATTCAGAAACTACATTTGAAACCGATAGCAATAGATCATTTAATGCAGCATTTCCTCCAAGAGAGGTATTAGAAACTCTTATTCTATCTCCGGTTTTAAATCCCACTCCACCAGAAGATGCAGAGGTTAAATATCTATCATTTAATCTTGTAACATTTAAAGATAAATTAGCACCAGAACCACTTACTATTGTTGGATTACTTATGGAATATGTGATTGGAGTAAAGTATTTTCCAAATCTCCAGTTTGTATCTGAAGGTGGATTAGGACGATCAGATTTTTTATAATCATCTCCAGATAAAGTTATATATCTATATCTTTGATTTTCTGCCGAAACTTCTGGTTTTTCAAGGAAAAATACTCCATCATAACCATCATCAGAATCATAAGAGGATAGTGATATTACTCTTAAATTTCTTTCGACTATTTCAGATTTAATAGTTTTATTAATAGGAGTTACAGGTAATGGAAAAAATGGAGACCCATACTTCCATACATCCAATCCACCATAGAAAATTGGTGTTCCGCCTATAGTACTAAGATTCCATTCAGTATCAAGAATTGAAGGTAAAGATTGAGTAGGGTCTGGTTTTGTTTTTGCATTTGAAACCAATAATCTTAAAAAGCTTGGGTTGAGTTGTGACGATAATGCAGTACCATCGCAACTTATCTCTCCTGCAGAGTTTGGTACTGAGAATCCATTACTATCAGACCCCGTTAGAAGCTCATTTCCAGGATTTGAAAATATAATTCTTATTGGATAATATCTTCCTCCCGTCATTTCAAGATAATCACTTACGATTTGCGGATCAGATCCATAGACAGAGTTCCAATCATCAATTGAATCTGATGGTCCTGGATTAGATGCCAAATATCTAGCTGCTGTAGTTTGAGGAGAAGCAAGTGTCGCAGTAGATGGATTATTCCATCTACTGTATACATCTTCATCATTTAAAACACTAGATGCAGTAGTCCAAGTAGTTCCTGATGGAACTAATCTTGCGTCACTTGAAATCCAAATTGCACATGGTCCGCAATTAGTCAGTTTAAATTTATAAATTCCACTAGAAGGAGGTCTAAAATATCCAATAATCATTATTGTATAATTTTGAATATCGGATCTTATTCTATCAATAGAATTAAATGGTCCCCAAAATGCACCGTATCTGTTTCTGTCCGTTACTGCTCGTTGAGTTAAATTAGTTGAGGTGCCGGTTGCTGCTGGATTAAAATTAACATCATAATTTGCAAGTGTCTTCAAGAAGGGGGGAACATATGCATTGGGAAATTCAACATCGGTATTGCTAGTATTTGTGGGATATGTTGGCTCATAAAAATAATTAGATCCACTTTGATAATAATATTGAACTTGTGAAGTTCCTCCAATATCAAGTGTGAATCTAACATTTCCAGTATATGATGGATTACTAGATATAGTTCTACCATTATTAAACCAATTTACACCATAAGCATCTTCTCCTATGCCAGAAGTAATAGATCCAAATGGGAGAGGAACTGCATATTCGTTAATCCATGCTTGATATTGTTCACTTCCAGCTTGATAATCATTTCCCGATTTTTTAATTACCGAGTTCCAAGTTACGTTTGCTATACAACCTCTGTATCTCCTAGCATATAATCCCTGAGAACTAAATCCATATTTATCTGTAGAATAACCAACATTAGATCTTGCTTGAAATGTAGTAGAACTTATGTCTGCTGCAGCATTATCTTGTTCATTAGAAGCTGTAATTAAATACGTTGGTAATTTTCTTCTAGGTATTTTGTATAAATCACCACCTATAAGAGATTTACTAATGTCTCCTTCAATTAATTCAGTACCTTGGATTTTCACTGAGGGAGAAGAACTAATTCCACTATAATAAATTGATAGAATATTTCCTTGAACGTCTTCGGAATAATATGATAATCTTGCAGAATTATTATTTACGGTGCTATCATATAATGTTATAGATGATTGAACACTATCAACTCCTGACAATCTAGAGTTAAAAGCTGCTATATTGAATGGATAAGTCGATGTAAAACTTTGACTCGCAGATCTAAAATTTATATCAATATATCTGTTTCTCCAAAAGTCGTAAAATGTTTTTGTATCTTTTAAATTTCCTAAATTTGGATAATTTGCTACCGATATAGTATCTCTTGCAAGTATCGAAGCATCTGAAAATGTATAATTCTCTGTATTTTCTACTGTAAATTGTTTTGGTGAAAGATCTGTCCCATCAGATGCTGGAATTCTTCTTGGAGACGAATCGAAATATGAATATAAATTTGGAGATCTGGAAGAATCACCAACTTTATTTTTAATTAAATATTGCTGCAAATATGCTGGAAATATTCCATCATAAAAAGGACTGTTTCTATAATTTGCCGAAAAATTATCAAAATTTCCTGTTGTTCTTGGTGCTATTGTATAATTAGTACTAGCAGCAGATATTGGCGAGGGGATACTCATTGATAGTGAAACATCACTATGCATTACAATATTTACACCCTCAGAAAATAAATTTCCTTTAAATAAAATTGGTGATAAATTCGCTGAGGCAGAACCGTAAAAAGCCATTTTATCTCTTAATTTATATTATATATTATTGATTTTAGACGGAGTATGAACTATACACTCCAAGAGCTGATGTTCCACCAGATGAAGTAATTGTTATTGTAAATCCAATAACATAAGATAATCCGGGAGAATTTCCAGAAGAAGGTGGTTTGTTACCATTTAACCATCTCAAGTTTGTAACATTAGTATTATCTATTCTTAATGCAGTTGGAAGCGTTGTTGAAGTCGTAGGATCTACGATTAAAGTAAAATTAAATGATCTATTTGGAGCTACTCCACCAGATCCAGGAACATTAGTAATATTTAAAATATTAAAACTACTGAATCCATTTCCAGAATATCTAGCAACCGCCCCATCTCTATAATTTAAATTTATAATTCCATTTACATCTGGAGTTGTCGATGTTGGAACTACGTTAGTTATTTCACATACATTAGTAAAGGTTGAAACTCCACTTGAATAATCACCCTCCCTTTTAAAAACTTGATATCCAGTTATATTTAAAATATTTTGGAAGAATGCTCCATTTCTAGCAAATCCGGCACTATCAATTAATCCAGTAGAAACTCCTGCTATTACCGTTTGATTTGGTTGAACAGTAACACCTTCTATTATTCTTGTATTGATATCAACAGTTCTCACTGGTATTGTATTTTGTACATTGGGAGTTCCTGCTGGATATCCATTAAGATACGCAACGTTTAATGTATCACATAAGAAAGAAGAGGCAACACTTACTGGTTCATTAGCACCTTCTATTCTCGATACTAATGCACCAGATGCAACAATATTTCCAGCATTGCTACCTGATCTTCCATATGCATATATGTCTCCAAATACGGAGAATGTTACTCCTCCTCCTACTGATGAACTGACAGTAGAAGATGCCAAATATGCTAATTGAGTTGTTCCTGTATAAAATCTATATCCACTTGGAGTTGTAGCTCCAAAATCAGATGTGCTAAACCAAAGGTCGGAAGAATTTCTTCCAATCGCATAATTTGTAGATGCACTATTTAAAGTATTATCTAAGATTATTCTTGTTCCTACACTAAATGTGTTTATTGTAGGAAGTCCAAGACCACCGCTTGGATAATCTGCTAGATTAGTAGATCTTCCAAAATTTAAAGGTCTGAGTGGACTTTCAAATTTAACAGTTCCAACACCAACTCCATTTACAAATCCATACTCTGAAGTGATTTTAAATCCAAAACCAACATCAGATCCGACAAATTTTATAATAGGAACTTGATACTGATTATTAATAACTGGAGATCCTGATGAAGAATCAACCCAATTGCCACCAGAACTTGAACTATCTGGATATGTTTGACTGTCCGTTCCAGTAACAAGTCCAATTTGGTTTGCAGCTTCTAAATCGGAAGAAAATGTTACAGTAGTTATTCCAGTATTTGAATCATACGCATTTGCAACTGATATTCCATTTCCTGCAAATTGTAAAACTTGTGATGGATTTATATCGTTTCCAACACCAGCAACCACACCATATAATTCATCATTTACCCATCCAAATTTTTCCCATTTATCATCTTCCGTGTAGATCCATCCAACGTTATCATTTAATTTTGGAGAAGCATTATATGTTATGTCACCGACTGTTCCTGGTAAAACGGGAATAGATGTTGATATTCCTATTTCTCTTGGAATATCCAATTCTCCCTTTAATGATATTTTCTTAGCTTCTACTCCATCTTCAGAATTGGAAGATATTTTTTTATTAAAAACTACAGGACCACTAAATTCAGAAATTAAGTTTGATTCTGGACCTCCTGAAACTTTTAATGATCTCGATATTATAGTTTCTTCCGAAGTTACTAGATTGTAACCACCTTCGGTGATTAATTCTAAAGGCTCTTCTCCAGATACTGTTGGTATTGGAGTTTCAAATATCTGATCCTTTCCACTACTAGTTAATTTTCTATTATTATTATAAAAATCACCATCACTATTCATGGCAGAATATAAAATTGTTCCACCATTTACCTTAGTAGATTGAGAAAGAATTTCTTCTTGCGGAGAAAGAATTCTATCTTGTCTTTCTGGAAGTCCTGTAGAATAATTACCTGGACCAAATCCCAAGTATTCAAATGTATGTCCAGATGCACGAATAATTGAATTGCGTCTAAACTCTACAGGTTTAATTTTAATTCGTTCGACAACATCATTGACATTATGAGTTTTTCTTTTTGTCCCCAAAAGACCTCTAATAACATTAATTTGAGTTCCAGAAACTGGCTTTGCAATTCTCATTATTTCATAACTATCAGAATTTGAATCTGCAGGATCTGATCCAGAAACTAAAAGATAATCACCTACCTTCAATCCACTATTTGATACACTATAAACTTCAAGATCTGATGATGAGTTGCTATTCAATTGATTTCTTACATTGGTCTTGAAATTATCATAGTAATACATCAACCTTGCAGATTTTATTTCTCTTTCTGGAACAATGTCTCCCCTATTAGCATTAAATCCAGAAGGTAAAGCAAATATAGTTCCACCACTTGTTGGAGTGGTAGTAGATTTGCCCATATCCACTCTTACAGATAACTGACTATTTAAATCTGTAACATAGAAGTTTTTATTATTATAGAATGAATCACTAGCACCATATAATGAGATTAGAGATCCTACTCTATAAGTATGACTAGTTGTAAATCCAACAGTTGCTATTCCTGTGGATGGAGTATATTGTATACTAGATACAGGTGTTCTTGTTCCTATGTTTACCGCAATTGCATTATTACATGCCTGTCCAATTCTAGGTAAATAATTTGGTATTGTCTTTTCGGATTGTACTACGATAGATTTCGTACCACCTACTGGGATTGAAGTTATAATGTAGTTTAAATTATATTCCTTAATTCCTGGGAATTTTACATCATTATGTGTTGAAATACCGGAAATTGATAGAACACTTCCAACACATGTGTTTATTCCAGTGACAGTAAAATATGGAGTATTTGCTGAAGTCCAAAGGCTATTTGGTAAAGTTGTTAATCCTACTGGAGTCAATGTATTTCCAATTCCATAAGCACTTCCCCCATCCATAATTCTAATAGATGAGACAGCACCTCCAGCACTTATTGTAATTATGGCAGTAGCATTTGATCCAGTGGTAGAATTAGCTGCTGATACTAAAGGAATATTGTAGTAGGTTCCATTTTGATAATATTGACCAGCATTAGAAATATTTAAATTTGTAATTGAATTTAAATTATGTTCTTTTTCTGTATATATTGTATGAGCTGTTCCGGATGAAGAAGTAATATCAGTTATTCCAATACCAATATTTAAATCCAATATTGATTTGTTTAACGTTTCTTTGGTAATGCTTCTTCTTGGATCATTAATAGATACTTCCCCTATTGGATCTGGGAGTGCAAAAGAAATGGAAGATTGTGGATTGGATTCTGGATTATCTCTATTTAATTGAGGATAAAGATACTGAATGGGTTGAGAAAAACTTTCACTAATAAATGGAGTTACTGATGGATTGTTTGAGCAATTTATTACAGTCAGGTAATAAATTCCATCCTTACTATTTTGTTCATATTGTTGAATTTCTTCTGTCTTATAAATTTGATACGTTGTTTTAAATGATCTATTTACAAATCTTGGAAGTAAATCTGGATTTGATCTTTGATTCACATCATTTCCAAATGTTCCAGGATTTTCTTTCAGAGTATAAGTAAATTGCTTTGAATTTAGTACAGAAAATACTACAAAAGTTCCATTATATCCTAAATTATCAGAGCCATCTAAATTATTTGTACTTACTATATTATAAATTGAAACCTCAGATCCAACTTTTAAATCATGTGGGAGTTCTGTAGTTATAGTTACTAAGTTAGAACCCCAGGAAGAACTTGCAATAAATTTTGGATTTCTTAATAATGTTGGGTTGGTTAAAGTTTGTGTTCCTGTGGCAAAATATAAGGATGATTCCTGACTGTCGGATAATCCAGTACTCGATGATTCTTGAATAATATATCCATCTAATGGTGGTCTACATGTAAATATATTTTCTTTTGGAATTACATACCTCAATTTATAAATTTTATCCGTATTATCTCTATTATCTTTTATTCTTTTTATGAATGTTTTTGAAGATGATGCTGATGTATTTGGATATAAATCATCCAACTTAGAGAAAATTGAATTGGTAACAGGGTTACATACTATGTACCATTGAGTTCCATCCCATTGAATTGGAGAACCAGTTTGTCCAGGAAGTTTATCTACTGCTCTACTAATAATATCAAGAATTCCACCTTTATTATTTACTGAAACTATATCAACACCAAGCTCAGCTGATTTTTCTGTAGTCGATAATCTGAATTCAAAATTTGGATTTAAGGCATCTACCACAGTAGCATAGTATTTAATTCCTGGTTTTATTCCATCAGGTAAACCTCCAGAAGAAGATGGAACAACATATACAGATTCTCCAGATTTAAATGAATGCTCCTCATTCATGTAGAAAGTATTATTCGTAATAGTATTAATTCCAGAAGAACTTCTACCTACTCTATATCTTTTTTCTCCACTGATATTATAAATGTTTCTTCCTACAGTATTATTACCTGGATTATTCTCAGTGCCTCCCATTATGACATCTGCAGAATAAACAGAAGGACCAGAAACAGGATCTATAATTTGCAAATACAATTTCTCACTATTTGATCCTCCAACCCTATAACCATCTAATACGATGTTTGGGGGATTATTTTTATTTGTTTCATTATACAAATATAATCTTTCTGGAAGTCCATTAGATACCGTTTTTTCAATATCTATTGGCAGGAAGGAAATAGTTTCTTCATTAGAATCAATAGATTTTGGAGTTACAATGTGAGTTATATATCCACAGTCATCTCTAACAAATGATTCATTTCTAAATCCCTTTGAAACAAGTGATTTGGCTCCAAAGTTTGAGTTGGAGTTTGTAATTGAATGATCACCACCAGATTCGGCAAGAAAATGATTGGCAAAACCAATAGCAAAAACAGAAACTAACTGTAAGAAAGCATTGTTAGATGCTTTAATATGATAGTTTTCGTACTCAGGTTTAAATCTCGATAATGAATTATTATGAGAATTATCTCCGGTATCTCCTTCAATGTAAATTCCAGAAGTTTTATCATACCTAACAAAAGCTTTGTCATCCTTTTGTAGACCAATGCCAGTATATTGTGCCACAACCATACTCTTAAATCCAGTGGCACTATTTCCATCGGCATGTAAACCACACATACCAAAAACTGATCGCAATGAACAGTTGAATATGTATGGAGATGCAGAACTTACTGTATCAACAGTAATATTCAAAGTTGCTCCAGAAGCATCTGGATTTATTTCATCTGGAACTGATGAAATAATATATTTAAATGTTTGCTCATCTATAACTTCTGCGACTGCATATTGCCCCACATATCCAGGTTCAGATACACCTCTAATTTGAATTGGTGTATCAACGCTTAGTTCATTAATAGCAGAATCTAAAAATACAGTAACTTCAGTTGTTCCTACAATTCCATTTCCAGATCTTATACTTGTGATTCCAACCTCAAGACCCTTCGTACCAACAACTCTATATTCATCAATTACCGCATCAATATCAACTTCTTCTGGATAATCTGGACTAATTGGCCTACCATTTCCTTGACCATAAACTAATCCGACTTTTTGATAATATATTTCAAGATCAGATCTATCGGTTGAATATGTTAAAAATTCATCATCAATTTTTACAGAATTTACACCATCAGCATATTCAAATACTGTTAATTTATGGTGAGAATAATTTGGTACGGTTTGATTTGAAGTATAATCTTTAAAGCAAAATCCATTTGGATCTCCATCCAAAACAGTAAATTGCCAGAAATAACATCCACCAGTTACTCTAAACAAGGCAGTTCTTGCTACATCATCAAGTTCTGGATTTGGAATATAAAGAGGTCTTAGTTTTGTTTTTCTAAGATCCATTCCAACAATAGAAGTTCCCCTTGGAACTATAACACCACCATAAACGCTATTTAATTTATAAAGATCATTGGTTGAATCGAAGATATCAAAATTTGTTTGGAAATCCCATTCAAGGCTTCCATTTACTGTGAGTCCATTTCTAATTGTAAATACATCTTGACCAGATGGAATCCATCCAGGTCTATTATCAATGTAGTGTTCTCCAGGATATAATAAAATAGTAGTTTTTAAGAATCTATCGTTTCTTTTCCCTCTTTGATAGGAAAATCTTGCTGCTTCAATAAGTGCCCTTTGTATTGTTTTAAAAGGTCTTGTTAAAGAGTTTCCTTGATTTTCAGTACTATCTGTAGAATCTAAACTATTTGGATCCACATAAATGATATTTCCCTTTACATTCTTCAGAAAATTGCTTAATCTAGAGAGACCCATTTTATTAACGTACTTGTTTTCGTTACTGATTATTTAGTCGAAAATAAAATAGAAAGTTATTTTTACTTTATTAAATATTCTACAGTGTCGGCAATATCTTGCATTGCCAATCTAAGATCTTCTCTTTGACCAGTTTCTTGTTTGCATATTGGTCTTCTATCGTCAATAAGAGACCATCTCCACAGGTTCATATCTTTACAATACCAGAGATTAATTTTCATTTGACGATAGTTTGATAAGTCGGGATGATAGGATTTGAACCTACGGCATCTCGCTCCCAAAGCGAGTGCTCTACCAAACTGAGCTACATCCCGTGGAGCCCCCTATCGGATTTGAACCGATGACCAACGGTTTACAAAACCGTTGCTCTACCACTGAGCTAAAGAGGCAATTGGGGGGCATCCGTATAAACTGGATCTTTTGTACTCCCCCCTTGTGTCTTAGGAGATTGCAACTGATTTCTCAGTTACTTGTATACTATAAGACACTTGTGAGTTTTTGTCAAGTCCTTAATCTTTTGGAACGAGATCTGGGTAATCAACTTCAATAGGAAATAAACATGGATGTGCTTCCTCTGCTATTAAATATGAAGAAGCCATATAAAGATCATGTGGTGTGAATACTTTATATTTATTAGCTTCCATCTCTAAAGTTGGATCCCAAAGAGATATCTCTGGAATATCATCGAATGTATAAGGATAATTTTCAATAAAATACATTTTAACAACGTATTTTCTTAATCCTGGTTCTTGTGGATCATACCAACAAAAACAAGCACTTACTCGGTATTTCATAAGATTCTTAGATCTTATTTTGAGTATTTATAGTAGGACGAGGGGGACTTGAACCCCCACAGGCAATGCCCGACAGATTTTAAGTCTGGTGTGTCTACCGATTCCACCACCGTCCCAAGGTGCTTCTGCAGGGAATTGAACCCCGTTCACTCCGTTATAAGCAGAGGGCTTTAACCAATAAGCAACAGAAGCATTTCTCGTATAAGACAATCATAGCAGCTCTTGCTTGGATTGTCAAGTGCCCCTGGTCAGATTTGAACTGACAAACCCGTAGGCGGTTGATTTTGAGTCAACTGTGTTTACCGTTTCACCACAGGGGCTGGTGCTCCTTGAGGGGATCGAACCCACCTGAGATCGATTATGAGTCGATTGCTTTCACCAGATAGCTAAAGGAGCAGGAGTACTCGGAGACCGAGTATGTAAATTCAATCCGAATAAGTAGGAGGATTGTACTTTAAGTATTCAAAGAAAGTCAATTTCATTTCTTTTTGAGTCATACCACAATGCTTTGCTGCTGCAGGAAGAGTCATTTTGCAATTAAACAATGCTTCGTTTGCTTCCTTTACGTTTTGTGGTGTGGTCTTTACTGCGTTTTCTTTTAAACTTTTATAATCCATCAGTCAATTAAACCTTGAATTTGTTTCAGCTTTGCATGTGCAATACACTCTACCATAGTCCAGTATGCTTCACCACTCAGGGGGAAATTTTCGTGAGTGAAATGCGCTGCTACGTCTTCTTGCATTGCGACAAGATCATTGCTGACTTCTCTATCCACTTGCATTGAGGGGGGTCCGTCAGTTGAGTACCTACATATTGTACTACACCCTCTGCCCGTCGTCAAGCCCCTCATGAAAGTCGCATTGGTCCTTACTGGGTACATGAGAAACTGGGAAACCCACTTCCCAAATACAAAAGAAAATATAATAGACAAATATAATGCAGACGTATTTATAAGTTCATATCAATATTCTGAACTTTATAAAGGTTCTGGAATGGTTAATATAGACACAAAAAGAGTTATTGATCTGTATAAACCAAAAAGACATCTATTTCAAGATAAACAATATTTGTCTGATTTTGAATTTAAACAAAATGGACTTGAAATCAATGGAAGAGAATGGTCCTATAGAATTTTACAACAATGGTTCACAGTTTATCTGGGATTATTTTTATTTAATCCAGAAGATTATGATATTGTCATAAGATGTAGAAGTGACTTTTCTATAAGAAATTTTAATATTAAATCAAATAAAGATATTGTAATTCCTGCATGGAAAGTTCATCCAGGTCCATGTGAAGTAGAAGAATCATATGTTGATTATTTTGCATATGGAACTGGAACTTATATGAAAGAATATTTCAAACTATACGAAAAAGCACAAGAAATGCACAATAATAATTGGGGAGACATTTCTCTTGGAGAAACTTTGATTCGATCTTATATTGATAGATACATCGGATCCAACCACATATCACTTGATTATGATATGGATTGGATGCATAGAAATGAAATGTGGGCATCTGAATACAGAAAGATCTGGGAAGAATCCTGCCCAGATCAAGTGCTTAAAGTTCCAGCCACTGAGAAGGATGCGTTGATCCTTGGTGGTAATCAGGATGCTCTCGTTTCAAAGTTACCCTAACATCACCTGGAATTACAATACGTTCATCCTTTCTTTCAGTAAATTTTTGAGTGAAGTGACCAATATTGCTGGGAAAAATTACGACAGTCCCTTCAATTGGAGTAACTGTATAGTAATTGCAGTTGTATTTGTTATATCCCGTAATTAAATTTCTCTGCATTGCCGTTTGAAAAATGTCCTCTACGCATTCATTTTTATTTTCTTGCTGTGCAATACAAAGTTTATCTGAAGTTTCATCAGATTTCAAATAATAAACAAAACTTAGATTGGATTCATTATGAGTATGTGGTTTAATTGATGGGGTTTCATCATTAGCATGATATCCAACCCAAGATTTAATAATATGATAATCTAATTTCGTGTGATCAATATTCAAACATTGAAAATAGTTGTCAATGTGTGTTCTAAGTTCTTTATAGAAAGGACTATACTCCGAATTCAAATGTGCGAAAATTCGTCCAGAGTATTCTGGACTTTCATTTTGATATCCATCAAACCAATAAGATCTCAGAGAATCTAAATGTTCCTCTTTAAATTTTTGGTGGCATTCAACCTCACCCTGATATACAATCAGGGGAAACATTTCATGAACTTTATACATCAAATACTATTAATATTATATTCTTTATTATCTCCTGGATAGTCATCTGGTGTCAAGCCTGGATACTCTGGAATATTTTTAGGAGTATCTTTTCTAATACCATAGGCAACATAATGGCAATGGATTGGACCACCAGCATTATTTTTAATCTTGACTCTCGATCCCCATTCAATTCTTTCTACAAATAATTCTTGATAGACACCAATTGGAGTTAAAGTCACACCAATAGTTTCTTCATCTACCAAACCTTTCCAATAATCTGGAAGCTCAATGTAGGAATTATCTTTTAAAGTTCCTCGATAATAAACCTCAGCATCTGGACCTTCAAGGGTAATGTATCTTAAACGATGCTCATCTTTTGTTGGATGAGGAATATCAAAAGATTTTTTAGAATCCCAAAAACGTCCTTTTGCAGACAAAATACCACCAGACCATTTAAGGTCTGTAACGTACATATAATTGTGCCAATATAAAGGACAACCCGTAAAAGGATTAAACTTTAAATTATCGTCTCCAGTATAAGGGAGGAGGGGTTTTGCCCAACTTCCAAATGGAATAGTCCATGGTTGCTTAGGTCTACAATTAGCCTTTGCATCTGTTCTTGGACTCATTGAAGAAAATGACATGACTATGCTCTCCTTAAATTGGTGAAATCTTTTTCTCTCTTATCGTAACTCCATCCAACAATAGAGTACTCTTCATTATTTCCAGGATAATCTGCAGGAGTTTCTCCTTGATATTCTGGAATTAATCTTTCCCCATCTTTTCTTTCGCCGTAAATATGATAAAAACAATGAATTGGCATACCTCCTTTCGATTGAAGATAAACTTTATCTTCACCAATTCTTTTTACAATTACATCTTGATGGGCACCAATAGGAGTAAGATTAACTGTAATGGTTGTATGATCAACTAAACCTTTCCAATATTCTGGGAGGTCAATGTAATCTTTACTTCTAACTTGCCCTCTAATATAAACATCATTGCTTGGTCCTTCTGGGCAAGTATGTCTCAATCTCCAACCCCTTTTAGTTGGATGTGTAATGTCAAAATTCTTTTTTAACGAAAGAATGTGAGCACCACATCTGGAAACAACTTCTCCCTGTGCAATAACGTTAAATTGTGTACACATATTTCCAGCAACATCAACACTACCAAAGAAACCAGAGTTTCCAATAGTTGCTAAAGAATATGGATTGTTAATTGCTGGACCACCCCAGCACATGGCGCCTGGAGCAAATGTTGGTGGCGAATCTAAATTGGTATTTGGTCCAATCATTACAGTTGCCCAAACATTTGGCCATATATTAGGATTACCAAATACTGATGGACCTTCAATATAACTTGATCCTCTAATTTTTGCAGGTCCAAGAAGAAGGGATGTGAATGGATACCCAGCCCCACAAGTTACCTGATGAGATGCTGATAAGTCGTCTACTGCGTGTCCCATAATTTAAATAATAGATTATAATATGTATTAACCAAAGGGAGTATAATTACTTTTCATCGGATATGTTAAAACTGTAACTAAATTTTCTTTATCTGGTTTATATTGAGTTGCTGCTGTCAATCCACAAGTAAAATTAGCAACAAAATTTAGAGAAGTATTTGTTGCTAATTCCAAATTTCTCGGAGTAAACATGGTAAGACCTTTATTTGCCTTAACATCAAATTTTCCAGTTTTAATATTTACGGATTCATTTGAATCAATGTTTATAGAACCCTTTGTCAAATCTGGACCTTCTGCTCTTATATCTATGTCCATTGCGGACATACGAATTCTACCTTTAGGAGCACGAATAATTATATCACCATTTTCTGCTAAAAGAAAAAACCCTGCTCCGGGCCAATTGCCAGATGTTACGCTTGCGTTTGGAGTTCCTGCATCATCAGATGCACACCATATTTGATGAGGTCCAGGAGATCTAAAAGATGTCCATCCTTTTCTGACTCCATCAATGTCCATGGACATATAATGTCTTGAATCATATGCCTGCAAATAAACGCCAGAAGTTACATCAGATTCTAATGAAGAACTTGACCCGTAATGAAGTTTTCCAAATTCTATTTGCCCATCTTTAGTTCCATAAACAACATGCTCAGGATTGCACTTTGCCCCTGAAGAAGGTCTTCTTTTTTGACTTGCAATATCTATCGCCATATTTTAATTCCTTGAAAATTTTCCTACGCAATCAATAACTTCGATAAGTTGTGCATTTGGTTGAATTACATCACTAAATTCTGCCACATCTGTTCCGCGTCTTGCCACTCCAAATATAGGTATTATATATCCATTAATTCCAGTGACAGATTGAACCCTAATATTTGGAAATTCAGTAAATCCTATTCCCGGATTTTCTATTACTACAGAAGATAATCTACCAAATTTATCATATTTTGGAGTTAATATAGTACCATTGTTTGGGGTAACTGTTATTTTATCATCTGGAGAATAATTAATTCCTGGGTTTGCTATTAATACATCATTGATAGTCAATAAAGTTAAGTAAGATCCACCAGATACTGGACTATTTATTGGATCTGGTTTATTCTTCTCAATATTATAAGATGGGGTTGTAATCAAACCTGTATTTTCTATTACAACGGGGTTTGTCTGACCTTGACCAGTAAGTGTTTGTAACAAATCTCCATCAGAATTATAAACTTCTGCTATAGTTTGTGGAGGTAGATATGCAAGATCCCCAGTTAAAACTGGTATAGTACTATTTGGCGGATAAACACTATAACCACTATTTTCATTAAAGATAATTGTACCATCTGCCGGTGATAATTTAGCACCAGAACCACATGTTGTTCCATCCGGTGCCTGTAAATAACCAACTCCAGAATCTATTACGATTACCTCTTGAACTGGTGATCCATTTGGACCGGCAAAAGATCCTTTTGAAATAACACCTTCCGAAACTCCACCAACTTTAATTGGTGATCTGACAGCATTTCCATTTGATGTTAGTTGAATGCTATCAACAGATGCTGGTGGTTTATCAGAATCTGCCCCAATGACTAATGGTATTCCAGTTTTTGAACCTACTACTACAGGAATGCCATTTATAGTGACTGGAAGACCATCTTCAGTAGTCACTGGTATTATATTAGAACCAGTTTCAGTACTCAATTTTATAAGATTTCCACCATATCCACCAGAAAATACTTGTTGAGTAGTGGTTCCTGTTCCACCAGAACCAGCACCAGTAGCACCAGTTCCCGTTCCAATTTCTGCACCACTAACGCCAGTTGCTCCAGTTCCAGTTCCAGTTCCAGTTCCTGCAGCACCAGTTCCTGATGTTGAAGTTGGGACAGTAACAAATATTCCAGAATTTCCAGAAGTAACTTCCGATCCACTTGTAGAATTTGCTTTTAAAACAGCAACAGATCTTTGAGTTCCATCCGAATATGTAACTAATCCAGTTCCATCTTGATTAATAATAATTTTTGTTCCATCTGGAGATGTTATATTGCCATTTCCATCATCAACAGTTTTTCCTGTAAGATTGATAATTTTTGAAACATCGGCTATAAAAATTCCATCACCAACAAACCTTCCGTTTTCAATTGTACCAATTCCTGTAAAGGTTCCAGATCCGTAACCCGATAAAGAACTATCAAATCCACTGAATCTTCCAGTTAATCTTATGTCTTTTCCTTCAGAATCTTTTGCTTTAAATAAACCTGTTCCGGCAAAAGATCCATTTGAATATGTTCCAACTCCTTCAAAGGTTCCTTTATATGGACCAGCAATAATTGGTTGATCTATATTTGCAAATAATGGTTCTTCAACATTTACTCGTATTCCGATATAAGAATTTGAATTCGGATCAACATAAAATACTTCGTTTCCGTCAGTTCCACCAACTCTTGCCGGAACTCCACCAACACTTCCAATTTTTAAAAGACCAAAATTAGTATTGACTTCGTTTCCATCTCCAGATTCTGTAACTTCAGTAAGGAAATTTAAGGTTATTGGTTCTTGATTGTAAGTAAATCTGTTTCCTCTCGGAACAACAACCCCAGGTGAATTGGAAGAGACATTTGAATTAAATGCCGTTAAAGTTGTTCCCCCAGTTCCACCGACATAAACTTGTTGTCCAGAATCTGTTACAAGTAAAGGACCGCTTGAATTTATTTTAACACTTGTTGGAGTTTTAGATATTCCCCCATTCTTTAGTTTTGACAATAAATCATCATCCGTTGGATTTCTACTTGTAGATCCACCTTGTCCTCCAAGGAAATTATTATCATCTTGCAATACCGCATATAAAACTGCACCACTTCCATCCCCACTATCCGATTCAAGAGTTACGGTAGGTGAAGAAGTATATCCATTTCCACCATCAAGTATATCTACTCCAAGTATTTCCCCATTTGGTCCGATTATTGCATTTCCTGTTGCACCAGTTCCACCACCTCCATTAAATTTAACCTTTGGAGGTCCAGATGCAAGTGGACCGTCAAAACAAGAGGCAACTGCTTCTCCAATGTCCGGAAATTCAGCAAGTCCCTGAATAGCACCACTAAAGTTTGGTGGAGATGGAGTTGGGAAATCTGCCCCATACCAAAAACTCCATCCATCACCAGAACTACAATCTAAATTTTCATCACAATTAAGTAGATCTAAAATACCTAAAATAGTATCTAATGCACTGAATATTCCACTAAGAACACCTGATATTGAGGATGATATTCCATCAACAAGTCCAGAAATAGAATCTAATGCACTACCAATAGGACCAAGTATACCCGCAAGTAAAGATCCTAAAAAATTTTCAACAACGCATTGAGCTATAGATGCTGCTTTATTGACTAAATCCGTAAGTAGTTTTAAAACACTATCAAAAAGACCTTTGATTAATTTATTAAAAACACATAATAATAAATCAACTGCCACTCTAAGTGTTTCATTTGTAAATGAAGTTTTATTCGGAGGCAAAAGAGAATGAACTGCTGAAAATCCCTTATTAATTTGATTTAAGGCAAACCCTCTCATCTGATCTATCATTCCTTTCATGAGATCAGCTATTAATAATGCACCATCCTCAATTATTGATTGTAATCCATTAATTGTATCTGAGATTGCTCCAAAAAAACTTTCTGATGCAGATTTAACCTTGTTTACAAACTTCATCAAATCATTAATTATTTTTGAAATGGCAGAAAATTTTCCACCACCTCTTGTATCGCAATCATATGTCTTAGGAACATAATGTTTTCTTTGTTCGTCTCTTACGTCAATATCTCTTACATCTAAAACATAATTAGATCCTGTCGATTCACTAATTGGATTTCCTCCATCAGGACCTTCGCCTAAAATATTTTTATTTGAAACTGGTTTTGATTCTGCTGTTCCAACATATCCAGTCCTTGGCACAAATCCCTTGTCAGGATCTCCACCAAATAATCTTGTTTGTGCATGATTTGGAAGAACACCAAAAATGATTGGTTCTGTAGCGTCTACACCATCCTTGTAAAATCCAAATACATAATTTCCCTGCCTAAGATTTGGAGTTTGAGTAGAACCTGCCTGACCACTTCCAGCAGTAACCGGCATAGCAACTTCTGCCATTACCAATTGATCATCAGTTACTCCTTTTTGGGGATCATCTTTATCTGGAATATCTCTTCCAAAAATTCTTACTTTATATCTATACCCATATCCTTGAAAATCATCTCTGGTTCTCAATGTATGGCATCCATCTTCCTTTGCAGAATTGCCCCTCCATGTGGAATCGTCAACAATTTGACCAAACCACATGTACATTAATTCAATTCCACTTGTGTCATTTGACAGTAATTGACCTTTTGACATTAATCCTCGTAAATTCTACACTCTAAAGCGTCTGGGTTTTTGTCACAATACAATTCTAAAGATGATGGATCATGATGATCTTCTGGATGTTTTTCATGATATGATTCCAACTGCTCCAATTCGTCTTCAATATGTCTACGATTTTGTGGAGAAGTTGTTGGATCGTCTAAGATTTTTTTATCTTTTTGAATATGGTCTTCTATACTATCCATTGGTTAACCTCCCTTTCTGTAAATAGTATCTCTGCAAACCTGAATAGAAGTGAAATTTGCTTCAGCAGTTATTCTATGATGTATATCCATTACCATATATATACCACTTTTGTTCTTACTTACCTCTTGAGTATCAGAATTTGATATTTCTGGAAAATCTAAAAAGATCATATCACCAGCATGAATTCCAAGATCAAGTGCTATTACCACAGTCATTTGAATAGTTAACATTTGATTTATTCTATTGGTAGATTGACGAATGATTTCCGTCATATCAAAGTTAATTTCCTTCGATTCTTTTTTTTGTTCTTCCCAAGTTGATCCAGTTGGTGTAGTTCCAGTATCAAACATCTTTGAGTTATAACTTGTTACAACATCTTGTGCTTTCATATCAGAAGCAATTTTCCAAAATTCCTTTCCTCCATTATTAGTCACTAAATTTTGAGATTGAAAATCAAAATCATCACTATTATCAAATTTATTATCAAAAGGATTAAATGTTTCCATTTTCCTTTTAAATAAGTCCCCAGTTAAGAGATGAGAATCTAAATCCACACTTGTATGTTCAACATGATTTAATATTTTATTTGAATATCCTGCTGGAATTTCATTAGTATTTGTCAAGATCATCTTTCTCACTGGACTTTGTGAAAATAAAAGATCTATAGATTTGAAATGATATCCTCCTGGAGTACCTTCACTTCCCTTTGCAGTTTCATAAAATAAATATCCAGCTAAAATTCCTTGCCCCCCCACTCCCTCTGGAACGGTTCTTTTTGCTAACCAATAAATTTTATGAAATACTTTTTCGTTCCATCCGAAAAAGTTGTAATCATTTTTTGATGGATCAACATCTACTTCCTTGGGTGTTTTTAAAACATCTTTTAATATTGTAGAAACGTTATCGGATATTTTTCGTTCGTACTTTTTACTGACTCTATAATAGTGTCCATCTTTTTCTACATAATTATTTGTAATTGATTCTTGCGAATAAAACAAAGTCCTAATGGTTGTTTTTGTGGTATCTGCTCCACCATATGCCTCTCTAACATTCTTGGCAGTTCTAAGTTGATAATCCCCAGTAAAATCCAATTTTTTTCCAAAGGCATCTTCTATTACTAATTCTGTTTTTTCTCCAGCACTATTATTAAATGTTTCTTCACTGTTTGCTTTTTTATTTCCATATCCCGTATCACTATAAGTAGCACTTACTCTTATAGTACTATCAAAAATACTTTCAAAAATTGATAAATTTGTAATTCCACTACTAATGTCAGTTGGTTCTTCACTATAGTTTGAAGTAATTTCAAACTTTCTTATAATAGATTCTCCACCTTGAGCTGCAATATTATTAGGCATATTAAGACCTCCTACGTGAACTATATCCTTGTTGTGGTGATTTCTTGGGACCTCCAGAATACGAAGGTGATCCTTTTGGTTTTTCGGGTGATGATTGTTTTGCTGGTGAAGGAACTATAATTATGTGTGGTGCTGGTCCAGATGGATCTTCATAAGAAGCAAACTTCCCAATGTCTGGACTTTTTGGTCTTGCAATAATTCCGGATGAATCTATTTGACCACCACCTTCTGCCTTTATAACCCCCAATTTTTTCTTTCCAGTCAATAAACCAGCAACATTACTTGCAGCAGATTGCAGCCAATTCTGTTTTGGTTTTCCTCCCGGTTTTGCTGCTTGTCCCGGTTTTGCTGGTGCTCCTGGTTTTCCTCCCGGTTTTGCTGCTTGTCCCGGTTTTGCTGCTTGTCCCGGTTTTGCTGCTTCTCCTGGTTTTTTGTTTTCTTTAATTGCTGTTTTTGGAACCAATACAATAACAGATTGAGTGGCATCTCCATAAATTGCATTTCCTTGAGATCCAGTTCCATTCCAAGCAATTCTTCCTCCTTCTCTGGCAATTGCTGTATCAAATCCTGAAGATCCTCCAGTTTGTTGATTCCAACTTTTATATCTGGTTGAAAAAAGAAATGCACCACTTGGAATAAGTCCCTTTTCTACAGCTGCTTGATAATCTTTAAAAGGAACGACTCTTGCCTTTACATTTCCATAAGGACTCTCTATAGTTTGCTCAGATCCCAATCCAGGAATTGAAGTAAATCCACTGCCTCCAACTAATTGCGATACTAATCCTCTCGGATTTGAAGAATCTCCTGCAGTTCCTTGTGGTGCAAAAGTATGCCCGAGTTTATCCAATCCGTATAAAACATTTGATGTACACAGTCCATCACCCGCACGACCATGCTTAAGTTTTCCAGTGCCAGCAGATTTTAAAAATTCATTTTTAGTGTCAATACTATAATCTCCAGCAGCAATTGATCCCGTAGAACCTGGATCATCTTTACCACTTGGTTTATCTTTATCATCTTTGCCGTATGTTCCATCTTTAATTGCTTTATCTCTTGCTTTAAAGTTTGCAGCAAGTGCATCAGTATATTTTGTGCCTTTTGTTCCAAACCCATCAGCACCAACTTCGCCAGTTCTTAACCATTTTTCTGCTCCACCCATTCCTTGATTATGTGCATATCCAAGAATTTGCAATTTTCTTTCAACTGATGCATTTTTATAATCTTTATTTCTCATCAAATATCTATGATTTGCTATTGTATATGCCGCAAACATTTTTTCTTGCAGTTCTGGTTTACTTCTATATGCTGCCCTATCTGCCGCACTATGCCCAGGATTTGGGATACCAAGTACTTTTGCGGCATCCGTTTTAGCATCTTCTCCCATTTGATATCTTCCATCATAATGCCCACCACTTCCTCCAGCAATATCATAAGCACCTTTAGATTCAATATGTGCTACAGTATTTCTAAATATATCCCAATCTTCAGAACTTGCCCCAAGTTCTTTAAATAATTTATCATCAACTCCCACTGCCCCCTTAGCCATTGGTGCAGCAGGACTAAACTTGCCACCTTTTGGTCTTGGTGCTCCAGGGACTAAAGATTCTGATGGTTCCGAATCAACATCCACAAATCCATCTTCAGGGGAAGAACCTCCGAGGGAACGTCCACCACCAGAAGGACCACCACCAGAAGGACCACCACCAGAAGGACCACCACCGGAGGGGGGAGAATCAGTTACAGAGTCATCCACAACGTCAGCAGATCTTGCAGCAAATGTATCACCAGAATCATCGGCATTTTCTCCTTTGTAATCAAAGTGTCCACCATGAGACCCTGGATAATCATTGACAACCCATCCATATGCTTTACCTTTCCTTCTCATCCATGGTTCTGATGTTCCATGAATATCTAAAGCATTTCCACCCAAGTGATTTGAATTCGGAACTCCACCCACCTTTTTATTATGAGCAGGACTTCTCTTCCCACTTGCAACATCAGATCCCTTTACAGCACCTTTTGAGTCCTGCATCATTTCACCAAATGCCTTTATTCCACCCTTAGAAAGAATTAAAGGTCTTCCATTACCATCAGTAACTCCTTTAATTGCAAATCCACTTCCAGTTTGGGGGTGACTTGCTGACGTTACTTGTACTTTTTGTTTCTTTTTATCTTCCTTTTCATCATCTTTCTGTTGAGATTCTTCAGTGTTAGTTTCTTTTTCTTTATTGAAAGTTTCAAGATCTCTCGTTGTTTGTTTGGATTGAGAAGCAGATCCCAAAGACATGTCAGATGATGTATTTTCATTATATGAAACTTCTGGTCTGACATATGCCTTTCCTTTGGCGGATTCTTCTATTCTACTAATTAATGTTGGATATACTTTTTGCAGTTGCACTTTATTTTCTACTGCGTTTACTGCTCTGAAAAAATCTGCTCCAAATAAATCAACAGTATCTTTATCTATAACAAATTCATTATCATGGAGATTCCATAATCCACCTTTTTTAACTTCTGATCCATGAAATGCTGCCCCTACTATCTTACCCGCTTGATCTGATTTGGCATAATCTTTCGGTCCAATTGGACCACTTCCATAAGTTGCCCAAGGAATATCAAAAGCAGTTCCATCAGTAGTATCATCATAAGTTGGTCTTTGTCCAACAGGACCAAAATGACCTCCAGTTGGTGAATGCTTCCCAACTTTACCAAATCCCTCAAACTCATAAGGTTTAAATCCAGATTTTTGCAATGCTTTGAATCCTGCTACTGCTGCCGATCTTGTCTTAAAGCTAAAGTGATCATGTGCATTGTCTGCAGTACCATGCCCAGCATAATCGTATCCCTTACGATTTGGATTTCCATGCAACCATTGGACGATTTGACCTTTTTGAACTGGTCCGGATGGAGTGTTTGATCCAGATGCAGTATCTTGCCCCCTTGACCCTCCTCCCTTTTTGGCCGATATTAAAGCTTGCTTAACAGATTCTACACTATGATGAGAAGCATTGGTTCCACCATAAAAAGATTTGCCAGTTCTAGGATCGGGAACTGATGCCCACTCCTTAGCAAAATCCAACATAGCAGCATTAATATCATTACTCCGACCATTAAGATATGCAGATAATTTTGGTCTTTGTCCATTATAAATCAACGCCAATCCCAATCTATCTTGTGTTGCTGGATCAAATTTAGATTGCTTGTCTACCCCAGATCTTGAAACTGCCAATTTCATGGTAGTTGCAATAATTTGATATCTTCCTGCAGCATGAAGTTTACCAGCTGCCTGGTGCGCCATTACTTCGGCAACTGTCATTTCAGTTAAATTTCTTCCAAGATATTTTTTTGCTTCCCCCGGACTATCTCCAGCACCCCCTCTATTCATAGAGTTATATCCACCTTCACCTTTAGAAATAAAGCTAAGTAATTTTTTATTAGATTCACTTATATTTCCACCAGATCCTGGTTTACCTCCTGCGGTTCTTGGAGTCCCTCCAGTCAATTCCATAGCAGATGATAAAGACATCTCACGTAAAGTAGCACCACTTGAAGTTACTTTAGTAGTTCCAGTAGATGAGTCGGTAGTGGTTCCTTGCTTTAATTTTTTAAAATATCCCTTTATCATTTTGCGGAGTTTATTTCCTCCACTATTTGCCGGATCAGATTGTTGAAGTTTATCTAAATCCCACCTTTGTGGTTTCCCAGAAAGAATTCCAGTACTAGTTCCAAATCTTTCCCATTCTCCATGAGTTTTTATATTTGAATCAATCGTGGATTCATCCCATCCCCAAGCAGCTGCTAATCTTGCTGCCTCAAGTGCCATAGCACTTACTTGAGCAGATGTTGGGGGATATTTTCCAAAATTATTTGGACCTGTCCCTTCTCCACCCATTGCAGCAATAGAAAGACCTACTGAATTTGTATTTGCTCCTCCAGTATGAGTTCCTTTATCTTTGTCATAAGGAGTATATCTAACAGCACTACCGTTACCCAAAAATGTTGTATGGTAATTACTAAAAGGTGTATTGTGTGGTCCAGCAGTCCAATGTAAAAATATTTTTCTACTCTTATCTCCCTTACCAGCATTAAATCCAGATGATGTTTTTACCGCACCTCCTGGTTGTCCATGTGGAGTATCATCATAGTTTCCATCAGAACCATCACCGGATGAATCCTCAGAGTCATCATATCCAAAATTAGAATTTTCATTGAAAGTGCTATTAGAATTATTATTAGGTTCAGTACTATTTGGGATCAGAGAAGTATTTCCTCTAACATTAGCAGAAATAATTTCATCTTTCACATTCTTGAGAGCACTATTAGCACCTATTTCAATAGCACCAGCTAAACTATCTCTTAAGGTTTTAGTTGCTACCTTTTCAGAATCTAAAGTTATTGATGAAGATGACTCTGCGATAGAAGCTATTCCACCAGTAGCCAATTTTTGAATATTTGTTTGTATATCTTTACTTTGTCCTTCTGCTGCTTTCTGTCCAAGATATAATACAGAATCTGCCATTGTCTGATAAAGATCACGATCTGGCTTTTGTCCCATAGCAATATCAACAGAAGCACCCATTAAATGACCAACAAAAGGTATTTTCTTAAGTGATTGTGATGCCTTTGTTAATGCAAATAATGCATTTGGTTGAGATGATCTTTGAGATGGTTGTGCTGGTGCTGCTGGTCCAGAAGTAGCTTTAGAAAACCATGAAAAGGGATTGAATACATTAAATCCTGCCTTTTTCTGTGCGGCAGAAGTTATTGCTGACCCTCCTTGAGAAGATCCTGTTCCAGAAACTTTCCCTTCTGGATCTGGGAATAATTTTGTTATTTCTCCATATCCACCAATATCTTTTCCTGGTTTTTCAGATTGTGCTTTCTTCTTTTTGGGAAGATTAATTTTAATTGATGATTTTGTAGATGCTTTCTTTTTGTTTGCAGATTCAAACCAACTTGGAAGAGAACCTTTTAAATCAAGTGTATTTTTTACAATACCACCCTCATTATGCTTTGCAACTGGTTTTGGTTGTGCTTTGTTAGCACCTGTTGCGGTATCAGCAACCTTTGATGCCGCCCAAGATCCACCAAGTCCACCAAGAATTCCACCAATAATTCCACCAATTACAGCACCAGGGGCAGCACCAACACCAGCAAATGGAGCACCAATTGCAGCACCGACAAGAGCACCAGCTTTAGCACCACCTGCAGCACCAGCAAGACCACCAGCAACTGATGCTCCAGTTCCCACTGCTGCTTGAGATGTTGTTTGTCCGGATGCTTTTCTTCCAGCAAATTCAACACCAGCAAATAAAACAGTTCCTACTGGACCAGCAGCTCTACCGACAGCAGGAGGAACTTTTATTTTTGAAAATACACTTGACGCACCTTTTACAAGTTTGCTTTTATTAGCAGATGCAAGTAGTTTTTGTGTCCCTTCTGTAGCACCTTTTAATAATCCAGGTTTTGTTGATGCTCCAGTTATCTTAGTTGGAGAAACTGTTTTCTTAAGTTTATTTCCAAGTTCTCCTATTTGACCTAAAATGCCCGTGTTTTTTCCACCACTTGTAGTGACTTTCGCAGTAGGTCGAGTTATCTTATCTTGAAGATCCTTTATTCTTCCACCAAGTCCAGTTTGTCTTCCACCACTTGTAGTGACTTTTGATTTTTGTCTGAATGGATCGGTAAATCTTTCTTTTATTCTACCAAATCTACCGGCACTTTTTCCACCAGTTGTAGTTACTTTAGATCTTCCACCAGTTCCAGGCTTTGGTCTTGATGCCGATGGTTTTCCCCCTTTACCTTTACCTTTACCAAACCCATCAAAAAGATCACTACCACTATCTCCAATCAGCATTGCTGCTAAGATTGCAAGATCAACCATTCTATTAAATTTCTTTTCAAAGTCAGAAAACTCTTGTTCTGTTCTTGCTCCAGCAATGAATCCCAAAGATTTGGTCAATCCATTGGTTAATTTAATTCCAAATTCTAAAAATTTAGACAGACCACTAACTAAACCACCAAATAATTCAACACCAAAGTTTATTACTTTTCCGACAGCATTAAAAACTGGAACTAATTTTGGAAGAAGAGGTAATATTTTATCTACCAACCACCCTAAAAGGGTGAACATAACAAACCTTTTGATCCTTTCTCCAAGAGAAATTCCAGGAACGCCTGGAGAAAGTTTTGCTTTTGGCTTTATTTTTTTGGGAGTTTCTAATTTTTCTTCTTGTTTTTTATATTGACCCTTCTCTTTCTTCTTTCTTTGATAGTCACTATTCTTTCTATCAAATTTAAGTTCATCCTTTAATAACTTATCAATATCAACTAATTTTTTTGATATGGAATCTACTAAAGGGACAAGTGTATCGCAGCAATTCTTTGTTTTTACCTTTTGCTTGGGAGTATCAATTCCAGAAGGATCTGAAAAAGCAGATGCAAAAGAAGAAGCAAAATCTAAAGCATCTGGCAATCTTTTAACCAATCCATTTCCCCTTTTAGGGGCATCTACTTTAGGATATGATGGTGCTAACTTAACGGATTTAGATGCTAAAACGGGCTTACTTGCAGCAGCACTTCTTGGTAGTAATTTTGATCCTTTTGAAATTGCAGATCCTGCTCTTACTATTGCCGTTATCATCAGCTATTTACCCCTAAGAGATCCATTATTCTCTGTCTTTCGGACGGTGCAGATCCTTCCTGACAAGGTGCTTCAAAGAATACTTCTTTAGATGCTCCATTTTGAGTTCTTCCCTGAGAAAGTTGAGCACCAGATCTTGCTTCTTTAGCAGATCCTAAGTTAGTAACTTGAGGTTTCTTGGAATTATTTATTGGATATGGCTTAATGCCACCCCCAACGTTTGGCTTACTTTTTGCTCCTAACTTAGCTGCATTTGAATCCGAATCCGTTTTTGCAACCATGTTATCAAAGAAACTTGCCCCACCAAATGAATTTACTGTTTGTTTTGGAATTACATATTCTCCAGGTTGTAATGCAGTTAATTGTCTATCTGCAGTTCCTCCTGGCATATTCATACCAGTATTTTCTGTTACGGATCCTTGTGTAAAGAATGATGAAAAATCTTTTTTGGATCCAAATGCTCTTTGACCATAAGCCTCGGAAGTTCTTCCTTGCCTTTCCATTGAATTTGCTCTCATAGCACGGAGTTCATCTGCTTGTTGTTGCATTACAGATTTTTTTATGGGTGCTAATGGAGTAGACGGTTTTGGTTGTATTGGTTTAATGGGTGGTACAGATGGAGCATCATTAGTCATTACAACTGGTAAATTTGTTGCAGGATCTATTGTCGGAGGAAGTGGAGCAGATGAAATTGCTGGCGATTTTAATTCTCCACCACCTTGAAGTTTAACGATTCCACCACCTTGCATCATGTTAACTTTAGATGTTGTCAAATCTTTGGAACTTTTGCTCTGAATTTTACTAAGTTCTACTTTATTTTTTTGTGGAGATGCGGTATTCTCTTTGGATGACATTATATCCCATATATCCTTTCCCAGTAAAGCAACATCAGCACCCATTGACACTGCCTCTGCAGCTGCTGGAATAACAGCACCAGCTCCCGTTGCTGCTGCTCCAGAGGTTGCTATGGTTGTAGCTCCGGCACCAGCTCCCAACCCCGCCAAAGCAGCACCCCATTTATCTCCCCTTTCTGCCCTTGCAGCAGCATCAGCAGCACTTGCCGCAACACCCAATCCAGGAACCATTCTTCCACCAAATTTACCAAGTGCTCCACTAACTTTAAGCATCTTTGGATTTTGTGCCACTGAAGATAGCACACTTGAACCCTTTTTACTAACTACATTTGCTACGTTTTTAATATTTCCACCAATAAAATTAGCAGCATTTTTAGCTGTTTTGATTGGATTTATTTTTTTAGCAAATGCTTTAGCAGTGTTTACTCCAGTGTTAATTGAACTGACAGTATCATATATACCTCCCCAAAAACCTTTCTTTTTTTCTTTCGATTTATTAGTAATTTTTTCAAGATTACTTTTTATGTCATCGCCTTTAGATACTGCTTTTCCTGCAACTTTTTTTACAACATCTCTTTTTTTGATAGGTTCCTTTGATTTAAAAAATCCACCTATCCCAGATTTAACTTTATTAATTATTCCTCCACCAGCTTTCTTTTGTATTGCCGAAGTATCTATTTTTGGGGGAGGTGGAGCATCAGTAGTTGTTTTAACTGGCAAATTTGTTGCAGTATCTATTTTTGGGGGAGGAGGTGCTGCCAAAGGTGCAGAAGGTGTTGGTTTAAATGATGTAGTAACATTTGACGATACTTTTGAGAGGTCAAATTTAGGCAATTCTTTTACTGGTGGAGTTGCAAAATTTAAATTACTTCCATAAGCCTTTTTAGGATCTACTTTTAACTTACTTGCATCAATTTTTGGTAAATTATAATTAGATGCTCTTACCCCTAATGCACCCAATGTATCACCTTGCCTATCAAGTGATCTTGCTCTCATTGCACGAAGTTCTTTCAGGCTGTCTGATATTGATTGCCTTTTAGGTTTCTGATTATTTAAATTAGTATTTGGATTAAAAGCAATTTTTGTAAGATCTTTATTTTTTGATGTCTTACTTAATTGATAATTTGTTTTTATCGGTTTTAAATTTAATCCTAAATTGGGACCAAATGGATTTGGTTTCTTTTGTTCATTGGTATTTTTAGATTTATCAAAATAATTTTTAAATGAATCATTAAGATTAAATGAATATTTTGATTTTTTAAAAATATCATTAGTATTAAAATTTTTAAATACTTTCTGAAGATTAAATGCTCTCAATCCATAAGCACTATTAGTTTCACCTTGCCTTTCTAAGGAATCTGCTCTCAATCCCCTTAAAGATCTAATTTGCTCACTAATGCTTCTTTCAACTAATCCTCCACCTTCTTTTTTCTTTATTCCCCCTTTTGGCTTACTTAATCCACCATTACTACCAGTACCAATTGGTTTTGGTCTCGCTATAATTGGTTTTGGAGCTGCTGGTTTAAACCCAACTGGTTTAGTTATTCCACCATTACTACCAGTACCAATTGGTTTTGAAAAAGATGGTTTCGGCACTGGTGGTGCTGCTAATCTTGCTTGCCTTGCTTTTTGTGCAGCATCATAATCCTTGTAATACTTACCATCAGAAGAAGAGTAGTATCTACCGATAGAAGCAGCACCAGCTTGCCTTACTCTTGCTGCTGATGCCTTATCTGCTTTTAAATTTCTAATTTGAGCATCAGCACCACCAAAGAAAGATTGGAATCCTCTTTTAATTCCACCAAGCATACCACCACGACCTTGCCATTCTCTTTCCTTGGCAATATTCTCTGTAGTAAATCTTTTTCCTCTTCCAGTTTTAACTCCACCACCTTCTTTGCTCAATATATCGAGTCGTTTTTGTGAAGTTAAATTTGCTAAACTTTGTTCCTTTGCTTGAGAATTTGCTTGATAAAAATCTGAAGATTTTACACCAGTAAATGGAGTTGCTTTTGGTTTTGGAGTTTTTAAATCTTTTGATACTTGATTAAACCTTCCTTGCATCCATCCACCAACAGATGCGCCAAGAGGACCTAAAGTATCAAGTCCTCTTTTAGCAATTTTAGCAGACAATCCTAAAGGACTATATTCCAATCCAGTTTTAATAGATCCCATTAAAGGAATCATTGGATTGAATTTTAAAATACTCCTTAACTTTGAACCAAATCCTTTCTTAGGTTCTCCAGTAATGTTTTTTGCTTTAGCATGTGCAGCATCTCTTGCTCCAGCAAACTTTGATTTGAATGGAGTATAACCTTTATTTCCTTTTGCCGGTGCTTTTGACTGTTTTCCATAATAAACTTTTTTAAATTGCTCATAAGTCATATCACCAAATGCCACTTTCTCATGAAGTGAATTTTTTAGGTCTGGGTTATCAAATATATCCCTAAATGCTTTTCTTGCGCCCTCATCAGAAGATCTTTTTTGCTTTGATCTACTTAAAATTTTATCTCTTTCTACCTTCTCTTTTGCTATTGCTTGTTCATAATCAGCCCTTTGCTCTGCACTCATTTCACCGAACTTAGTTGCAGCAGCAAGTTTTTTTATTTTTGATTGAGCTTTATTTGCTACATCTTCAATTTTTATATCAGGAGTTTTAACATCTTTTATTTTGTCTAGTACTTTTCCAGCTCCAAAAATCCTAAGTCCATTTACTGTAAGTGTTGATGATCCTTTTCCAGCCCGTTCTCTTACGGACTTCATGTAAGCATCATTAGTTTTTACTGGAGGTAGTTTTGGTTTAGTTGACTTGTCTGGACCAGTATGGATTTTGTTTAATTTTGCTAATAATTTCTTTTCATATGCACCTTCACCATACTTTTTATTATATGAAGATATTGTACTTTTCTTTGTTGTTTGTAATAACTCTTGATATCTTTGATTTGCATATGCAGCATCTCCACCTACAATTCCACCACCAGCAAATCCCTCAACTATGCCTCCATTAAAGAATCCTGGAAGACGTTTTCCAGATTTTGTTTTTAATTGATCAGAACTAACTTTATTTGCTTTTCTTCCAGACAATAAAGAAGGTATACTGATTCCAGTTTTTTCAAATATATTAAGTTGATCCTCTTGAGTTACTACTGCTTCTCCCCTTTTAGCAGCAACAACTGTTTCTTCTCCAGATTTTTTTCCAGAAAAGAAAGATGCCATTGCACCAATTGGACCACCAAATTTTTCTAAAAAGTTTCCTGATGATAACTGTTTTTGATCTTTTTCAGTTAATATTGCATCACCAGTTCTTAATTTTAATAACCTATCATCCTTTCCTGCTCCAGAAACTGGGAGACCATGATCACCACCAATTTTTTTACTTTGTAGTAATGGTGATAACAATGGTGCGAATGCTCCAAGACCTGGGACAGCACCCATTAGTCCCATAGTTAATGGATTAATTAATCCACCCTTAGCATATCCCGCACCTTTATCCTTTTTTTCTTGTTTTGATTTTTTAGAATCTTTAACGTTCTTGCCAACTCCCTCAGAAGTTTTTTGTACAATCGTTCCTATTAATCCAGGAATTCCACCAGCTGCCTGGAGTTTGGGATCCTTATCCCCACCTTTTTTTGTTATTGATTGTATTGGACCTGCAAGAAGTTTAAAAAGATCTAATGATTTTAGACCATTCATTAAAAATTCAGAGGCACCAGCAAGACCCTTAAATCCAATAGTTAAAGGTAAAGTTGCTACATCTAAAGATTTTTTTAATCCCTTTCCTAAGAAGTCAGTTGCTCCGGAAGCAACTTTTCCTACTGCCTTAGCACCTTTTCCAAATGCTTTGGCACCATGCTTACCTGCCTCAAATGCCATTCCCAAAGGAGTGAATTTGAGTGCCTTTCCAAGACCACCGATAATACCACCATCGGCATAAGATTCTACATCTTGCTTATCATCTTTCTTTTTTCCACTTTGGGATATAGCAACTGCCCCCGCAGTTACAGCTCCAGCAGCAAGAGCAACTCGACCCCATTTACTCTTTGCTAAAACTGCAATTAATTTTCCTGTAGCAAATACTGCCTTTACTGCTAATTTTACTACAAGTTTGCCAATTGTTCTTGCAAATCCACCGAGCTTGGTTCCAAATAACAAATAAGATCCAACAATTAATACCCAATGATCTGTTAAAAATTTAACAATAGTATTAAACGTCTGTCTATTTTTTGGATCTTTCATCCAATCCATAAACATCGTAAATGCTTTACCAAGTAAAGTAAATACAATGAATCGTTTTATTCTATCAAAAAGATCTTGAAAGGGAGATAGTAAATTTTTAGCAGTACTTACTATTTCTTTGATTCCACTTCCTTTCTCTAATTTATTTTCCGCGTCTTCTCTTCCAGATTTTTCACGACCTCTTCGTTCCCTTTCAGAATCTTTTTTTCTCAAAGAAAACTGATCTTTAAGTGTTGAAAAAATAGATCCTAAAGTAGAATCAATCTTGGTTAATTTTTTTCCAAGAATTTCACAACAACCTTCTTTTTTAATCTTTTGTTTTTTCTCCTTTACCTCGACAGTTTTTTTCTTTGGTTGGGGGAGAAGAGGAACCGTTGGTGTTGCTTGTGGTGGAGATGCAGATGGTGCCTCAGTAGCAGGAGATTGTTGTTGCTTTTGAACAAAAGTTGATAATGTAGTAACTTTTGTATTTGCTCTGGGAGTAGTAGATTTTGGTGTTTTTTTGGTATTTTTATTAGATACTTTTTGAGTTTTTGGTTTTGCTTTTGCCCTTTTCTTTTCTGTCTGAAACTTTATATTCTTATCTTCTTTTCTTACTCTTTTTAACTCTTCTGTTATTAATGATACTTCTTCAGAAGAAAACTTGCCGTCAGACATTCTGGCAGCAAGTGCAGCTTCTTTTAAAGATCTAAAATAATCTTCATGAGACAACTCCAAATCATCTTGGAGTCCCAACAATGAAACAATTCTACTATCTACTAATTGTGTTGTTGGGTTAGAATCAGCCATTACCTCTTCCAGTCTTTGCCTCTAATTCCTGCTGTTCCAGATGATCTTCAAGTAACATTACATAAATGTCCCTTTCCCAAGGCATCATATTTTCAATCTCTGTCAAAGAATATTTATGGAACTGCATCAAGGCAAAATTTAATCTGAAGTAATTCTCCAGATCCATGTGAGACATGGCTATGCGAAAAAACTTGAAAGTCCTTCTAATACAATTTCACTTTCTACTTTTGTCTTTGGATTTTTAATTTTTAATTTATGAGAAAGTTTAGGCATAGTTTCAAAGAAAGTTTCAATTTGTTTAAATTGAATTGAATTCATATCTTCAAGAAATTCAACTAATTCTTTCTTCGTTACATCGGAAGAATCCCAAACCTCTTCTGATGTATAAATTCTATCAATACAAGAAGCAATTAAATCAAATGATTGATCTACATTAGTTCTTTGATTGACATCAAAATTTGATTTAATAAATTCATCCAATGAAGGATATTTCATTTCCATTGTAATACTGTCATCAACTTTTATTTGACGAGAGTGCTTTTCGTTGGTATTTACTTTAATATCATCAATGGCAATTTTAACCGGAATTTCAGTAACCTGATCGTCTGGTGCGATGATATTAACTTCCAATTCTTCTCCTACAGATTTTCCACGAATATTTAAAAATAGATATTCAATATCAAATGTAGGTAGAGTTTCTACCTTGACATTTTTAGGTGACTCGATACAATTTTTAATTACTGTTTTAATTGCTGTAGTAATTTGTTTTGTGTCTTCCGTTTCTAATGCAAGAACAAGTAATTTTTCTTCCTTGACTAAGAATGGTCTGTAAGTAACCGTCTCTTCTGTTGAAGGAAGAATTAGTTCATAAGTCGGGGTACTAATTTTAGGTAAAGGCATGATCTTTTATGCAAATCAGTTATAGTATATATATCAATAATTTGTATCGTCTAATCCAAAAGTTTCTAAAGCTCCACCACCCACCTTTCTTAAAGTATCAAATATAGTTTCACTTTCAGTTGTAGCAAATGGATTAAAGTAAGCAAATGGATCAGTTACTACGCGATTGTTTCTCAATTTACCAACTATTCCATAGTTATATTCTCTATAAACATTATATCTTGTGTAACTAAAAGTAACCGTACATTTTAGTAATTGTGAAGAATCATAGGATACAGGCATAGCTTGGATTGTTAATGGATATGCCTGTAAGAAGTTGTATTGCAAATATGTTCCCAGATAATCTCTTTCAAACTTATTAATGTAAATATCAGTTTGGTAGTTTTTTGGAAATTCAAATCGGTAAAAATAATTTGATTTTGTACTATCTGGTCTACCATCGGTTAATCCAGTAACGGATTCATTTGCGATGTGACCTATCCAATTCTCAAAGAACCAAATTATTTCATGACTCTTTCCACCATCCGCTCCGTTATGATCAACATAAAAAGTAAAATCAGCTTCCATAAACTGCCTTCTATATGGATGCTTCTCCGTAACTCCAGTATAATCACTTGTAATTTCATTAGTTACTAAAGAAGATCCGGGCAATGATGCCTCACAGCAAAGTAAAGATATATTTTCAACAGCAGTCGTAAATTCATACCCTCTTTGAGAAATCCAATCTCTTGATTTTTGAGTGGGATAAAACCAACACTGATAAAAAGAAGTTAATGCGGGCTTTTGAAATATGTCTCTTAATCGGTATGCCTTTGAAGCAGATTTAATTGGTTGAAGATTTTTATTTTGTGCCATTTATAAATATAAAAAGCTTTATATAATATGTATGCGAAGTAATGAAGGAAAATATCATCAAGGAAAATTTCATCCAAGAAACCCAGAAAAATACAAGGGTGATGTAAACAATATTATATACAGATCTTCATGGGAATTAAAGTTCATGAGATACTGTGATAGAAAAGAAGATATACTTGAATGGGGAAGTGAAGAATTTTTCATTCCATATTTTGACCCAACTACAGAAAGAGTTCGTAGATACTTTCCAGATTTTTATATGAAAATTAAAGAATCAAGTGGAACGACCGTTAGGTATATTGTTGAAGTAAAACCAAAAAAGCAAACAATTAAACCACAAAGAACAGTAAAAAAAAGAAATAAAACCTACATTAATGAGGTGTTGACATATGAAAAAAATAAAGCTAAATGGAAAGCAGCAGAGCAATTTTGCGAAGACAGATTGATCAAGTTTATGATAATTACGGAAGATGAACTTGGTCTATAAATATAATTACGAACAACCACCAATCTAAACCTTCCTCATGTCTTGGACTGAAAATAAAGATTCATCTGGAAAAGTTACCTCATATAGTCAAAGAACACCAGGAGGAACAAGTGAAAATCCATGGACAGTAAACGCAAAATTAGATGGATCTCAAGAAATTGTAGATAAATCTGGAAAGGTGATTGCAACAAGAACTGCAGATCAAAAAGATTTTCAAGCAAAAGATAATAGCTGGAATCAACTTGATCAAAATACAAAGAGTGCTATATCAACTTCTACAAGAGATAACACTTATAAATTAATACAAGACAGAGGAACAGCAGAACAAAAAGAATCAATTAAGCAAAAAGAACAATATAAATCTGCCACAAATACTCTTGATTCGCAAATAGAATCTGATAAAGGATATAGAGCAACTGATGATGCATCAAGTGGAGTTGCTGCATTTTTTCCCGTTGGAAAAACTTTTAATGGTAGATTACAATATCCACTACAAATGTCCGATCAACAAGATAAAATTAAATTTACTGCGGTTGAAATTGAAAAAGGACAATTTAATGCCCCAACAAGTGCGGGTGGAGTAAGTAGTTTTTCAAGTCCCAATGTTACATATAAAAAAGTTGACAGCTCAATTTATATGGCAATACAAGGACCAATAAGTGATACAAATACTGCCCAATGGGGTGAAGGAAAACTATCTGCTATCGACGCTTTTGTATTTAACGCATCAAGAGAGATGATGAGTAAAGAGGGTGGGCAAGGTGCTGGTGATATGATAGGAGATCTTTTTAAAAATTTAGATGCCAGTCAACAAGAACTTAAAGATTATCTTGCTGGACAAGCAGCATCTATTCCTGATATCTTATCAAGAACAAAAACAAAAGTTTTAAACCCAAACCTTGAGCTGCTTTTTCAAGGACCACAATTAAGACCATTTCAGTTTAGTTTTAAAATGAGTGCGAGGGATGAGGATGAAGCTACTGCAATTAAATTCATCATTAAATATTTCAAAAGGCACATGGCTGTAAGAAAGGATAATACTGCATTATTTTTAAAAGCACCACATGTTTTTACGATTCAATATTTAAAAGGCAGTGAAATACATCCGTCAATGAATTTAATCAGTCCAGAACCATCGGGTGAAACAAAAGCTGCTGCATTAATTGCATGTTCAGTTAATTACACTCCCTTAGGAAATTATGCCACATATAATGATAGTGCGGGAACTATGGTTTGTTATGAATTAAATATGCAATTCCAAGAAATTGAACCTCTTTATGATACCGATTATACAGAAGGATTCGGAAAAGATCACTTAATAGGTTACTAAAATGAGTAGAAACTATTTTCAACAAATCCCAGATTTTGAATATATTGTAAGAGGTCCAGATAAAATAGGAATATCTGATTATGTTAAAGTTAAAAATCTTTTTACAAGAGTTAGATTGAGAGATGACATTTATCAGGAAGTTACTTTCTTTGATAGATATACAATCAAAGGTGATGATAGACCAGATATTATAGCAAATGAAATTTATAAGGACCCAAATTTAGATTGGGTGATATTACTATGCAATAATATTATTGATTACTATTCAGAGTGGCCTTTGTCTGAAAAAAACTTTGAGAATTATTTACTGGAGAAATATGGAAACTATGAAGCATTATATGATATCCATCATTATGAATCCCGTGAGGTTAAAGATACTGCAGGAAATATTCTAATTCCAGAAGGAACTATAATCTCGGATAAATTTATTGATTTAGATAGACAAACTGTAGAAAGACAACAAACTGGAGTCACTCCACTTGGAGAACCTATCTTTCAAAATGTAATCATAGACAATCCAAATTATTTAAAATTAAAACAATATTATTTCAATTTTTATGATCCCGATTTGCAACAAGATGTTGTATACACAGATGTTGTAAAAGAAATTACAAACTATCAATATGAAGTTAGATTGCAAGAAGAAAAAAGATTAATATATGTTTTAAAACCATCTTATTTAAATATCATATTCAACGATATTGATGAATCACTTGAATACAAAAAAGGTTCTGGTCAGTTTGTGACCAGAACCTTGAAGAGAGTAACTAATTTTGATGTTGATTAATCAATCATCAAGAAGACCTTGGAACTTGCGAAGATAATCATCTTCATCTTCATCTTCTGCATCAGTTTGTTTTGCAGGAGCAACATCCTTACTCTTCTTGTAAGAATTCTCAAGTTCCCTCAGGACATCTTCTTCACTGGTTTTCTTGGGGGCATAAGATTCATACTCCTCTTCCTCTTCATGAGTAGATGACTTAGGAGCAACACGATTGATGCCAAGAACATAATTCATGCGCTTCTCAAGTTCCTCGTAGGACTTAAACTGATCGGGAGCAAGAATGGCAGAAAGAGAATACTCCTTCTTCCAAATTGCTTCCATTGCTTCGTCATCTTCAAGAAGAGGACCAGCAGAATCAAACTCGGACTTATCGTAGTTCCAGTAACCTTCAACCTTACGAATCTTGAGACGGAAGTTTGCACCACTCCAGAAATCAAAAGGATTGATTGGTTCTTCATCTTCAAACTCTGGTTGCATTGCATTCAGGATCTTATCAAAGATCTTTTTACCATACTTGAAGAGAAATACTTTACCTTCATTCTGAGGATTTGCGGGATCTTTTACAACGTAGATGTTGCTGTAGTAGGACAGTTTACGCTTTTGCTTACGGACTGTTTCCTGATCTTTAGGATCGCCAGTGTTCCAAAGACCACGATTGAGTTTTGCAACGGGATCTTCTTTGCTAATTGTGGTGAGAGAATTTTCGATGTACCATCCACCAGGACCTTGGAATCCATGAGAGTACATCTTCACCCAAGGAAGATCTTCATCGGGGGGAGCAGGAAGGAATCGGATAACGGCAGAACCAACACCGTCCTTACCCATTGCAGGTTTCCAGAGACGATCATCAGTACCATTTCCACTATTCAGTTTTTCAACTTCTTTCACCAGTTTTTCGGTGAGAGAACCAAGAGAAGATTGCTTTTTGAGTTTAGAAAAATCAGACATGTGTTTTACGGATTGTTTGAGATTTGGCCTTTACGACGACTTTATCCTACCAGTGGCAAGAAGGGATGTCAAGCCCTCTTTAAAACATCTTTCATGACTTTAATCATGGATTCCATATTATTAAAAATGACACCAATATCTATATTCTCTTGCATTCCCATCATCACTGCTTGCCTTTGAATTTTTTCTTTAAATTCAATTGCTTCTGGGTCATCAGAAAGAGATAATCTGGTATATAAAATTCTTTGCTTTTCAAGAAGTTTTTCAAGTAATCCAACATGGAACTTTTTTTCGTCCAAAGTCATTGTTGGGAATTTAAAAATATTTTTATAGATATCTTCCTGGAGAATTGTAATCTCAGTCATTTCTGCTCGTACAATTTCCGAATTAAAAAAACTCACTTGATAAACTCCTTAATTATATTTTTGTACTTATCCATGTCAATATGTATAAAAGGAGAATACTTTTCTATCTTCATGGAAGTAAATTCCCATATTGGATCGATAAGATTCTTGTCATAATTTGATTTGTATTTTAAAACCCTGTTGAGAATAACAAGCGTTTCTAATGAAACTTTTCCAGATAGATAAAGTTTAATTATACGTGGATGTTTAGATCCGATGACTTTAAAGTTGGAAACAAAATCTCCATCAGAAAATATAACATCCAACTCTTCTTTGAAGATGTAAGTTAAAGATTGAAGTTTCTTTTGCCAGTTCTTATAGTTCTGCTCTCCATTCTTAATGATTTCCCCAATCCATAAGGTCTGGGGATCATCACAAGATGCAAAATTGGCAACAAAAAAGTTTTTAATTTCTTCTTCAGTTTTTGTTCTGGACATTTTTTCAAACCAGAACCTGTCTTTTCGATTGTAAAAAGATTGCAAAGAAGCTTTCACTTTACCATTGTATTTGTGAAAATCATATTTTTTCTGAGTAAAGTGATTCTTAATTGCAATATAAGTCCTATAACATTCTAACGGATTAAGATTCAAAATACCAATCGTGCTTTAGAGGTTTTCTTTAGAAAATTGAGATGAATTGCTTCGCATTTAATCTTTTCTTTCAATGGTTTTGAAAGAAGTTTTGGAACTGATTCCAAATCAATTTTATTTCTATCGCAGAAATAAATGATAGCATCAATGTAAGAAACTTTTTCTTCTTGAACAACTTTCTCAATTTCTTGAGCAAACCTGGACGGACAATAAAATTTTTCTTGTAATACTTTTTTAAGTTCTTGCTTTACTTCTTTGTCCATGGTGTCTTTTATATTTAAATTTAAGAAGTTATCAAACACGCTCATAATCCATTACCTTATCATTGACAAATTTTTTGATATACTTAAGCAACAGATTAAAATATTTTTTCTTATCGTACTCTTCATAAACACGAAGTTCACCGTCTCGGCAACCCATAATGATAACAAATTTCTTAACAGAAAGACCTGTCAATTCATGAAGCATACATGCATACGCACAACATTGGACGAAATAATCTTCAATCCATTTTCTTGGTTTTGGATACTTTGAGGTTTTAAAGTCAATTATTGCTAATTCTGGTATTCCGTTATCTCCAGTATATTCTCCGATACAATCGGTGGTTCCAGCAATTCCAAGGGATGAACTATAAAGGGAACCTTCAAGTGCGTGAATATTATTTATATTATTCAAAGCAGGAACCATAATCTGAAATAGCATTTCAGACATTGGAAGAACATCAGAATTGCAATCAAGATTTCTTAGGTATTGCTCAGTAAGTGTATGAGCATCTGTTCCAATAGAAGTAGATTCTTTACAGATACGATTTGCTTCTTTTTCCCCTACCTTCTCTCTCCACTCAGCAAACTTTTCTTTATTATAATGGCTGGTGACAGAAGTAATCGACACCAGCCTTTGGAGATTTTCTTGTTCTGGGATTTTATAATATCGAATTCCATCTATAGTTTCCCTTTTAAGTTGGGGAAGATTCAAATCAACGTGTGTAAACATTAAAGATCAAGCTCCGTTTTTTTAGTAAGGTATTCTTTAACAAGTCCAGATCTTACAATATCTTCAACTTCAAAATGAATCATTTCAAAAGAAGGCATTAACTGCAAGATTTTCATAAAATCATTAACTCCAGTTTTTTCATATTGCTTTGTAAGATCACTTTGTTTTGTATCTCCACAGAACATGATCTTGGAGTGTTCACCGACTCTTGTAATTATACTATCAAGTTCGTGAAAATTCAAGTTTTGAAACTCATCCACAATAATAATTGCATTGTCAAATGTCGTTCCACGGATGAAAGAAGTTGACCAAAAACTAATCGTTCCCTGTGTCTTTAGGTTTGCATAAAGCATTTCCTCTGCGGCTTCATCAAACACATCGAACATTGCTTTTACCATGTTCTTATATGGTATTTGATAAAGATCTGCTTTATCATCATGAGTTCCTGGAAGAAATCCAATTTCTCTCGTTGGAACCAATGATCTAATCAAGTAAATTTTTTCGTAAGGAGATCTTTCATCCAATACATCACAAAGAGCATTATAAAGTGTGATGAATGTTTTTCCTGTTCCAGCAGCACCATATGCTACAAGATTTTTATTCTCCTCATATGCATTGAACAATCGTTCTTGATTATCAGTTAAAGGGGAAATGTCTTTTAAAAGGTCTAAGTTAATTGGTTTTTTTCTTCTAAGTTGTTTGGGAGTAAGTCCAACTCCAACTTGGTTTTCTTGAGGTCCCCTTCTTTTTCTTGCCATAGAGTTTCTTACCTTCTAATTTGATTTTTGGATCCAGCAGATTTTGCACTTTTATCAAGAACTTCCTTCCAACCTGGATGTTTATTTTCAAGCTTGTCTCTCCATTCACCAACCTCCCCCGCAGAAGGGCAAGTTGATGGATCGGACCAGTCCCGTGTCCATTCTGGGTTGGATGTTTTCCATTGATCCCAGTCATGGACACTCATTTCCACTTCTTTTTGCTCACCAGTTTTAGTGTTTATAACAGGATATGTTGCCATTTTCTAACAATAATGTGTATCAATATTTATTATGCGTACTCCAGTCCAATGCTTCCGCAACATTGGGGAATTGTCCAGCAAAAATACATTGACATTCTTTAGCAATATCCATATGTTCCTGCTGTGTTCCGTTTGCAGAACGAAGTTGAATATAATGAATCCAAGAACGACAAGAACCAGTCATGTAAATTCGTGTGGGAGTTGCAAGGGGAAGAATGAATCGAGCACATTCTTTAGCAATACCATCATCCAACATTTGCTTATACAGATCCATTCCCCGTTTGAAATAATCCTGATTCAACATTTCATATTTTTGGAGAATATAAGGATCTACATCATCAATACTATTCTGACGATTCTTGGTATCCTGACGACGAAGTTCGGGAACAGGAATATCCCCAAGCAAGGAGCTATCAGCATACCTCTGTGAGAACTCCTGGAAGGTGAAGGAACGATGCCGGAGAATCTGGGCAGCAATACCCCTGGTAGTGTTGATCTCAAGGGTCATGAAGGCATGTTCAAAGATGCTCCAGTGCTCATGCTTGATGCAATACTTCAGCAATCCAGCAGAAGTATCGAAGTTCAGTTGATTGTTTGGGTTGCTGACACGGGCAATGTAAGAGATTACTTCTTGAGCATTCTGTTCAATCAGATCTCCAGCACCTTGAGTAATAGCAATCAGTTTTGTATTCATTCGTCAATCTCCCAACTATCTTTTTCCTTTTTGCGAAGTTTTTTAAGCTCTTTCATCATATCCTTAATCTCCTGATATGCAACTTCGGGAGACATTTTATCAGATACTTCAAGTCCAACAATATATTGAACTTTATCTCCAAATCGAGCAAGTGCTCTTTCAAATTCAGTTAATGTTTCGTACATTTTTAATCCTCCTCGTAGTATTCAATGTCATCATCAAGATCTGGTGGAAGAAAAGTTTGAAAATCATTTGATTCGGTTTTAACTTCTTCTTTAAGCATTGAAAGAAGAATTTCCATGTTTTCGATTATCCACGAAACCTTTTCGTTATCCATGAAATATATTTGTTCGACATGTACATTTTACACAAAAAAAGAGAGGGAGTCAAGTCCCTCTCTAATTTATTAAGCAACTTGTGGTTGCTTTGCCATATTCAATTGTGCTTCTTTAAGTTTTTCGTCTTTTTCTTTTTTATCTTTAATAATCTGAAGAGGATTTAATTTGACAATCATTTTGCCACCTCACCATTATTACAAGGACGATAAGCAATTCCACGATATGTATTTTGTGGATGTGCTGGTGCATGTGTTTTAGAATACCACTTACGATATTCTTCTTTAGGTGTGTCGGTATTATACTGACAACCTCTATAGGTTGCTTGTGACATTAGGTTTTCTCCTTAGTTTTTAGGTTAAAGAGCGTTCCTTCAGTCGGCTTTTGCGTCTATTTTGCACTCCTTCGGAGATATTTGCTTCACTTCCCAAATCAAATCATTTCGGACCTGCTTTGGCAATGAGTGTGCATTAACCCGAGAAACAATCAATTGTGCTTGTAAACAAGTTAGAATGAGTGCTTCCATAGATGAACGATCCGTTCCGAGTCGGCTTACTTCCGTTTGCTATTTGCGGATAGCAAATGAACGTAGAGGCATTCTAATCCTCATTATTTATGTAGTCAAGTCAGTTTGTAACACTTGTTACAATTACCTTTCAATATAACTTAATGTATGATTAGTTGCGTAAAGTTGTTGGATGATTATATCACATCCAATTTTTGGTTGGCAATCACCACAAGTATAAACATCACATGCTGCCTTTCCTTCTTCTGGCCATGTGTGAATACTGATATGACTTTCTGAAAGCAAACAAATTACTGTAACTCCCTGAGGATCAAACTTTTTATAAATCGTTTGACATACAGTTGCTCCACTTGCTGCTGCTGCATTTTCAAGTAGATCAATAAGAAAATGCTCATCGTTCAAAAGAACGAATGAGCATCCGTAGAGATTAAGTAAGTAATGCTTGCCCATTATTCTGGATTATTCTCCATATATTCATTTATAAGTTCGTCTATAATATCTTCTCTTCCGTCGAGTTTATTTATTTCGTGTATATTTGACTTCTTAAATTTTTTAAGTTTCTTATATTTCTTAATCAATTTAACAACTTCAGCTTCATTAATAATCGCCTGAACGTTACTAACTTTTTCCTGTTTATTTAAAAATCCTTTCATCTCTTTTTCTTACTATCTGGTGATTTATATCCCCAGAGTTTGGGGTTAATTTTTCCGTATCCCCATCCAATATCTTGAATGACTCCTGTTCCAAATTTATCATAATATAAATCAAATATCTTAACTCTTGAACCTCTACAAAGATCCATGTAGATTTTATCGTCAAGCTTATACTTTATAATATAAGCATCTAATGGCCATGAAGGATCTTTCAATTGTTCCATGCTTGCTCTTTCAAGCAGTATGGTGCAACCATACTTGGAAGGTAAATTAGCTTTTTCTTCGGAAGACCATGATTCCATAGCAATATCTACCTCCAGGTTTGCATTCAAGACCGACCTCCCCAAGTAATTTCAGGATAAGCCTGAGATACAATCTCTCTCGTTATTTTGTATTTATCTTGCAATCTCTTATCCTTCACCAAAATCATAATTTGCGCTTCAAAAGGATGAAGTCCAGAAAGCATGTTAATAAACATTGTTTCCTTTCTCATCTGAGTAATTCCATTATTTCCACCTCTACAATAAATATAAAAATTCTGATACTCATTGCGAATGGAAGTTTTATTTTTATCTTCTACAAAATCTTCTGTTCCATAGTAACCACTAGTTTTTAAACCTTGATTTTTAGCTTTACTATTTACAAGATCGGTGAGATTTCCACCAACAGAAGTTTGTTCATCTACTCCAGCATAAGGAACATCTCCTTCTGGAAGAATAGAAATTACGCTCTCATCAAAATTCATGATAAGAATTGTGGTGAGAGCAGGGTTTTTATATGCTTGAAGTGTTTCTACTTTTTGTGCAACTGTCCTTTGCTTAGAAACTGCTTCAAGAATTTCATGCATGAATGGATTTGGTTGTAATTTTGGTATGGACCATTCAATCTTCGTCTTCGTCTTCGTAGTCATAGTATTTTTCAGGGTAAAAATTTACAGCTAAGGTTTCATCTGGCAATATGTTTCCGTTTTCGTCAAGCATTTCTGGGTGTATGTTATGAGGTAATTTAAAAAACTTTTCGTTTAAAAAGTCCTTTGCTATCCATCCCACAATTCCTCCAAGGACAAAAAACATCAAGGTAAACATTATTGTAAATGTTACAATAAATGGCAGAGTTTCCATGTTTTTTCCTCCAGTAGAGAGTTACTTTTTTTTGATATTCAAACCGAAATCAAAATTTACTTGTATCTCTCTATTGAGGAGAGATATCACTTTTCCAAAACTAAAAGAAAAGGTTTTGGGTGCAGCAATCTCCCTCCTACTATTGTGACGTAACATTAACTCAAAACCACGATTAATATGTGGTTCTTTCTTATTTAGATGCCTTTTCTCATTATTAGACATTAATTAATTTACAATATTTTGTTCTTTTAAAAATTTTACAGTTTCAATACATCCACCCAAATAAACATCACCAGTATGATCATGCAAAATTACCTGAGGAAAAGATTTATTTTCACCAAATTCAATAATAAACTCTTCCTTAGTAAAATCGCAATCTAAAAAATGCACTGTATGATTTAGTTTAGATATTTCTAAGACCTTTTGAATTTTTTCACAATAAGGGCAACCATTTTTTGAATATACAGTAAATTTCATATTTCAATTTGAAAGAAAACTTATTTAGTTCAATTGCATTTTAACTCATTTGCTTGTTTCGTGCAAGCATATTCTCTCCACCATCGCATCGTTTCGTGATAAGAAACATGATGATATTGATTTGTCTCCCCTGTCCTAACTCCCATAGCATCAATATAACTCGATGGACATTGGTTCACATCTTCAACAAATAATGGACACATGTAAACTTTGGACAAATCTGAGTAAATGATTGTTTCAATTACAGGAACTCTAGCCCATTCTGGCCTAATTCCCAAATCTTTTCCGGAATAATTTAAATTAAATTCATCATCTGGATAATATGTTTCAATTATTTTCTGTGCATGTTTTCTACTTATCAAATAGATGCATCCAGACCAATCACACCAACATCTACTTCTAAGTCCTATAGAAAATGTATGATAATGTTCTCTAAGTAAACATAATTGAACACAACCCCAATCTTCTGGGATAGATTCAAAAAATTGTTTCCACGTAAAGTTCCAATATTTAACAGTATCAAATCCCAAATCATCTTCGCAAATTATGGTATATAATTCGTCAGTTTCAGTTAACCATTTTTTAATAGTTTTTAAATGAGAAGTTACTGGTCCTCTACTTCCCATACTTAATCTATTAAGTAAATCTGATTTTATTACATGCTCATTATCATCATACTTCTTATAAATGTGCGGAGTAACTTTGGTAATTCCATATTGTTCAAATTTATCATAAAGTAAATCTCTTCGATCTTGAGTTTCTTCAATACTAATAAAATTCACAGAAGGAAACTCTTCAAACTTTTTCTTGTCATCATAAGGAACTCTATAAACATAACATAGATCTTCGGTATAAAATCCACTTAAAGTTTCATTAACAGCCTGTTTGATTCCGGGAAACCAATCATGCATTCCTTCTGGATAATAATCATGTCCCGCCAGTATTCCACCGGGCTTAATTTTTGGCAACCAATTTTCAATGTCTTTCTTTGCATTTTCATAATCTTCAGATGCATCTAAAAATACAAAATCTAAAGATCGATCTTTGAATTTTTTGGATGCATCTTCAGAACTAATTCTCAATGGAAAATAATTTTTTTCAACTGGTCGCATATTATTCAAAAACTTTTTATAAATTTCCGAATCCTCCCAAGTATCCACACAATAAAAATCAATATCCTTTTTTGAATTTGATATTTCTACAGCAAGATATGACGTGGATCTTCCTTTCCAACATCCGACCTCCACAAATTTACTTCCATTTGGGAACTCATTGGCAACTCTTGTGTATAGATTTTGATAAGAAAACCAATCTTCATCAAATAAATCATCTCTCTGCCAATAATGATCTATTTTAATATCACGTTCAACATCATTATCTGGAAGATCTTTTTTTAAAGCATCTGATATTTTCTCAGATATTGTCATAATCCTACATTTCCACCAATTTAAAATTTCTTCTTGCTTCTTTTCTAATTTTTTAAAATTAGTCAAAAGAACTGTACATTCATGAACGGCTTCATTCCAATCAGAAACAAAAATCCATGGTGGGTTATTTTCATATTTGAAAGTGCTTTCTATTTCATGTGCAGGACCGGCAACGATTGGAATTGCACCACACATTGATGCTTCATACAATCTGTAACAATCTAAAGTTGAATTACCTCTACCGCAAGGAACAAACACAGAATTTAAATACTTATCAATCATTTCATCTTTTGAGATGGTATGAACAGAATATGACTGTTTTGGTATTGCAGCAAAAGCCATTAGCATATCGTACCTATCAGCTTTTAGATCACCCATCCAAGACCAAGAATATTGCCTATCTTTTGGTTTTTTAAATTCATTTAATGGGGTTGGCAACCTATCCATAAAATTAATTCCAGCTCCATTACAATAACCCAATGGAATATGAAAAGTATTTTCTGTGTAAGTATATCCTTTATGATGATATTGCCTTAAAAATAAATTACAATATTTACCCAAAACATTAAATTCATTCAAATCTTCATGTTTGTATTCATCGGACAATGAAATTATTATCTTTGGATTTACTTTTTTTACAACATATAAAACATCATTCAAAGTATGTTTTCTGCAGTTAAAAACTAAAATATCATATTTGATTTCATTTATTGTATAAATTCCATCAACTACACTTAAAAATGATGCTATTTTATTTGCAGATAGTGGCATTAACGTATCTACAATATAATCAGTTTCCCAAATTTTTTCTTTATTTTCATCCAAAAATAAAATACTAATATCTTCACTCATAGTAAATCGATAGTTTTATTGATTTTTTATCTTATTTATTCTTTAGATCTAAGCTTAGCATAATCAAAAATCTTCTGCGGAACATTGATATCAAGTGCTTCTTCAAATCCCCTAAACCCCGGAGCAGAGTTTGCCTCACAGATTTTATATCCATCCTCATGAAATAAAAGATCAACACCGGCAATATCAAGATCAAGAACTTTAGCAACTTGAATTGCCAAAAGTTCCATCTGATCATCTACTTCTATACCTTCTCCCACTCCACCTCTGGATATATTCGCTTTAAAAGATCCATCAACTGATTTCCTTTGCATTGCACCAATTACTCTACCACCAACAACAATTACACGAATATCTCGTCCCCTCGATTGATCAATATATTCTTGAACAATCATAGAACTTTTAAAATCTATTGATGAAATAAGTTCCGAAAGATCCTCAAATTGTTTTGCGTTCTCACAAAGGTAAACTCCAGCACCATGAGATCCTGTGACAACTTTCATAACACAAGGAAACCCTACTTGCTTTTCAACCAAATCACTATTACTTGGAAAACGAGTAAGCATTGTTTTAGGAATAGGAAGTCCGGCCTGCCCAAAGATTTGCATGGCATACATCTTATCCTTTGCGGCTTCAATTGAATTTGAATTGGGAAGTGTAGGAACATTCAACCTTTCAAACTGACGAAGCACGGAAAGATTATAATATCCAGTGCTACTTCCTGTCCGAGCAAGAACTACATCGGGGAGAGCAACGGCATCATTAAGATATCGAATTGATTTCCTATCATCCCGAGAAACAATTAAATCAATTTCGTCCGCATAAACTACAGAAAAATCGATACCATACTTATTTGATTCTTCTATAAATCGATCTCTCTCGTAAGTTTCCTTTGTGAGACGATTACATAACATCCAGAGTTTCATAAAAATATAAAAGTTTTACATAATTATAATTATATGTCTTGTGCAATGGACAATACAAACATAAAAATCCCGAAGGCAATAAAGGTTGCGAGTATTAGGAGCATAAAAAAGGAGTTCTTTTGGAACTCCTTTATTTATTTTCAACTTTGTCCTTGGGAATAGACGGGTTGCAAAATGCCCCCATCTTGGTCATCATCATTATCGTGATCCTCATTGAGAATAACGATTAAAGCAAATACAAAGAGAACCAAGTATAGAATATACTGAGGGTTCACAGTGCGTTACCTCTTGGCAGAACTTCCTCGGGGAACACAAAGTTCTCATGAGGTTGATCTACTGGTGCCATCCAAGCACGAAGACCTTCATTGAGTAGAATGTTCTTGGTGTAGAACGTTTCAAACTCAGGGTCCTCAGCAGCACGAATCTCCTGACTTACAAAGTCATAAGCACGAAGATTCAAAGCCAGTCCGATAATCCCAATAGAAGAAGTCCAAAGACCCATAACGGGAACAAATAACATAAAGAAATGTAGCCAACGCTTATTACTAAAGGCAATACCAAAAATCTGAGACCAGAACCTGTTTGCCGTAACCATAGAGTAAGTTTCCTCCTCTTGCGTCGGTTCAAATGCCTTGAACGTATTTGCTTGTTCACTATCTTCAAACAAAGTGTTTTCTACAGTTGCTCCGTGAATGGCACAGAGCAGTGCTCCACCCAGTATACCAGCAACTCCCATCATATGGAAGGGGTTGAGAGTCCAGTTGTGGAAACCCTGAAGGAACAGAAGGAACCTGAAGATTGCTGCGACTCCAAATGAGGGAGCAAAGAACCAACTGGATTGACCCAGTGGATACATCAGGAATACGGAAACAAATACTGCAATAGGACCAGAGAATGCGATTGCGTTGTAAGGACGAATGCCTACAAGACGGGCAATCTCAAATTGCCGAAGCATGAATCCAATTAGAGCGAAAGCTCCGTGGAGTGCCACAAAAGGCCAGAGTCCCCCAAGTTGGAACCACCTGACGATATCCCCTTGAGCCTCAGGACCCCAGAGAAGCAGAAGAGAATGACCCATAGAATCTGCTGGAGTAGAAACTGCCGCAGTAAGAAAGTTTGCACCCTCCAGATAGGAACTTGCCAACCCGTGAGTATACCAACTCGTAACGAAAGTTGTCCCAGTAAGCCAACCACCAAGAGCAAGATAAGCAGTGGGAAAAAGAAGAAGTCCAGACCAGCCAACAAAAACGAAACGATCTCTCTTAAGCCAGTCGTCCAAGACATCGAACCACCCCCTTTGTGAATTTGATTGTGTGAGCGTAGATGAAACCATAGCCTCCTCATTGATTTAACATATTTATGTTAACACTTCTTAACAAAGAAGTCAATGGGTATTAGTGCTCATCCCCAATAAATCTGACCGAGAGTGAACAGAACAAATACAAGGATCGTAAATATCATCATACCTATGCCTGCCCAGATTACCCAGGGTTCCATAGGTTCGTGCTGAGGATTATGAGACATAAAAAAAGAGGGTTGTTATACCCTCTTAATTATATCAGTTATTCAGTTTTATATCAACCAATGGCAGGTGCAGTGAGAGCAACAGGAGTTGACTCAGCAGCAGCAAGGTCCAGAGGGAAGTTGTGAGCATTGCGCTCGTGCATTACCTCCATTCCCAGTCCAGCACGGTTCAGAACATCTGCCCAAGTGTTGAGCACACGACCCTGACCATCAATGATGCTCTGGTTGAAGTTGAAACCATTCAGGTTGAATGCCATGGTGCTAACACCAAGAGCAGTAAACCAGATGCCTACAACAGGCCAGGCAGCAAGGAAGAAGTGCAGTGAACGAGAGTTGTTGAACGAAGCATATTGGAAGATCAGACGACCGAAATACCCGTGAGCAGCAACAATGTTGTAGGTCTCTTCTTCTTGACCGAACTTGTAACCATAGTTCTGAGATTCGGTTTCAGTAGTTTCACGAACCAGTGAAGAAGTCACCAGTGAACCGTGCATAGCACTGAAGAGTGAACCACCGAACACACCAGCAACTCCAAGCATGTGGAAGGGGTGCATCAGGATGTTATGTTCTGCTTGGAAGACAAGCATGTAGTTAAAGGTGCCAGAGATACCCAAAGGCATCGCATCAGAGAAAGAACCTTGACCGAAAGGATAGACCAGGAATACAGCAGATGCGGCAGCAACAGGAGCACTGTAAGCAACGCAGATCCAAGGACGCATACCTAGACGGTAAGAAAGTTCCCATTCACGTCCCATATAAGCATAGATGCCGATGAGGAAGTGAAATACAACAAGTTGGAAAGGTCCACCGTTATAAAGCCATTCATCAAGAGATGCAGCTTCCCAAATGGGATAGAAGTGCAGACCAATCGCATTAGAAGAAGGAACAACGGCACCAGAGATGATGTTGTTTCCGTACATTAGAGAACCAGCAACGGGTTCACGGATGCCGTCAATGTCCACAGGGGGAGCACCGATGAATGCGATAATGAAGCAAGTCGTGGCAGCAAGCAAACAAGGGATCATCAGCACACCAAACCAACCAACATAGATGCGGTTATTGGTAGAAGTAATCCAATTGCAGAACTGTTCCCAAGTATTCGATTGTCGTTGTTGTGAAATTGTAGCAGTCATTGTTTTAAAAAAGTAGTAAGACCATCAGGGACATGGTGGAGTTACTATGCTCCCCGCACCCTCAGCGGGGATATGAGAGACGTATTTACCCTCCCTTAGGTCTCGGTTAACGGGAGCACAATCTTTAAGAAACTTTACATTCCTTAACTTGTTGATGTATTTATAATAACACTGTCAGCAATCCCTGTCAATAGGTCCAATTGCCTAAGTGGCACAGTATAAATAGAAACCACCTTTTTATAAATATTTGAGTGTTATTTGGAGCACCGCAGTGGCAAAATCTGCAAACAAGGGCAAAAAAGGTTCTGCTGGCGGAAAGCAGTCAAAACAAAATTCTGGCAATGCTACTGCCAAGAAAGCAAAGAACGGTGGGAAGAAAAAATAGTTTATTTAAATACTATGATAATTGAAACATTAGAAGCAATTGGTATTTTAATTTCTATCGGTTCTTCATTAAAAGATCTCAAAGATAAATTCTTCAATTCCAAAAAAAGGAAAGAAATTGCAGAATGGACTTATGATCTTGGAAGTATCGTAGAAGATATAGCAATTCATTTAAATAAAAACGAATATCCCCATCAAACATGTGCAAGAATGGCATATGTTGCTGATGTTTTTCCAGACGTTGTAGGTGATGCAATCACCTCAAAAGAAGAAAATCTTTTAAAAGAATTATTACAATCTGCCATAAATATCGAAAGAACTTTTGGGGAATACAGTTCTCTTGAGGAATTTGATAAAACAAGTTACATTCAAGAATTATATTCAATTTCTGGTTCTATTTTAGGTATTGCTGATTCACTAAAACATAAAAAATGAATACATTAACTGGTGGAGATGTTGTTTGGTCTGTTATTATTCTTCTTTCAGTCGGTTTAGCTGGAACATCTTGGGTAATCTATAAAGTTCTTATCTGGGATAATGAAGAAACTAATTCTTCCGATCATAATCATCATTCGTCTTCTGACCAATGATGGTTTTTTTAATGAAAACAGAAACGTCAGGAGCAAACTTCAACCACCAGAAGTTCGTTCTTCAATTCGTAGAGTTTGGAAAAAAGGAGCAAAAAAATGTACGACTACAAAGTAAAAAGCATTAAAAGAGTTATTGACGGTGATACTGTTGAGGTTGAAATCGATTTAGGGTTTCATTTGACTCTTTGTGATAAAGTTCGTTTAGCAGGAGTCAATACTCCAGAAACAAGAACTACAAATCCAGAAGAAAAAGAAAAAGGTCTCAAATCCAAAGCATGGATGCAAGACCGTTTGAGTAATATTGAGGGTAAAGAGTTAATCGTAAAATTCGTAAAAGAAGAAAAGTACGGAAGATTACTGGGTTGGTTATATTTTGTTGGAGAACCTAATACCCTCAACGAACAATTAATTAATGAAGGGTTAGCAGAACCTTATATGACTGATCAACTTTGATCGAAATAAGAAGATTCTTCATAAGGAATTTCTGGCATATGTGAACTGAAGTCATCTATTACATCATAAGAATTATCAATGTATTGATCTTCGTAAATTTCATTTTCAATAATGTCTTGATAGAAATTATGCCCTGGATGTTCTTCTACAAATCGATCAATAACATCTGCAATTGAATTTCCATCATTTTCAGCGTTGTTATGAGGTCCAGAATTACCTGGAGGATCTTGATCTCCATTCCCCCATCCATTATTTCCTCCTTTACCTCCTCCATTATTAGGAGGATTTTCAGAATTATTATCTTGTCCTCCGTCATTTTTTGAATCACCTGGAGGTTGGTTTGATTCGGGGTCTTGTCCATCTTGATGATTGCCTTTGCCTGGATTATCTGATGCTCCAGTTTCTCCATCCCAAGGTGAGTTTCCAACTTCTTTATCATTGCCAGGATTACCTCTGCCTGGATCCTCAGGGTCTTCGGGATCTTCTGGATCTTCAGGTTCCTCTGGATCTTCTGGATCTTCTGGATCTTCAGGTTCCTCTGGATCTTCTGGATCTTCAGGTTCCTCAGGATCTTCTGGATCTTCTGGATCTTCTGGATCTTCAGGTTCCTCTGGATCTTCTGGATCTTCTGGATCTTCTGGATCTTCTGGATCTTCAGGTTCCTCTGGATCTTCGGGAGGATCAACTGGTGGAACAGGGGGGTCCACGGGAGGATCAACTGGTGGAGTGGGGGGGTCTACAGGCGGTTCTTGTTCTGGTAGATCGCCAACAACAATGCTGTCGTCAACATTATTCCCACTCCCAAAAGATATAGTATCAGGATTAAAAGAGATTCCATTTGTCTGAACTGGTGTGATATCTATTCCATAAGCTTTGAATGCTTCTGCTGGGGTGATGTTTCTCAAAATCACATTATCCCCAGAAGATCCAAAAGATTCCAATGCAGGATTAGAAAGATCTGTATCTGTCGTAACTTCAACTACACCAACATTACTTGATGGTGCAGTTTCTACTGGAGTGTTATCTACTCCCTCACCTACTGGTGTGTATCCACCAGGAAAACGAGCAGCATAACCAGGAGAATAGGGAGAAAGATCCTGTGCTTGCTGACTCGATTTTAAATTTTCATCACCTTGTAATGCTATTTGATCTTCCATGATTTTTATGTTGTTTAGTTATTTATTTTTCATTCCCATTTCCCAGAGGTATCCCTCTGCTTTTCTACGTTTTGCCAGTCCAGGTTCCACTGATGTACCTGGATTTCTGTACATATAAAGTACTTCTGGAACTTTATGCCATTGTTTATTTTTCAAAACAAATGAGATAGTTGCAAAATTTTTATTCCCGTAGAAGTTGGGTCCCATATTATAACAAAAGGAAAGAAGTGCTCCTTTTTGATTCTCACTCATTTCATTCCAAAATGGAATCTTTTGCAATGCTGGAAGATATTCTTTCTTTAAAGTTTTAGCAAAAAGTTCATCTGCTTCTTGCTGCGTAATTCTATCTCCAATTCTGAAGGAAGTTCCATTCAATCTCTTCGTAGAACCCCACCCAATTGTAATGGGCAATCCACCAGAAAGAGGATCGTAATATGCCTTCAATTCACATCCTTCAAACTGCTTTATCAAATCAACACCAGATTTTGGAAGATCGACAAGATAATTTACCTTTGGTCCATCTCTATAAATTCTTGCAAACTCATCTAAGATTTCTTTATGAATTGATTTTTGCAAAAAATCCCATGCCTTCTTTTGATGCGGCAAACCCTTAAAGCTTTCTGCTGCATCTTCAAATCTTATGGTTTCCATACTCTACCCCATCCCGCATTCGGACCATCACATAACCAACGATACTTCAAATCATTGACTTTGTAAATAGCACCCCTACCATTTGTCACGGGACCAGTATATCTGTCATTCCAAGATCCATACGGATCATTCACAACATAATCACCCGTGGGGGTTTTTCCAATTACAACAACCATATGTCCACCAGTAGGATATGACAATGATCCTCTATGCTTAACTCCAATTACAACTGGTCTTTGTTCTTTCAATTCCCTATCAAGATCTGCAAATCCTAAGTTATTTCTAAATTCGGAATTAAGTCCAAATGATTGAAGTGCTCTTGTCTGTGCTCCATGATCTGTAGTATCGCCAAAAGAAAATAATTTTCTCAAATATTGATCATCTCCCTTTGGACCTTTAAGAGTTCCTGGTTTGAAATATTCTAAGAACATTGCAGAGCATGAAGAATTGCATGTTCTATTTGGTTGAGTAAAGTTGTCGGTTTGGGGAAACCAAGGAACATCTAATATTGCTTTTGCTATCTTTGTTCTAAAAATTCTAACCCAATTTGCTTGATCATCTAAAAACTCAGGTGGCAATTTTGATTCCAATTCATCAATTGCTGCCTTATGTTTTGGATTCTCTTCATCGTAATGCACGAAAAAATCATGCAGATCTATTTTCATTTTTTATATCTCAACAACCTACCCGTATTTATAAAAAAAGGAGGGAATAAACCCTCCTTTGTTTCATATTTCAAACAGAAACTGTTTGCCTTGATTTTACATATTCAAGGAGTTTGACTGGGGTTGTTTCTTCGTAAGGATCTTCAGTTGCGTCATCGCACTTACCCTTTTCAATAAACATTTTCTCGACAACCATATCATCAACTACCATTGCATAACGCCAAGACCTTTCACCAAATCCACAGTTATACTTACCAACAAGCATATCCATGTAATCGGTAAAATCTGCATTACCATCTGGAATCATTTTTACATTTTCAATACCGAGTTCTTTTGCCCAGGCATTCATGACAAATCCATCATTTACAGAAATGCAGTAGATGTCATCGATACCTTGCTTCTTGAACTCATCATAAAGATCATCAAATCCAGGAAGTTGATAGTTAGTGCAAGTTGGAGTAAAAGCACCAGGAAGGCTAAAGATAATTACTCTTTTGCCACCAATAACTTCTGATGTTTTTTTAGTTATGAATTCTCCGTTTTCACGGAAGACAAATTCATATTCAGCAAGACGCTTATTAGGTTCCATAAATTACTCTCCTAATTTCAGAAAACACCTGGAATAATTTGTCCAGTGGTGAGATATGTGCCTACAGCAACGACGAAACCGAGCATTGCCAGGCGAGCATTGAGGATCTCTGCCTCAGGGGTGAATCCGAATTTCATTTTGTTTCTCCTCTTTTAGTAGTGTTTTGAATAACAATAAATTTGTCTTTTTTTAAGGTGCCTGCGATGCAAACTTTAAGTTCATCATCGCTAGACCAATCGCATTCGTCTTGAAGTTGTTGAAGAGCAATTGTCAGATCTACTAACCAATTACTTTTAGACATTACATTTTCTTCTGGTTCAAGATTTCCAATCATCAGTAAGTTTCAGCAAGGTTCTCCACAGCATAGCATAGAGTCACTAAAAAAGCAACCGAAGTCACTGTCCAAATAAGTTCAGTCATCAGAAGATTCCGAAGAAGAGCTTACCAGTGATAGCATAAGAAATAGCACCAGCAATAATGCCGACCATTGCCCAACGTCCATTATACATCTCGGTAGTTTGCATAGGGGTCATAAGACCCTTGCGGTGATATTCCTGATAAACCATTTCAGGTTCCTTGGCCCACATATTTTGCTGACCAAATTCATTCGTTGTTACTGTCATTGTAGTTTTGTAACGATTTACAACAATAGTATATAGGGTTTGTAAAGTTTTGTCAAGAACCAATCTGTACGGGTTTCCTAACCTGCGTCTCAATCCAAGTATCAATTGATACTTTTGGAGACCATCCAAACGTATGGAGCATCTTTTTATTATCGGCAAGAGTTTCTCTGGATTCTCCAGGTCTTGCAGATATATTTACTTGATTATCCGAAATCATATTGGCAATTTCATTTACTGAATGATTTTTTCCAGTTCCAACATTATAAACCTGACCAAAAGTTCTTGGATCTGCAGTTGTTCCTTTAGAATATTTTGAACAAGACGCCATGATGTTTGCATTTACAACATCAGATACATGAGTGAAATCTCTACGTTGTTCACCATCTCCCACAATCGTCAGTGGTTCTCCATCTTCTGCTTGCCTCAGGAACAATCCAATTACAGGAGCATAGTGTCCCTTGAGTGGTTGACGTTCACCATAAACATTAAAGTATCTGAATATAATCGTTTCTAATCCATACAATTCATAATACATCTTACAGAGTTTTTCTCCCGCAACCTTTGATACTGAATATGGATTTAAACAATCCTCAGTCATTGTTTCTATGCATGGAGGTTCATTTCTACCATACGCAGAAGATGTGGAGGAGTATATAACTCTCTTAACTCCTGCCTCTCTTGAACATTGAAGAACTGTGCAAGTACCGACACAATTAGTAGTTACTGCACGAATGGGATTTTCAATTGCAGGTTGAATTCTTGCCTCTGCGGCAAGATGAAATACTACATCAACATCATTGTAAAGAGGCCGAGTATTAATATAATCGGCAATATCAAATTTAGCATTAATCGCGCTTTCATTCCAGTAAAACTCCCCATTACATTCAGAACTCTCGTTGTCAATTACAACAACCTCATGACCCATTTCTAAAAGTTTATCTACAAGATTGGAACCAATAAAACCTGCTCCACCAGTTACTAATGCCTTCATATATTAAAAAGTAATCTGTTTTATGTAGTCAATAAAAAACCACCCCAAGAAGAGGTGGTTCCACTCAGATTATGAGTGATTTATCAGAACGTGAACTTGGTCTGGATTACACCACCCCACTTGCTGCTGTCCTGATAACGCTGATTGTTTTCAACGTAGAACAGAGCAGGAGTGATGCTGATGTTGTCAGTAACTTGGAACTTGTAGAAGAACTCAAGCATCGTAGCATCAGATACACCAGCGGTTTCAGCAGAAGGTGCCTGTCCAACAGCAACACCAGCAGTGTTACCAGCAACAAACGCATCTGCCCACTGAAGACCAACGAACCAGGAATCCGAATCAGTTGCATCGGTAGCACCAGTAGTACCATTTACGAAGTTATATCCGTAACCAGCACTGATGGAGGGAACCCAACCAGATTCAGAAGGTTGCCAATATGCGTTAAGAGCAATGGCATTGGATTCTTGACCATCTACAAGAGCACCAGAGGCACCAAGGAGACCATTGTAGGTGCGAGGACGGGTGCCCTCAGAACCATAACGATAACCAGCACCAACACCCCAGTTAGATCCTTTGTAACCTACCTGAGCAATGAAGTTCAGAGCACCTTCGGAATCAAAGACACCAGTGGAACTATCTTCACCATTCTCGGCAACATAGTTCAGACCAGCAACGAATCCACCTTTGCCAACATACTGAGCACCAACACCAGCACCAGTTGCCTTGTTATAGACACCAGGAGCACCAGCAACTTGGAAGAAGTCAAGGATTTCCGACTTATAAGCAGAAGGAACCCATGCCATCTCAGTGTTACGAACCTTAGGACCAGCAGTAATAGTCACACTATCACCCACAGGGAACTGATAGTAGAGACGATCAAGAACAACATTGTCTCCAGTCAGAGCAGTAGTGTTGTCTGCCTTGTCCAGTTTGAACAGGGAAGACGAAGAACCGAAAGGATCACTGCTGAAGTTAGCAGAACGCAGACGAGTGCGAAGGAGATCACGACCAGTGAACGAAGTGTCAAAGTTCAGACGGACATCATAATTAAATGCGGTGTTGCCAACGTTTCCACCAGCATTAGTTTCAAGTCCAGGAACTCCACCCAGAACAAAGGTAGCCTCACCCTTCAGTTTGGTAGTGGTAGAGAACTGAGTTGCCTCAAGAACACCAACCTTTGCTTCCAAACCATCTACACGACCACGGAGAACAATCAGTTCTTCTTTGAATTCTGCCTGAAGTTTACGAAGCTCATCGGTGACTTCAGTTACACGATCGAGGCAAGCATTCAGCAGTGCTGCTGCTTCGTAACGAGTCATTGCCTTACCACCACCATAGGTGCCGTTAGGATAACCTGCTACGCAACCATAACGCTCAATAAGATTAGTGAGTGCTTGATATGCCCAGTCGGTAGGTTGAACATCAGAGAATTGAGTAACGCTTGTTACCTGTTCAACAGAAGAGTACTTGCTGACATCCTCAATATTGAGTTCTGCGGCAGTAGCAGCAGGAGCAACAAGACCCAAAGCAACAGGGACAAGCATCAGTTGTTTGAGAAAATTCATAATCGATTAGAAAATAATTTACTAAAGAAAAACGAGTTAAGTTTTGTTACGACTCAACTCGATGTATTTATCATACAGGGTGCTTTTGAAATTGTCAAGGGGTTGCCCGTTTTGCTCCAGATGGTTCGGTTATCCGACCCAAAAACGGATCATAATTAGTGATCGATTCAAGAGTCATTTCTGATCCTTTCTGAGACCAAAAATTTAAAAGTCCATCATGAGAATTTTTATGGAAGATATCAATATGCTCTGGATGAATTGATGATCCCAATTTAAGATTATATAACAACAATGGACAAGCATAAGTGCATCCAGAGTTATAAATTAAATCATCTGCAACTGGACGAGGTTTAACTCCATTATCAAGTTTATATTTTTCCCCTCTTACATGATATTTCAATAACTTTTGAGCATGGTGCCTTGTAATTACATAACAAGCGGTAGAAAAATCATTAACAAATCTCGTATGAATTGGAACATATATATCCCCAGTGCAAATAATTGCGAGTTGAATTATGTCCCAAGCATAAGGTGCCCTTGAAATAAAATCTTTCCAAGAAAAATTCCAAAATTTTGCAATATCAATGTTGCAATCATCTTCCATAATGACTGCGTAAGGACTATCGGAAGTTTCATACCAATGTTTTATAGCTTTAAGATGAGAAGTAACACATCCAACTTCACCAGAAGTCATCAGTTCTGGGTAAGTTCCTTTAATAATATCACTTAAATCATCTTCTCTACCGTCATAAGCGGAGATACGAGTATAATCTACAATATTCCAATAATCAAATTGAGTTTTCATATAATCCCATCTCTCTGGTTGCCCATCAAGATTAATGCAGTAAATGGGACCAAACCCATTGAGCTTATATGCAGATTTATTTTTTTCAGTTCTGTCTATATTCATGATACGTTAATAGTACTTTTCATTTTTTTAAAGTTTTCTCTTAAAACAATATCCTCCTTATTTCCAGATTCTCTAATAATAAATCTTTGCTTTGCAACTTCTGTACTGTTTTTAATATGATGTTCTCCAGTAAGAATTGCTAGATGTGCATAATAAAAATCTTGCGTTTCATCTCGATTTGGACTAAAAATATAATGAGTAGACCAAGGATATTGTCTTGAATATTTTGGAAGCGTGACCCACTTAATCATTTTGTTTATATCAATATCATCATCATGATACCAATAATAATCACTCAATTTGAGAGATTTTTCAACAGTGTATCTGGAAATATTTTTAGATTCCATATTAATAGAATCTTTTTGTTGATTGATCATTCCTTCAATAATTTCATCAATAGAATACTTAGAAACAAAATATTCATCAATATCTAAATTTAACACAAATTCAGAATTATATACAAATTTATATTTCAAATATTGAAGTCCAACTATTTTACAAAAATCAGAATCCCATGGTGGACCATGTACTCCCCATCTCATTGGCCAATCAACTATCACCAATTCATAATTATTAGATTGCAAATAATTTTCTATATCTTCACAAGTATATTTGTCTGTATTATTGGAGAACAAAACAAATCCATCAATACCATAAACTTCATTGTGATATTGAACCCAGTTTAACATCCATTCTTTTGGATCATTTTTAAACATTGTGAACAATACTTTTTTATTTGAAAACTTATGTATGAATGATTCTTCAATTTCAATTTTCAATGGATCTTCATTTTTATATTTCAAATAGATATGAGTTGCATCTTTAGATATTTTTCCAATGGCAAGACCAGACCTATCAAGATCATAAAAAGTCAAACTTATATCATTTTGACCATCCGTGATTATTACGTTATCTTTTATAAAGTCAGAAAGATTTAAAAAAGGAGGAGCTGTAATAACAAGAGTATCCTCTATTTTCAAAACACCAGAAAATAAAGTATCATAATCATATGTTTCATCAAATGTCTTACCAAAAGACATACCATAATTTTCTTTTGGTTGCATTGTTTTTCTCAATACACCCCAAGAACTTGGAATAGTAACAAATTTTGGACAAACAACCATATCAATCTCCTGCGGGTCTTACATCATACACCAAATGCTCTGACATGTAAATCTCACCATTTGCATTATGTATAGATTCTAACATTGTATAATCCTCAAAAGAAGAACTAGTGAATTTAACTCCGGTCCTATTCAAAAAAGATCTACTTACACAAAACGATATTCCAACAAAATTTTGCGCCACTTGATTCATTCCATAAGGAGGAATAATCACTGTCCTATTATTCTTTCTATCATCATGAATCATTCTAAAAATACAGCAATCAAAAGAAGTATATTGAATTTCTTCTATCAATTTATCAATGTAAGTTTCTCTTAAAGTATCGTCGTCATCGACAAATCCAATCCAATCATATTCATTATCAATTAAAGAAATCAAATAATTTCTAACTCTACCAGCATTTCCAGTTGGTCTTTCAACTGCAGGATTATGATCAAAATCACCTAACCTATCTTTAATAAAAACATAATGTATTCTGCTGTCATTCAATAAAATACCTTTATCAAATTCACTTTCACAAATGCCATCCAATCCAACCCAAGCTTCCCATTCATTATTAATTTGATTTACTAAAGAATTCAAAGTATCTGTTAATGTTTTTCTGCCTACACTAGGAACAATAAAATTAATCATAATAGTTTCTACAAAATATAATCATAAGTAATGCTATTTACATGATAAGTAACGTAATTTGATATATGAATTTTAGCTCCAGCATTTTGCAAATCCTTCAAGAATTTATAATCTTCTCTAATGTCATTCACAAATTTCACTCCACTATTCTTCAAAAATTGTTTGTTAACACAAAAAGAAATTCCAACTTGATTTTCAATAATTTCATTAACTCCGAGAGGAGGTATAAGTTTTTCCCCACCAGCATCATATCTCATTCTAAAAACACAACAATCAAATTGTTTAGTTTGAGTTTCTAGGTAAAAAGTATCAACATAATAATTACTTACAGTGTCATCGTCATCTAAAAATGCAATCCATTCGTTTGATGAATTGATCTTGGAAATTATCCAATTTCTAACAAGACCTGCATTAGATTTAGAATATCCTTCCCCCCAATCTCCTACAACTCCCAATTTATTTTCAGAAAATAAATAAGTAACTCGTTTATCATCAAACAAAAAATTTTGATCAACTTGCTTTTTAGAAAGTCCATCAAATCCGACAAAAGCTTTCCAATCTGGAATCTTTGGTCTAAACATAGCACCTTGATTAATCAAAGATTTAACAGACCTCATTATAGTTGGTCTTCCTATCGAAGGAATTACAAAATCAATCATTTTACTCTCCAAATTTACATAGATCTTTTTTGAATTAAATTTAAAATATCACTGTCTTCTTCTTGTTCTTCTCTTGGAGCATATAATGCTCTTGTTCTTTCTTCTACCTTGCCGACAGGATCTGTCAAATAGTATATAGCTAAACTTTTTCTATACTCATTTTCTGGACATGTCAAATGATTAGGAAGTCCGTGCCAAGAATTTTGTGTGGTATCAAATAAAATAGCTCTATTGTAAATACATTCTACCACCCTTTCCTTTTTTAATGGTCTATTTGTATCTTGATTATGAGACCATAATTCCAATCCACCACCCCAAGATATATTCCAATCCTTAGACAAATAAATTATAAGATTTAGTTTTCTTTGTAAGTTTAACTTTGGGTGAATAGAATAATCTTTATGCACATTTAAATTTCCACCCCTCCCATGCATATGCCATCCACCACCATGAAGTCCATAATCTGGATAAAGATTCTGTATTCCTGTTATTTCTTTAACAAACTCTACAAATTGCTGAGAGCAAAAATACTGAAATAGTGAATATGTATTTTTAGGAAATTTACTCCAATCCTGTATTGTTCTTTTATTTTCTAGTGGATTATCATAGCAATACCAACGATCATCATTAAACTCAAAAAATTCACCAGATACTTTTTCAGCAATATCTTCTGGAAGAAAATTTTCAATTACATGGTGATCGTATGGTGCATTAAATGAGGTTATATTTTTTCTTACAGTATTCAGATTCAGTCCTTTCATAATACTCTTTATTTTTATTTGATACGTTTGTTGTTACGGAATAATCACTTGGAAATCTATTTGAAATCAATATATCATTATACAGTATTGGCATTCCATAATCAAGTTTCATTCCATAATAAAAATCAACGTCCATATAAAAAGTCAAAGATGGATCGAATCTTCTTGTAACTTCCTTCTTAAAGGCAACCACAGAAGGAGAACTAATCGTATTAACTCCATCTAAAAGTTTATCATTAAACTCTGGGTAAAAATCCCAATAAAAAGAATTCCCATGATCAGCAGTATGGTTACATCCATTAAGTAACCACATTTTATCACTTTCACTTAGAGCATCATAAATCTTTTGAAGTGCCTCATCATCATAAAAAAAATCATCTTGAAACATTATTTTTATAATGTCTCCAGAACACATATCAATGGCCCTATTGGTATTTGCAGGACCATTTCCTTTGTCATTTTTATTTTTAGAATAACAAAAATTAATTCGATCTTCAAATTCACCTACCTTATCAAAAATTTCATTGTCTTCACTATGGTCAGATATTACAACTTCAAAATCTTTGAAGGTCTGTATCTCTATAGTTCTAAGGAGATCATCAAGAAATTCAGAACCTTTTCCGTAAGATTCAAATGTGGGAATTGCAATAGAAACTTTTGGAGTCATTTTTTTAAAAAACTATAATCAACACTTTTTTCCATTATATCAGAATAATCATTTCTTTGCCAGGCCAAATGAGGTCTAAGTAAATATGTTTCACATTTTGAATGTATACTTGAATATATTACATCTAATGGCGACCTCATTTGAGAAACATTATCTATAATCATATCATAAAGTGAATTATCAATCGCATAACAATGTGTTGTATATATTTGTCTTATTTTATATACATTTTCCGAAACCTTTATTGGCTCGTTATGCTTGGGCATATAAACATTATTAAAAGAATGATTGCCACCAAAATACAACATATCCCACTTTGGCAATTGACTTTCGTATTCAAAAAATAATTGATTCAAATTTTTATCAAATTCAACATCATCTTCAAGAATCAATACGTTTTTTAGATTATCCTTCTTTGCTTTTTTTATTACTTTTAAATGTGATAGTATACAACCCAATTCCCCAGGTTTTAAATTTGTATTCACATTTTGAATTTTTCCATCAATTGCAGTTATTCTTTCAACTTGCAAATTATGCTTTTCAAACTCATTTCTAGATTCTTTCCATCTATCAAATCGTTTATCCAAATTAATGCAAAAAATTTTTTCAAAATAATCATTTAATGTTTTCATATTGAAACCCATTCCTTTAAAATTCGATCTTCTATCTTCCAATCAGAATATGCAGATCCAAACCATTTTTTGGGGGATATTGTAAGTTTACTCTTAGAAAGCCAAGAACCCCACCAACTAAAAGAACTATTAGCTATAATATGATAATCGCAGCATGTCATTAAACATAAATCAAAATCTACAGAATTATCTTGAGAAATAATAAATCTATCTCCATCAAAAAAACTTTGTTCTCTACACCATTGAGGATCATCTGTAAAAACAATTATCGGGCATTCTTGGGGAAGGAGTGAAATTGCCTCATCATAATATTCTAACGAACAAATTGGATGATGATTTGGAAACTCCGAATAGTCAGTCCTACGAATGTGTAAAGATATTACATCTTGTCCAGAATAAAATTCAGCAAGAAATTTAGTCGCATCCAATAAAAGATGTTCATCAAAAGAAAAATCTTTTCGTATTTCATTTTCAATGTGTTTAAAATATTTTTCAGATTGAAAGTAACCATCAAGATCTATATTGTCAGGACACGTTTCAAATAAATCCTCATCAAAATTTAATGTTGATTCTTTTAATTTTGTATTATTTGTAGTAATAATGACATTTTCTTTTCCCAAGTTAAATACATCATAAATGTCACAATTAGAATCACGGACTTTTGAATCTTTGGTTCCAAAGTTTTCTTTTGGAGGAATACAAAAATCATAACCATGTTTTCTCGCAATCCCTTTTAAAGAAGCGTATTGAAACATTTGATTTCCAAGTCGTCCATAATTTCCAAGATAATTGAATGATATCATTTTTTATATGTTTTACAATTTTACAAAAAGTAATTTGTATAGATAAAATCTTCTCCCGTTGGATATTTTTTTAATCTATCAAAATTATCATATACTGCCTCAAGTTTAGATTTATATATTTCCTCAGAAACATCAAATTCTTCAGATAACTGAATTATTCCATCGGTGTTAAAATATTCACCAATATCTGGCGCTCCTTTATATACAGGAATGGTTCCCGTAGCAAAACAATCTAATATCTTCTCAGTAAAAAATCCATCATAAGATCCATTTTCAATAGCAACAGAAAACATGTAGTCACAAAGACCTTCTTCTTTATTTTCTATTTCATTAAATCCCCTTCCATAAAGATCTACTTGGTCTCCTATTTTTTCAACCCATTTCAATCTTTCAATATGACCCTCACACATTTTTTTGTTTGAAGAGATCATAGAAATCATTTTAGTTTTTTCATACACTTTTGGATTTTTAATCCAAGTTGAAGAAGTTAAACACCATTTAAATCTAGAATCAATTTTAGTCAATTCTTTACTGTTAGTAAAAATGGATTCAAATACTTCAAAATATTTTTCATAATTGGATCTAACATCTTGATAAATTCCTGGAGTAATGTATTTTGATTCTAATAACCATCCATATTTTTTCTTAGAATTTTTATGCGAAAATGCTTGCCTTAAAGAATCATCAATATAAAAACTAATATCGGATGATTCATCAAAAACCCATTCAATATATTTTGACTTTTTTCCGTGTGTAGAATAACCTAAATTTCCTCCAGTCAAATGAGTAAAATTATTACCGTATAAATTAAATTTTATCATAGTTATATTTAATATAAAGTTTTTAAAACGATTTTAATATCCATTCCTATTATTTCAACTTATTAAAATTTCTAAGTTTTTCATTCATCTCTTCACTCGCTATTTCAAATGGTTTATTTTTCATTTTTAAACACTTGCATGTGGAATTAATATTAATGGAAAAATCGTATTTTTCTCTTACTTCTTTAGACCAACTAACATCCTCACCTCCACCCCAAGATAATTTTTCATCTAAAGGAAACTCAATCATTACATGCTTTTTTGCAATCCAATATGATCCAGAAATATATTGATACTTTGATAAATGAGTAATATCATAAGAAAATATACATTCCCTACTTGGGTTTACAATATCATCCATTTCGTTAAGATTGTGTGGCCAGATTACCCAATCACGCCACCTAGTATTATCTGCATTAAGAAGTACGTTCGTACAAACTTTAAATTCTTCACCAAAACTTAAATATCCTTCATACCAATTATCTTCCAAAGCAATGTAGTCATGCATATAAACAATATTCTCATATTTTGCATTTTTAGTTATTAAATTTTTTTTTCTAGTTATCCATTTACTTTTAATGCTATCATCAAATGGCATCACTAAAGTATTTTTTCTATCTACTTTACTATTTCCTATTACAATAATTTCATAATCTAAAGTTGAAATGTATTGTTTTTCTATGCTATCTATAACTAGATTTAAATTGTTATCAGAATTTCCATCTGTAATAATTCCAAAAGTAAATTTCATTTTAATTACTAATTATATTTTTATTTTTTAACTCATTAATAATTAAAGGCATTGCATTTTGAGATAAATGAATATGGTCCATAATATAATACGGATTTGTTGTTCCATCATTATTTAACATTTTTTCAAAAATAGATACAAACTGAAAGTTATTTTCTACACAAAGGTCAATTAGATATTGATTGAAAATTTTAGTTACGTTATTTCTTTCTATATTAGATCCATAAGAAGGTCCAGGTTCTTTAGTTTGAAAATCTATATATGGTTTTTTATCCGACCAAGATGCAATTGGACCCCAAATTAATATTTCCTTATTAAATTTTTTATAGTACAAAAGAGCATTTACATATCTAGAAACACACTCACATACAACATCATTAATACTTCTGTTTTGTAAATTTGATTGCTTTATCAAGTGTGCTCTAATGTCAACTTCACCAAAGCAAAACATAAGTTTATCATTTTCATTTACACTTGGATTAAGTAATACAGATTCTATAATGGACTGTTTATTATGAAGTTGATAAGCAGTTGATGGTCCTATTCGATAAGATTCAAAATATGGAATTAAGTTTGATGCCCTATCCGGCCAAACTGGTTGCATCTTCTCTTCTCCACTGAAAACTGCAGAGTGACTATCTCCTATGCAGTGTATTTTCATATTTTAAATCTTTTATTAACATATACTACATCTATTTCGCCAATTCCATTCCAACATTCATGGAAAATTGCACCAACAAGTTCAAAATTTTTACTCTCAAGATAAGAATGTAAAGAATGAAATTCTGTTCCATTCACATAATCATTTTCACCAAAACTAATTTCAGTTTGAATTGCCTTTACATTATCTAAAACACCTTCACAACCTCTAAAAACCTCATTCTCATATCCTTGCACATCAACCCAGAGAATATCAGGAAAATTGATTTTATTACTTTCGCACCAATCATCTATTCTAACAACATCAACCACATGAGATCTAACCTGTCTTCCCCACTCTGGAATGTTTTTTTGCTCGACTACCAATAAAGATGATGATCCTGGATTTCCATCACTTATATAAAAATCCAATTTACAATTTTTTTCTCCAACCCCCTTTCCCACAACATTAATATTATTATAAGAATTAGAGACATTTAAACATGTATTATATGCTTCGGGATTTGCTTCAAATGCATATATTTCAGAATTTTTAAACCAAGTGCTAAATTCGATACTCTGATAGCAATCTCTACTACCAACATCAAAAATAGTTTTAACATCATCAAAGTTTATATATTTTGATATTATATCAATAAACTCAAAAGTCCAATAAGAATTACATGGATAACCTGTATGGTATATTTCTTCTGTGACGTTAGAAATATATTTTTTATTATTTTCTATATCAGTTTCAATATTATGAAATTTGAATGGGTAAACTCTACCATACTTGCGAATGTCAAACATAATTTAAACCTCTCCCTTATAATGCTCTAAAAAATAATTTAAATCTTCTGGGGTTCCAATTCCCCACATACCTTCTTTATCAATCTCTTTGATGCGAATCTTTTTGCCATCAACAATTGCTTCATTAAATACTGGGCAAACATAATATTCATTGTTCACACGAATATCTTTCTCAATCATCTGCTCAGCATACTTCACATAATCAGATCCTTTCTTCCAATAGTAAATACCTACCGTAGCGTGTTCAGAAATGGGCTTCTTCTCAGCAACTTCAGATACATAACCATCTTCACCAAGTTTAGCATAAGACCACTTTGGGTGAGTTGCAGGGAAGGTCACAATGCCACCATCTATCTCACCATTCTGGAAAGCATAGAGAGTTTCATTAGAGTTCCACTCAACAAACTGGTCAGAGTTTGCCATCACTAAAGGATCATCGTTATTGATAAACTCCTTTGCAAGAAGAGTAGTGCAACAAGCACCTTCCGTAAGTCCATCAACTTGAACAATATTACATCCAGGAACAATCAGGGGAAGTAAATAATTAAGATTATACTTTTCATAATGTTCTTTCTGAACAATAAAGGTATAATTTGCTTTAATATTCAGATTTTCAACAACCACTTGAATCATTGGTTTGCCTTTAACTTCAATCAAAGGCTTAGGGAAAGTATATCCTTGACTGGCGAATCTGCTGCCAGCTCCTGCCATGGGAATAAGAACATTCATATTTTTACTTTCCCACGTAACTTTTTGTTTTGTCCCATTTAAAATTTTTTTAATGCGATCAATTTTTACTTGATTAAGATCTTTGCGATTCTCTACAGGAACCAAATATGCCTTACTATCAAGAGCACCTTGACGACCAATATGACTATCCTCAACAATCACAGTATCTGCAGGGAGTGCTCCAAGAGCAGTCATGCATTTCCAATACATTGCTGGGAATGGTTTGTTACGAACAACGTCCTCATTAGAGACGTACATATCTACAAATTCCAGAAGACCAAGACGCAAAAGAATAATCTTTACAGTATTCCGAATACTGTTAGATGCAACAGCAATCTTATATCCCGCATCTACAAGTTGTTGAAAGTACCCCATCAACTCATAGTCCTTTGCAACACAGTCATTAAAGATTTTAAGTGTCTCTTCTTGCTTATCTTTCCAAATTTTATCATAAAGATCTACAGGAAGACCTTTGTGCTTGGTCAAGAGTTCTAATTTTGCTTTAGTGGGGAGACCATCATAAATGCTCACATGCTCATCTTTATTGATAGCATATTGTTGTCCAAGTGCTTTATTTAATGCTTCATAATGATAATCTTTACTATCAATAAGAACACCATCTAAATCAAAGATAACTAATTTGGTCATATTACTTTCCAGTGCTTTAAATACAGGTCTTTAGTGTCATGATCTTTACAATCACCAGCAAACCAATTTTTAGGTGCTATAACATTTATACTATCAGCTAACCAAGCCCCCCACCAACCAAAAGTGCTATTACAAATAATGTGATGAGTACATTGAGAAAGAAGATATAAATCCATGTAGGCATCCCCAACCTCAGATACAGAAAATCTATCTTCATCGAACATCTTTTGTTGCATACACCATTCCGGATCATCCGAAAAAACATATACAGGAAGATCCTTATCAAATTCAGACAATGCCTTTTCGTAATATGAGTTTGGTTGCACTGGATGATTTGGATTTTTCAGAAAATCATTTCTTCTTATGTGTATTCCAATGCAATCACTGTTATGCATCTCGGCAACAATTGGTTCACATGCATTTTGAATTTCTCTTTTAAATTGGAAATCTTCATTTCTCAATTCCCCCTCAATGTGCTTAAAATACTTCTGACTCTGAAAAAATCCAACATAATTAATATCTTGCTCTGGAGGATTTTCAAATAAATCCTCATCAAAATGAAAAAATCGTTCGACAAGATTTCCATAATCAGTCATCGAACGTTTACATTTAATATCAAATGCCTCATCAATATTGCTAAAGAGATCTTGGTAATAATGCTTACCAAAAACCTCTGTCGGAGGAATACAAAATATTCTTTTATGCTTAATGGACATTGACTTTACAAATGCATATTGAAACATTTGATTTCCAAGATGCCCATTATTGCCAAGATGATTAATAGAAAAACTCATAATTACTGCAATTTACTTAAGATTTTATCAAGAAGTTTTAACTCTTTATTTCCAATAAAATGATTATTCCCCAAGTATATCCCATTCTCATGAATAGTGTCAACATCAAGATTACTCTTCATTGTTGTAATTTTATAATGATTTAAGTATGGCTGCTTTAGTAAATTTCCACCAATTATAGGTCTATGTTCTATTCCATATATTGGACATAATGCTTTAAATTGATCGGAGATAGTTTTATCTTTAAAAATTAAAGGAAAGCAAAAACTACTTAATCTATTTGAATTAATAGGAACATAAACTTTACTGCAATGATTTGAAAGAATCTTTACAAATTTTTCATAGTTTTCATTTCTCCGTTCAATCATACTATCAAGTCGTTTGAGTTGGGACAATCCCAATACAGCTCCCAACTCATGATTTCTAAAATTATAACCATCAGTTACGAAAAGAAATTCTTTGTTTAAATCCGAATAAGTTTCATAATAAACATCCCTATTATCAGATTCTCTTGCTAAACCATGACTTCTCTTCAAACGCATCATGTCATAAATTCTATGATCGTTTGTGCAGATCATTCCACCTTCAATAGTTGACATGTGATGTCCAAAGTAAAAACTAAAGGTTGCACCCAAACTATCAGATCCAACTTTAGTTCCATCAGGATTCAGACAACCATGAGATTCACAAACATCATCAAGGAACAAAGCATTTGGAAAGATCTCTTTATACCTCTCAACTGGTGCTGGGAACCCCATCAAGTGCGTGGTAAAGACCATCTTGATATCAGAATGCTTCTGAGCAATAAACTTAAGATCTTGCTCGCAATAAGTAAAGGTATTAATGTTTACGTCACAGAATATTGGTTGGAATCCAAGTTGAAATACTGGATTGACATTGGTTACCCATGTGCAAGCAGGAACAACTACCTTATCACCATCCCTTAGTCCATAGATTTCTTTGACTGCTGCGATCAAAAGATAGTTGGCAGTGCTTCCAGAAGAAACATAAAGAGAATACTTTGAACCAACCCACTTAGACCAAGCAGATTCAAATTCTCTAACTTTAAGTCCATTTGTAAACCTATCGGAGGTCATACAGAACTTTGCCATTCGGACTCTATCCATAAGAGTCATGTTATCTTTCATTAATGGCCACTTATGCATTGCAATTCTCCAAATACCAATTATAAGTTTTTTCTAAACCTTCTTCCAGTTCTATAGAATGTTTCCATCCAAGATTATATAGTTTATCCACATTTAAAAGTTTTCTTGGAGTTCCATTGGGTTTGGTTGTATCCCAAGCAATGTCCCCTTCATATCCAACAACCTTAGCAATAGTTTTTGCCAATTCTTTAATTGTAATATCTTTGCCAGTACCAACATTAATAATTTCTGGTCTATCGTAATTTTCCATAAGAAAAAGGCAGGCATCCGCAAGATCATCTACATGTAAAAATTCCCTGAAAGGTGATCCATCTCCCCACATAAGAGGAATTTCACCAGATTCTTTTGCCTTATGAAACTTAGTAATAAATCCAGGAAGAACGTGAGAGGTCTCTGGATTAAAGTTATCATTAGGCCCATAAAGATTTGTTGGCATTAATGAAATAGCATTAAACCCATATTGCTCAGTATATGCTTGACACATTTTAATTCCTGCAATTTTAGCAAGAGCATATCCATCATTTGTCGGTTCAAGAGGACCCGTCATCAACTGATCTTCAGTAATTGGTTGAGTTGCAAACTTAGGATAGATACAAGAAGAACCAAGAAACAGAAGTTTCTTAACACCAAAGTTATAAGAACTTTGAATAATATTGGTTTGGATTTGAAGATTCTCAGTTAAAAAATCTGCCTTATAGTTTTTATTCGCCATAATGCCACCAACTCTAGCGGCAGCAAGAAAAACATATTCGGGTTCTTCTGAGCACAAATACCTTTCAGTTTCATCTTGATCTGTGAAATCTACATCATCCCTAGTTCCTTTGATGATGTTTGTATATCCATTTTTTTCAAGATTTCTAACAATTGCTCTGCCAACCATTCCATAAGCACCAGCAACTAAAATTTTAGAATCATGTTTCATTTTAAACTCCAATTTTCCCAAACCCAATTAAAGCACCAATCTTGACTATGCGTTTTAGATAATTTTCTTCGTATATCAAGTAGCATCTTTTCAGAATTTTCATTTATATTATGGAATTGAATTTGAAAATTATTAATTTTAGTAGTTAAATTGTTATCAAATATATTTTGCATAATATCATATTCTGCACCTTCAACATTAATCTTTAGCAAATCAATATTATCAACTCCAGTTTCATCATAGGCATCGTTAAAAGATTTAATTTTTACCTTTTCAATAACTAAGTTATCTACATTTTCAATGGATCTTGGAGATACCAAATAAGATGCGTCATCAGATATAGCTAATTCAAGTTCTTCTGTTTTTCCACCAACTCCATAATCAAATACTCTAATTTTTTCATTATTTTCAAATTTACTTTTAATTAAAGAAGAAAATTTTGGCAAAGGTTCAAAGACATAAATGTTAGATTTATATTTTGAATATATTTTATTAGAGTAATCTCCTTCATATCCACCCAAATCAAAAACAACCGAATTTGAATTTAGTCGATATGAAATTCTGAGGGTTTTATCCCCTTCGGCTGCCCACCATTCATCAATTTCCTGTCTCATTTTCACACATCTCCTTTACAAGTTCATCAAAAGAAATCTTAGGCTCCCATCCAAGTTTCTGTTTTGCCTTAGTAGCATCACCCAATAAGGTCTCTACTTCAGCAGGTCGAAAATATTTAGGATCCACAATTACACGTACTAATCCAGAATTCTTATCAATTCCAATTTCATTACCATAAACATCAACCTGCCATTCAATATCCATTCCAAAGTAAGGTGCTGATCTCTCTACAAATTCACGAACCGAGTACTGTTTTCCAGTAGCAATCACGAAGTCATCAGGTTCATCTTGTTGAAGCATTAACCACATTGCCTCAACATAATCTTTTGCGTGTCCCCAATCACGAAGAGCATTCAGATTACCCAGTTTAAGCACCGTTTGCTTACCCTCAGACATTGCTTTGAAACCTCTGGTAATCTTACGAGTAACAAATGTTTCCCCACGACGAGGAGATTCATGATTAAAAAGAATCCCCGTGCAAGCATACATTCCATATGCCTCACGATAGTTTTTGACAATCCAATAACCATAGATCTTAGCAACACCATAAGGACTCCTGGGATAGAAAGGAGTTGTTTCTGTTTGAGGAATCTCTTGAACCTTGCCGTAAAGTTCTGAAGTAGATGCCTGATAGATACGAACATCATTCTCCATTCCAAGAATACGAACTGCCTCAAGAATGCGAAGTGTTCCAAGGGAATCAACTTGCCCAGTATATTCAGGTATTTCAAAAGATACCTTTACATGACTCTGGGCACCAAGATTATAAATCTCATTTGGTTTAACTTTCTGAATTACCCTTATAAGATTGGTAGAATCAGTAAGGTCACCGTAATGGAGATGAATAAAATTATAGATGTGGTCAATACGATGAGTGTTAATAAGGGATGCTCTCCTGATAATCCCATGAACCTCATAACCTTTTTCAAGCAATAGTTCAGCGAGATACGATCCATCTTGCCCCGTGATTCCTGTAATTAGTGCAATTTTTTTCATATCAAATTCTTCCAAAATCATCTTCCAATCTAACTATGTCTTCTTCTTTACAAATTCCTCTTTGGATTTCTATAAAAACCAATCCATCATTTCCTGATGTTGCCCTATGTATATTTTTAGGGGGGATGTGAAATCTATCCCCCAACGCACAGTTTCTGATTTTAAATCCATCATTAATTACACCAGAACCCTCAACAATAACCCAATCTTCCCATCTATAATTATGATATTGAAGAGAGAATGATTTATTTGGATTTAAAGTTATTTTTTTTACTTTATAAGTTTCAGATTCAACTAAAGTTTCAAAAGAACCCCACGGCCTTTCTTCATGCATAAATTTATTCTCAACTATAAACTCTTTCAAGATCCTCATTTAAACAATCAATTAAAATTTCATAATCATCCAAAGGATCTCCGGAGAAAACTACACCTTCATTTTCATAAAATCTACGAAGTTTTTTAAACAATTTTGGATTTTTAACATCCAAATATATTTCACCAGAAGCTGCCGACTTTAAGGTGCTGATGTCTTTTTTAAATTTTTCCGCAATAGTCATTTTAACTCAGATTTACAATTATAGAGTAACTGCAATTATACAGCGATCCAAATAAAAAATCAAGCAAGGGTCACGGTAACAGTTCCACCCCTTCTCCATGCAATTGGATATTTATTATCGTAGTCATATACAACAGTCCAATAATTACTGCTAACTGGTAAAGCACCAGCATCTCTCAACTGAGCCCAAGTTGCAGCAGCACTATTATTAGATATTCCAGAAAGAATATTTTGAGCAGTTCCATTTCCTTGATCATACCAAAGATCAAAAGAATATCCCGTTGATGGATGAGAACTAGTATTTTGTGATCTCCAAGAAAGGTACTCACATAAAGTTGCGTTAGTAAACGGTGATATAATTCCTGCCTTTGTTCCCACAAAAGCAGTTCCACTCTCGTAAGTAGGAACCCAACCACTTCCTGGACCTATAACAACATTACCATTAGCAATATCTCTTGTTAATACTTGGGTTATGGTTTTTCCTTGTATAGTATCCAAAGATCCAACAGGACCAGTTCCTAATATTCCAGTAAAAGTCATTTCAACTCGGAACAATGTACCTATTGCACCAGATCCACCAAATGTAAAGGTTGCGGTAGCCATTTTATTATTAAGTAATTACTTTTGTTTTATTTATTTATCTAACGTGATGTCCCCCAAACATATACCTCATACCGTTTAAAACCTTGGCAGCGAAAGTACCCAGATTGCGACTATTAAATCTTTCATAAAGCGCAGTGGTAATGACAGGAGCGGGAACCCCCAGATCCACAGCAGCATTAACCGTCCACCGACCCTCACCGCTGTCGGATACCCCTCCAGAGAACTTAGAAAGTCCCTTGTCACTCCGTAGCACAGCAGCAGTAAGATCGAGTAACCAACTGCCAACCACACTACCACGACGCCATAACTCAGCAACCTCAGAAACGTCAATATCATAGCAATAACTTTCTGGATCTGCCATTGGAGCAACTTCTGCATCTCCCTCTCTGACATATTGTGCTCCGTTGTTGGCATTCTTGATGATGTTGAATCCTTCGGCATATGCCTGCATAATACCATATTCAATACCATTATGCACCATCTTCACAAAATGTCCTGCTCCTGGACCACCACAATGCAACCAACCATGCTCTGCAGATGTTATGTCCGTGTCATGCTCAGTCCTTGGGGCAGAGTTGATTCCTGGGGCAAGGGCATTAAAAATGCGCGAACAAGTGGCGACTGCAGTATTTCCGCCCCCAACCATAAGACAGTATCCACGATCCAGACCGTAAACACCCCCAGAAGTGCCACAATCAATATATTGGATACCCA